GGTTTTGGTTGTGTTAAAGGACTAGGGAATGTAGCCATACAAGAGATTGTTTCTAAACAACCATTTGATTCAAGAGATCATTTCATAGAGTTAGTAGAAAGAAGAAAGGTCAATAAGACTAGACTAAAAGCATTGAAAAACGCTGGTGCGTTAATGCCATTTGGTAGTGAAGCACAGAATCAAACTACGTTTTCTGATGAAATGAATGTGTTGGGTGTACCTATAGCTACAAATAACTCTTGGTTAATTGAGTTCCTTAAACCAATAGTTAAGTTCGTCAATAAAAAGACCAAAAAGTCTTATGAATGCACAAATATAAAAGATGCAGACAATTTAAAGGATGGTGATTGGCTGTATGTATTGGGTGTTTTAGTAGATGTTAAAAATAAAAACTTTACTAGCAAGAAGAATACAACCTGGTCTGCTTTTGGGTTTACAGGAACACTCTTAGATGAGACAGGATTTTTAGATATCATGTCTTTTAACTTTAGGGATAAAAGATTAAGGTCATCTAAAGTGGTTGGACTATTAGGCAAAAAAAAGACTTTTGGTAATAAGACACAGCTAGATGTAAATAGAGTGGAGTTTGTTTTTGATTATAGATCTTTAAGTCCAGGCATGAGAAAGAGAATTGATGAGGCTAAAGAAAATGTTTTATGAGGAAGAAGAGAAAAAGGATAGACATCAAAAGAAAACTAGAGAAGGAAATAGCATATTTGATTCTGTAGATGAAAGTTGGTCTTGTCCTTCTTGCAAAAGAAATAAAGATCAAATATTAAGAAGCAAAGGGGGAAAGAAAGTTGGTGGATTACATAGGCATCATGATCATGCAGTAGAGTGGGATGAAAGAAATGAGACTGATAAAACATCTTTTCAAGAAACAATCATTTGTGATCAGTGTAATCATGCAGAAGGTATGGTTAAGAAGATGTATCCAGGGGTTATTCCAGATGTTTTTTCCTTTAGTCCAGAACAAATAGGAAGATTTATATTGGCTAAACCTAATAGAAAACACAGGGTTAGATTTATGGAAGCACTAGAGTTATTCTTTTCTTTAACAGATGTGTCATTAGATGACTTTAAGCAAGCTATGACTGAACATGAAGATATGGAAGGTATACATTCTCATGCATTATATAAAAATTTAGTTCGTAATGGTTACCCCCCATCTTTGTATTTAGAGAAAACATTATCTGGAGTAACAGTTAGTAATGATGAGATTAGAGTATCTGGTTCTTTAATACCAGAAGAAGAGGAAGAAACTTCAAATTTTAGGTATTAGGTCAATTTTAATCTTGACTTTAAAATAGCAATGTGCTATTATTATGCTATCAAACCAATAGGAGACATGAGATGTTAAAAACTAGCGAAAGTGAAGCTAAGATTCAAATAGGGGTGTCTAAGGCTTTTTCTAAAAAGCTTTATGAAGAGGGTGGTGAGGATCTTTTAGATCGTGTAAATAGGGAGTCTTTTAATTTATTAGTTGGTACTTCACCAAGCAACTATAGATTAAGGATGTTGAATGAAACAGGACTACATTATTTTTCAGGAAAGGATGCTTTGAGAATGGGAGATCCTATTTTAGCTAAAGCAAAAAGTTATCAGGAGATATTATATCTAAGAGGGTATTCCATAGAGGATGCTACAAAGGTTACACAAAGAACATTTAAGTTGGATAAGGTTGGTAGAATCTAAGATGAATAGAAAGATTACGTCTATTGGGATGAAAAATTTTCAAAGTTGGGAAGATGGAGAGGTTTTGTTTGAAAATTTTAATGTCTTAGAAGGCAAATCTAATTCAGGGAAGAGTGCTGTAGTAAGAGCTATATCTATGGTAATTAATGATGATTGGGATTCATCTTGGCTCAGAAAGGGTGAGTCTATTACTACAGCAGACTTATCTTTTTCAGATGGATTAAGGATTGTTAGATCTAGGGGATCTGTTAATAACATTTTAGTTTATAGAGATAGTGTGTTAACAGATAACTTCAGTGATTTTGGTAAGAACTATCCAGAAGAGATGGACAAGATACTGAATACAGACGATTACAATATTGCGAATCAGTTTGATGGTCATTTTTTCATTAGTTTAAGTCCAAACAAACGTGCTCAAATTTTAGGTAAGTTTTCTGACTTAGGAAGAATTGATTCCCTTTTGAGTGAGAACCAAAGAATACTAAGGCAATCAAATAGTAATGCTAAGTTTTTAGAAGAAAGTCAATTAGAGTTAGAGCATGAACTATTGATGGTTAAAGATATTGGTAAATCATTACCAAGTAGCAAAGAGTTAAAGGAGTTAAATGAACTGATAGATGAGACAAAGGTCTTATCAGATAGGCTTGATAAAATAAACCAACTAATAGAGGTTGATAGTGTATTGTCTTTAAGTGATGGTTTATTTTTAGCAGAAAATCTTTATCAGGAGTGTCAGTTATTAGTTAGGCAATTAGCTGTATTAAAGTTCCAAAGAGATATCACTAATATTTCTGAAAATATAGCTACCTTGCAAAATAAGATAGAGGGTCAGATATGCCCTATTTGCGATAGAGAGATAAATTTTTAGGAGATATAGATGCAAAATAAGCTTGTCAATTTGAAGGATAATGAGATCCCTTCATTGTGGAGATTTGTTCTTCAACTAGAGGATAGGGTTGCTGAATTAGAGAATGGAAAAGGAAAAACACCTCTAGAAAATGAAGTAAGTGCTTTTGATGATTTGAAAAATTTTGAGAACCCTAATCAGGGTGGAAAAACCTTGATGGAAACATTTTTTGATAAAGCAGAAGAATCTTTAGAGGGTTCACCTGTAGATGATAATACATCAGGAGATGTTATTCAGGATATTGAGGAGAAAAGTATTAGCTCTAGGGAGTTAAACCCTATAGAGGATAGGTATTTTATCCCTCATATTATTTCTAATAGCATATATAGGTTGCCTAGTGTAGATTACTTCATGGATAGCCACTTTAAATGCCTTAAACAAAGAAAGATTGAACATGATCCCATATGTGATTTTTGTCATCTACAGGCTATGCATGTATCTCATAAATCATATCAAAATTTAAATAATGAAAGTTTTGAGGACTTATGGTCTTTGTGTGATTGGCACTTTAGAGAAGTAAGTGAAGTAGTAGAGGTAAATGGAAAACCACCACACCCCCCATTTTCACCAAAGTGGTTGGTTGTTTCACCTACAGGTCATACTTTTCAGGTTATTTCATTAAAGAAATTTGCTGTATCTAACAAACTTCATGGTGGAACTTTAGGAAGATTGGCTGCAGGTAAACAACAGGATTATAAAGGGGGGTGGAAGTGTTATGGTTTTGCTAGTTATATCACCAACCTATATGCTCAACAACCTGGTAGTACTCCAATATTTGTTGATAGTGAGGGCATGTAGTGGCTAGAAACATAACCATAGAGTATCCAGTGTCCTTGCCATATTATTTTATTTCTTTTGTAAGGGATAAGAAAAATAAAGATGTGGAGATTCTTTTTAGGGATAAATTAGGGTGGAAAGGAAAACTGATTTATTCCCAGGAAGAAAATGCCTTAACCTGGAGAAGCATGATTTTTTGGTGGTCAGTAATGAAAAGTAAATTTAGAACTGCGCTATTGAATTGTCATAGTGTTGATGAAAAAAGGCAATGTATGTTAAAAGGATTTAAGAAAAGGTTTGGTATTGAAAGTGTCAATGATTAAGATAGAGGAATATAAAAAGATAGTTGAGACAATGTCTCAACTATCCACTGATCTTCTTTGTTTAGCTGAAAATGAAGATATTATTATAGCTAAGGTAAAACTTACTAAATTAGAAAGTTTGATTAGTTCTAGTCATCATGAGTTAAATAAGTTAACTTATCAGCTAGAAAAGTTTTATTTGGGCAATATTACCCATGATCCCTTAAAGGATAATTTTAAAAAAGTAGATGAGATGTATGGTAGTACCTGATCTCAAAACTAGCAATAGTTATTGCTAAATTAATAATGATGTAAGGATGATATTAACTATGATAGAAGAAAGATGGATAGATACTAAGACTTCAGTAGGAAGAGAAGCTAGGGAAATTAAAGATGATCTTCCCTCAATGGTGATGAGTGGTTGGTTCAACAAATATGAAGCCCAAAAGTTGCATGTAATGTTCAATAATGGAGACATAGCAGGTTTTTTACATGAGTGGAGAACACTATATAGAGAAGTGAAGCTTTATCCCAGGTGTAGTGTAGTTCTTTCTTATGATAGTGAAAGAGGTGAAAGAACTAGTGAAACCCTTGGTTTTCACCCTAAGTGGGATGCTAAGACCTATAAGCAAAGAGTTACAGTTAGAAAATGGGCAGTTTATACTTATGGTGTTGATTTAGATAAGGTTGAACTTAGGAAAACTTCTTCATCATCTCATAAAAACAGCAACCTTAGTTCAGGGGAATTGAGTGAGATCTATCAGCCCTTTGTAGATGAGAGAGAAATTGAAAGAAAACTGTGGGGAAAAGAGAAAAACCCTCAATCTTATAGCAAATTTGGTAGGAAAGTTTCAACACCTACGAACAAATTATATTGGAAAGTTTGTAGTTTATATAATTCAGAAGATCTTCCATATCAGCCAAATTGTAGGGTAGTAAGTTTTGACACTAATGATCTTTTAACAATGAGTAGTGATGAGTTGTTAGAAGAAATACCACATAAGACAATTTTAAATCATTTTTTAGATAATGATGCTGTTAATTATCAACCCTTTGATGAATATCAAACATTAGAGATTGATAATTTCTGGAAGGAAGTAGATGAAGAAGAAAGTAAAGTCCTTAATTTCAATAGGGGATATAGAGTAGGTTGGGGTGATGTAAATGGTCAGTCCAAACTAGAATGTTTTCAAGAAGAAATATTAGAAAAAGAGGTGTATTTTGGATATTAAAGTAGAAGTTAAGGTTTATAACCCAGGATGTAATGTAAGTGTTACAGTTAAGGATCTCCCTGAGAATATGACAGGATATCTGAAAGAAGATGGTTCTGTTGTACCAGAGGTACAGATAGATGGTGTATTTTTTCAAGTAATGGAATCTATTGTTAAGGATGTAGTGGAAATAATTAACAATCGTGAGTTGAATAAAAACTCTAATGTAAAATTAGTAAAAGAAGGGTTTGAAGCTAGTTTAGATTAATCACATGAAGATACTTTTCTTTACAGACACACACATCACTTCTACTACACCAAGTGGTAGGAGTGATGATTATGTAAGTAAAATTTCTTCTAAATTAGAAGAAATATCAGGACGAAGTTCTGAAGTAGATCTCATCTTAAATGCAGGAGATATTTTCCATAGAGCAAAACCTAATCTTCAAGAAATTTCTATTTTAGTAAATTTTAGCATGGGTCTTAAGTGTCCAATGTATACATGTGCAGGGAATCATGATTTGATTGGATATAACTATGAGAGATTGTCTGACACAGGAATAGGGTTAAGCTCAAGATTCCTAAATAAAATAAATTTAATAACACCAAAAGACAATTATGTCGAATTAGATAGTGGTGTTCATCTACATCATATTGGCATGAGTTCTGGCTCAGTGGCTAAGGAATTTATGGTTCAAAGAAGAGAAGGAGCTAATATAGGATTGGTTCATGACATGTTAGTTGAAGAGCCACTTTTTGAAGATCACATTTTATTAAAGGACTTCAAGACTAACTTAGATATAGTCTTTAGTGGTCATTATCACATGGGTTATAGATCTCAGAAAATAAATGGTAGAGGGTTTGTTAATCCAGGTTCCATGATGAGGATGACTAGAAAGAAAGAAGACATGGAAAGGATACCTAAGTACGTTATCTTAGAAGTTTCACCTAAGCAGTGGAAGATTTTAGAAGAGGTTACATTCCAAGTGTATGAAGCAAATGTATTTATTGAGAACATCGAAGATGAAATACAACCATTCTTTGATTCAATAGATACATCACAAGCAATTGGTATTTCAGCTATTGAGTTTTTAGAGCAACGTGCTGAAGAGATGTTGAGTGAAACAGCTAAAGTTAAGTTTAAAGAACTAAGGAGAACAGTAGAACTTTGAAAGTAGTAAAAGACCTCAATAAGTTGTGGTTATTGAATTTGAATACCAATATGTATACATGTTATGATCATGATAAATTTGGCAATAGAATTCTTATAGGTGAATATTCTAAAAAGGATGTTAAAAGAGAGGAAAGATCTTCTTTTGAAGATGCTAAAAAGTCTCTGAATGGTCATTCATATAAGGGTGTTACCCTTCACAAGAGGTCTTATGAAAATGGAGCCAAAAATTTTTGGCATTCAAAATTGCATTTACCTACTAAAAATGGAAAAAGAAAAAGTGTTCATGTAGGTACTTTTAGAACATCTGAAGAAGCAGCTATTGCTTGGAATAATGCTGTTATAGAAGCAGGTCTTGAATCTGTTAAAGGTCTTAATAAGGTTTAGGAGTATGGTATATGAGCATATATGATCAATTCATGTCTGACATGAATGATATTGCTGCATTACTAAAAGCTAGGGAAAATAAATATAAGGGCAAAGGTCTTTATAGGGATGGCACTAAGATGTCTTCTAATTTACCCAATAGCTATCGTTTATCAACAGATAAGAATAAGAGTTGTAAAAACTGCTCTTCTTATTCTACAGATAATCAACAAAGGTGCTCTAAGTGGAATGCTGTTGTTAGAGCAGAATATATCTGCAGAGATTGGCGTAGTTCTAGGCTTAATAAGCCTAAAGAGAATGAACCAAAGAAGCCATCTATTGGTGGAAATTCTCCAGATTTAACTAATGATACATCTATGACAACATAGATGGGGGTAGCATTATGGGTATAGTGGGTTCTGTAGTAGCATTTGTGACAGCGCAAAAACTGGCACAAGAAGAGGCAAGGAAGAAGAAGTCAGCTAGGAAAAAACCTAGTAAGGGTCTTAGGATACCAGTAGCTCCACCTACTGAAAGACATTCTGCCAAGAAAGGTACTGGTTATAATAGGAAGAAATCTAAGCAAGAAGCATCTAGAGAAATAGATGTTGGAATAAAAGAGGCAATGGATCTTGAAAAACTCTAAGAAAAAGAAACCTTTTTATAGCTTTACTTCTAGAAAGAAAAAGGACAAGCCCAAGATTAAGGAAGAGCATAATCCCAAGGATTGTAGTAAAAAGTGTAAGTGTGAGAAGTAGTTGCCAGTAAGCAAGGAGCTTTTAATGCCAGTACATAAGGTTAAAGGTGGGTATAAATGGGGTAGCAAAGGGAAGGTATATAGGAGAAAAGGTGATGCTGTTAAGCAAGGTAAGGCTATTCAAGCCAGCAGGAGAAAGAAAAAGAAATGAATCAAAAACTTAAGGATCTAGGGTTCCAAGAAGTTAAGGTTGGATCATCTAAGGATTACATAAGTATAGATCAATATGGCTCCATTTCTTTTTCAGGAAGATTGCGTAGAGAACTCAGTATTAAAAAGACTGAAAGTGCCTCTATTTATTTCAACCCTGATGGTGGACAGTTAGCTATACATATTGGTAGGTTTGATAGAAAGAAAAATAGTGATATGTTAATCCTTAACATAGAGCCTGATTTAACCATCAGGGCCAAAGAGGAGTTGATAGCTATAGAAGATGAATATGCAGGATACCATTTATTACCTCAAGGGGCTTCAACACATAGCCTAGAAGACGTTGAAATAGAAAATGTGAGCTTACCCCCTGATCCCCACTCAAGAATGGTTCTAGTGGGTCTTAAGAAAGATAAAACGCCATTCAGGTGATCTATGTTAAAAAGATTTATAGCGTTCATATTGTGCTGTGCTATATGGTGTATGCTTTTTTTTTATTGTTTATCAAACTTTGGAATGCATTAACCCCATTTAATTTGCAATAACTACATAAGTATGATATAATTATGATAGGTTGAAAAAAGGAGTCAACATGGCAAGGAAGAGAAGAAAGAACAGAAAGAGAATGGTCAAGTCTAGTACTTCAAAAACCATTAGTGTTGATAGGTATACTGATCTTGAAGATTGTGAGTTATATATTGTAGATAGATTAACTTCTATAGACTGTGATCTCACCAAAGGGGTTATTAAGTTTTTACAACCAGAAGATTCAGAAGAGTTTGATTGCTCAATTAATATGAGTCAGGTTGATAGTGCTAGAAAACTTTTGCAAATGATATTTTTCTTAGCAAACAATGAAGCATTTACCAAGAAGCACATTTTTGATTTGATTCATGTGGCATCTCTAGATTCTTACAGCAAGGAAAGAGATAAGGTCTTAAATGATCTCTATCGTGGTTTTAGGCATGTTGTTCTCTCTAAAGACAATATAATGAAAAACCATTATTTTTGGTGGATTGAGAAACATGCTGATGATTTGAAAGAGAGTTTTTTTGATGGCAAAACTCCTGAAGAAATAGAGGAGTTAAGTGATGAAGGTCTTGATCCATCTGATGAAAGTAAATGTGGTGAAAGATATTTTTCATTTGTGGGGAGAAGTTGGGTTAGTTATTTAAATCGTCTTCCAAGTCACCTAATGAAAAATGATTCTGATATGGCTATGGTTTTTCAAGCTCAAGGAGATCCTCAAGAGGCAGAATCTGTTGAGGCTAATATTTATTTTGATAACATCTATTTTGATTATTCAGATGAAGACTTTAAGTCTTTAAAAAAGGAGTCAGCATGACAGATAAATGGGATGTTAAAAGCTATCAAAAGAATAGGGAACTTGGCGTAATGCCAAACACCATCATGGATAGTAGGCTAACTAATGTGTTGGATGATTATCTTGAAGACAGAGAAAAACAAGTTGCCATAACAACTAACATGGAACTGTCTGTATTGGATAGGGAAGATTACTTCTTGGGTAGGAAGAACTATAGGTTGTCACATAAATTTCCCTATAAAAGGGTTGATATATCTTATGATACTTATACTCCTTGGGAAGATGATAAGTCTATTTATGAGCTTAAAAACTCTACAGAATATCGTGACGAAGACACAGAAACATTCTTCATTAAAAGCACAATGACCAATAAGATTCTTGTACAAAGATTAATGATTCTTGTAATTGAAGATGTGTTTTTTCTTGATGAAGAAGTTGAGGATTGCTTCAAGTATTTTACAGAAGCTAAGGTGACCTATAATTTTAAGTATTCCAATAGAAATAATTTTGAACTTAAGTATGATAGGGAATATGATAAGTTAGCTGAAGGGTATTTTGATTTTGATTCCTATTGGAGCAATAGAGATGAGATAGATTGTGACCATAATAGTTTTGAAATTGAGACTTTAACTGATAGTTCTTTTGAGTCAAAAGTTCAGCATTATGATTGGAATTGGAAATTAAATAAAGATGTTAGGAGTTTGTTTTAGGGAGTTAACTTAAACAAATGAAAAAAAAAGGAGTCAAAGTGTCTCTCATAGGGATAAAACATCAACCACCAACCCCAAACCCTAATGGTGTAATCAATGAAGAATTCATCCCTTATTTAAAAAGGGGGTTTAATCTAAATGAGGATGAAATTAAAGACTATAAAAGGTTGAGGAAAAGATCTTTAAAGATTTACAACATCATTAAGAAAACAGGGGCGTGTAACGCACCAGATTCATATGGTAATTATGAAAGTTTTTTCTTTAGAGATGATGGAACTGAAATAGATTTCTTCTTGGGGAAAGAAGAAATATTACAGCAGATCATAGATTTTGAAGAAAAATTGGGTCTTTATAAGAAGATTTATGGAACAACTGATCCACCTTGTCATAGTGACTTGGAGTCTGTTCATTATGGTGAGAAGGATATAACGTTTTTTTGTTAAAAAAGGAGTCTAAATGGGATACTGGAGTGAAGTTCAGATAGAGTTAGATGAAAAGGAATCAGAAAAAGAAGAAGCTATTAGTATGGGTTATGATGAAGACTATCTTTTTTCTTTGTTTGGGGATAATTGGGTTGAGTATGTAGATTTTTTTTATGAGTCAGATGAATATGATTATTCAATTTTTGAAGATAAGGCTACAGAATTAGAGAAAAAAGGCATAGCCCATTGGCAATTGGAAGAAAAAAAGGAGTCCATATGTCTGAGCAATTGAACATTGAAGGTCTAATAGTATCAGAGGAAACCACAGTTTCTGAAGAGATTGAGGGAGAGGTTACTGAAGAAGAACCAACGTTTTTGGATATGACCATCAGTCCAGAAACTGAATCTCTAATGGAAGAGATGAGATCTGGACATTCAGTTTATGATCACTCTACCAAGAAGGTTTATTTTAAGAAGCTACCATCTATTCCACCTATTGGAATTAGTGAGTTTGATTCAAAAAAGAAGTTAGTTGATTGGATCTTTTTTCTAACAGGTAAGAAGCAATGTACAGTAAGAACTATTGATGATCTAGTCACTATTGCCAACTCTATCCACACTCTAAAGGTAGAGCACTGTCCTACTAAATTGCCAGTTGATTTGATGGCAAGAACAGAGGATATAAACACAACCTATAGCCATGATAGCTGGAGAGATGAAGAAGAAGATGATACTCCATGCAATCAAGGTTCTAACTAAATGACTAAACTTAAACTTAGTGATTTGTTGTCTAAGGCTCCAATAAAAAATCCAACAGTTGGATTAGAGGGAGCATTATTGAATGAGTTATTTGATGCATTTGAGGATGGTAGAGTTTTTTCCTCTAAAAATGCGTTAAGTGTAGTGAAGAAGTATATGGATAAAAGATTGGATTATCTTGATCCATTTTATGATTTTAAAATGATGGGCAAAGTTAGTGAAAGATCTCAACAAACAAAATTGGGAAAACTAATGGCAAAATTGTCCAATAAGGATGTTTTTTCTACTAATGGTATTAAATATACATTGATTAGTAGAAAGATTAATAATGGGAATAAATATAGGTTTATTCCACACAGAGTAAAAAAGGAGTCTTTAATGAAAATTAAAGCAGTTACAGACCAAGAAGCTTTAGAGCAGTATGAAGAAGCAGCCACTCAACAACCAGAAGAAGGGTTTACACCTGAAGTTATATCTGCATCACCTGAAAAGGTTATGTTTAGTAGCTTTCAGTATGACTTTGCTACTGGAACTATTCTTGTAGAAGAAGGAGAAGATATAGCCCTTCCTATACACATAGCTCTTAACAGGGAGATTTCACATACAGAGGATATTGAAGGTAGAAAAGATGGCTCTGATGTGAGATGCGTAGATGTTTCATATATAACAGGTGCTACCACCAAAGATCAAGCTATCCAGACCATTATTTTGAAATTCACAAAAACTGGAAAACCTGGACAGTATTTTGATAGTGATGGTTGGCTACATTCAAAAAGTTAAATTCTGAAACGTCAGTATAACTGGAAGAGTCCTAAGAGCGTTAAGGAACTTAGGACTCTTTTTCATTTAAAACCAATTGAAACTTCTTATAAACCTAGAAGAAAGGAAAGAACTTTAGAGTTAGTAAAATTTAGATATTTGGGGTATAAGATAATGATGGAACACATACTTAAAATAGATGATGATAAAATAATAATTAGTCCAGGAAAATTTGAGGGAGAAAAATATTATGTGCCATACTATTATGATTTATATCTAGATGGAGCTTATGATGAAATAACAGATGATGAAGAAATACTTTTTAAAATAGATGAAGATGATAAGGAAATGTTCCCTGAACTTTTACATGTAGACTCATTATATTTATTTCAAGATGATCAAGGTTTTATCTATTGTAGTGTCTCAGATGAGGAAGGGTTGACAATTGATATATAGTGATGCTATCATAATACTATTGTTCAAAAAAAAGGAGTCGATGGGGATGGAGATTATGAGTGAATCTGGTAGAGTGCAGAAGAGTTTTTGGTTAACCCAAGTTAGTAATCAGTATCTTAAGAGTGCCTCTAAGAAACTAGGCATTTCTCAGACAGGTTTTATCAACATGATGTTGAGTAGACTTAAGGAAAAAGAAGATAACAATCAGCCAATTATCACTATTAGAGAAGAAGCAGATCTTCCAGATTTGGTGAGCAAATAAGGTGTTAAACAATAAGTTAAGTGGGTTCTTTCACCCTGACCAAAAGCTTGATGGATTCTTAGATAAAGAAGAAGTTAAGTTTGGTGGGTTTACTATTGAAGAGAGTAAAAAGTTTGTGGTTCATGAAAATTATACATCAGAGCTTGCACCAGAATACACTGAGTGCTTAGATCCATTCATGAAGTATGAACCATGTTTGACATATAATCTAAAAAAAGACTCTGATGGCATTAAGGCAATTAATCAGTACACAGAAGAGAGATACCAACATGCCATCAGATTTGAGAAGTATGTATGGAAAGATCCTGAGAATCTGAAGTACAGGTGGATGATTAGCAGAATAGGAGAGATGGCTGTTGAAGAGGTAACTGGCAAGAGTGTATTAAATCTTAATCCAATGGTGGCTAGGTTCTCAGATCAAGAAGACTACAAAGAAATTGAGTGTGGTATTAAGTCTTTCTCATACAATGCCAGGTACTCTCACTTGCCATTGATTAATAACAAGACTAAAGAGCCAACTATACTTGTCTCTATCCTGCATAAAGAAGATTCATACTTGTGTTATGTGGTTGGTTATGCTACTCTGGAAGTATTGCTGGAACCAGAAAACTTAACCACTTCCAATATTAATAACAAAGAGATTCTTAAAAATAAGAAATCTTTCCATGCTTTTGATAAGTTGATTAGTCTTAACACACCTGAAAACTTAACCCTTCAGGATAAGATCAATAAACAAGAAGAATTCAACAACATCAAAGCAGATTACTTCAAGATTATTAAGATACGTCAGGCTATCATTGAACAATATCAGAGGAGAATTGAAGATGAACAACCAAGACTTAATCACCATCCACAATCAAATTCAAACACAGAAGGACAAACTGCAACAGCTTAAAGGTGCTAAACAACAGTTGATCCAGGAAATCAAAAAAGAGTTTCCTGAATTTGATGAAAACAATATCCCTGAAGAGTTCAAAATCTCTACTCAGATTAAAAGCAACCTAAACCAGATCAATAGTAAGCTCAATACCTTTAAGAAAGCATGATTGTTGCACTATCAGGTAAGCTGTCTAGTGGTAAAACACTTAGTGCCAGCTTACTCTACAATATGTTTAAAGAGTCTTCCTATAATCCCAAGTTGAAGTCTGTTGCCAAACCTGTCTACGAAATTGTCTCTACCCTAACTAATAAGAATATTAGTTATATACAAGATAATAAGACACAGATGTCGCAATATAGTAAAACCTATAGGGAACTCTTACAGCTTGTAGGGTTAAACTACAGAGAAGAACTATCTGAAGAAATATGGTTAGATATTCTATTCTCAGATAAATATAATTCTGATAATGATATCATTATAATAGATGACTTGAGGTTCCAAAATGAAGTAGATTACATCAAGAGAAAGGGTGAGTGTTTCTTAGTTAGATTGGAGAGATACTCAGATCCCATTAATACCAATCTTGTAGAACAGATCGTTAAGGAATATGAACATAAAAAAAACATAGTGCAACACTCCAGTGAAACACAGTTGGATAATTTTAATGGTTGGAGCACTGTGATAAGCAATAAAGATGATATAGAGACACTGATAAAAAAACTGGAAAAAGAGGTCTACCAACCTGTGATAGAAAAGATGAGCACAATAAAGGAATAAAACTTTAACACTGTTTAATGTTATCTTGTATTATCTGTTTGAATAAGATACCAAATTCATAGTATAATAGCAGAAAATAATGGGGTAATATTTTGGCTAGAAAACAGACTTTTAAGAACAATGAGGTTAAGGTGTGGAAACAGTTTCCACTCAGAATTGATAATAGGCAACACCAATGGCTGAAGTCAATATCTGATGAAAAACAAATCTCAATTAACAAGATGATTAACGATGTTCTCAGTGAAGAGAGAGATCGCCAATTGTTTAACATCGAAGAATCCATTCCACTTTCAGGAGATGCTAATGAGTGAAGAGAATCAAGAAGTAACTGAAGAAGAGGACGCACCTAAGAAAAGAGGTAGACCTGCCAAAACTCAAGAACAAAAAGACCAAGAAGAGTTTGAAGGATACCTACAACATGTATTTGATAATGAGGGTGGTCTGGCAGACGTAAAAGAGGATAGAGGTGGCTTAACTAAATATGGAGTCACTATCAAAACTCTTGGCAACTTCCTGGGTAGAGAAGCCACCAGAGATGAAGTAGTCGATATGACCCTAGAAACTGCTGCTGAAATCTATCAGAATATGTACTGGAAACCCTCAAGAGCAGGTCAACTCCAAAAAGAACTTAGAATGACCTACTTTGATATGTGTATCAATCATGGTCAACGCAACGCTGTAACTATCCTACAGAAAGCTATCAATCGTAGAAATAAAGGTGGGATGCCCATCGTAGATGTTGATGGACTGATTGGTAAAAATACTATAAAATATGCGAAGAAGGTAGATGGTGACTCTCTCAGGGCAGAACGTATGCTTTTTTTCGCTAATTTAGTGATCAAAAAGCCCAGGCAAATGCGTTTCTGGTTAGGATGGTATCGCAGATGCATTAGCACCTAAAATCTAACCAAAATATGCCCTAAAAACCCTGCAGAATCCTGTGGGGTTTTTTTATTGTCTAAAATCTGTCTGTTTGGGGGGTGAATTGACAGGATAATTATAAGGTTATGTAAGATGGTTAATTGACAGTGGATAATTATATAGAATTGGATGTAGAACTCATGGATATTAAAAAAATAAAACGCTAAAAGCGTTTTATTTTTTTTTATCTCTTTCTCACCAAATCACAGTGAAATTATACCAACCTTGTCAAGGTAAAACAACCTTATTGCAGAATTTTTCTTAAAATTGTCCAAAAAAGGGGCAAAAAGGGCTAAAATGTCGTCATATGGTAAATTCCAATATCTGCAGGTTTTAGACATCTAAATGAACATAACAGAACAGAATGATCATATTTTGCTATGTTAAAGGCATTTTTGGTTCATAGTAGAACCTTAAAAGACAAAATTCACGAAAATATAGTCTAAAACCCTATTCAGAATGGTCACCAAATGAGAATTAGAGGGTCTAACCACTCTAGAACGCCAAAAAAGCCCTTACAGAGCCTCTGAGGGGTCTTAAACAGCGTTTCAGGGGTCACAGAACATATAAAAACAGAATATCACCATCAGACACCTGACTAGAATGCGATATTATGACCACCAGGTAGTATTATAGTGGGGAAAAGTGTCGCAAAACTGTCAGGTGTCATCAGAATATCCTACCATTAGGTAGGATTATAGAACGTGTTAGAATTTTAACCCCCCAAAATCTAAAAAAGGGATATTTGCAGAATACCAAAAATATCAGAAAATAGCCCTTGGTACTGTTCCAGGTCAATAATGGTGTGCGCCTCTTTGCTTAGTGATACAAAAGAGGGGAATTATCCCCCCTTTTGTAGTTTATTCTACAGAATCTCTTCTGAGATATCACCTTCAAGCAGATCATCAGATTCATCAAACAGGTCAAGTTGTTTTGCATCATCTGCAGAGTTACCATTTCTAGCCAAACTTAGAAGTTCAATCAGCTTATTGTTCATTTCATCTAGTTTAGCCTCAATACCCTCACTCCAACTCTTGTTGTTCTCCCTGGTTTCCTTGATCCTTTCTACTTTTTTCTTCATGGCTTTATCCATTGATTCTACCAACTGTTTAGCAGATTCTTTAGGATCAACAAACAACCTATGACCTTTATCAGTGGTCAAACATTCAATCTTTCCTGCATCAGCATATCTGATTACACTGTTAGTGCTTTTGCCTGATATTTCAGCAACATCTGCTACAGTTCCAAACTCTCTCATCTTATATCTCCCCTTTTGTTAAACCAATCCAAAGCTTTAGTGGCTGAGTGATAAATGTGAGTTTCAGGATCTCTCCAACTGCACTCAATCCACTGTTGATAATGATCTTCTTCAGAGTCTATTAAATATTCTAGTGACTCTTTCAAAGCTTTAACTCCTTCTTCATCAAACTTCTTAATTTCTTCAACTGTTGTTGGCATATCTAATCTCTCCCACATATTTTTCTCATGTGTTAAATCACATTCCATACCATTAGGACATTCCCTATCTAATATGCAAGTTTCTAAACAGTTCATGTTTATCCCACATATAAAGCACCATGTTTTAGTGCCAACTCTATGTGAGTATTCTCTAACATATCTTCAGTAGATTTAAAGTTTTCTTCTGAGTCATCCATCATGTGATAGATCTCCCACTCATCATCATTTGAGTCATACCAAATGATTTTGCTGGACACTCCACCAAACTTACCAAGAGAAATAGAACACTCCACTGATTCTCCATCAGCTAGTTTTTTTAGTTCATTTAAACTTTTAATCCTATTCATCCTCTACTCCATCATCGCTGAACCACTCTTTAACATCTGTTATGTTTGACATAACATACCTACAACAAAACCACATAATATCTTGACAATCCCACTCTTCTGGAAAAACATCACCATGTTCTTCCAGAAGGGTATCAAGATCATCTCCAGCTAATTTGATACTCCCCAATTTAATGTATGGAAGTTTCATTGTTTTGTCCACTCCAATACTTTGATTAAAAGCTCTCTTGCCTTTTCAGGGTTGATTAACCAATACATATCAATAAAGAAACCAAACAGGAAAGCACTGACAGTTGCAGATGCAACTATCAGTGTGTTAATGATTAACCTCATGCTACTTTCTCCATTTTGTTTTTCTTCTGCAGATCATCACAGAAGTTAACAGCCTTTTGTGCATAGCTGGAAGCTGAAAAGATTAGTTTCTTATCTTGGGCTAAACGTTCTAACCATACCTTGAGATAAACTACATTTTCTTCTCTTGGTGTAGTTTGGATGTTGAAGTCTATTCCCATGAAAATACTTCCCAATTCAGCAACCAGTTCTTCAAAGGCATAAGTAGTTTCAGCACCCATGCGCTTCTCAAACTTTTTGTTCAGCCTGTTACAACGTTTTTCAGCACTAGTCCAGTGAACTACTTCATGAGAGAGGACATTGTAATAGCGTTCAGTGCTAACAAATTGGTCTAAATCAGGCATACCCACATAATCTTGAGAGGGCATGTAGTATGCTTGATCTTTGCCATGACGTATGTCTGCACCAGTGTTAGCAAAGTATTGGTCAATATGAGATATGGATTCATTATCCAGACCTTTAGTTTCTGGTGGAGTCCAATCACCTTCAACTTGGTCAAAGTTAAAGATAGAGTATTGTTTCACCATTGGGAAAAACTGTTGATGACCTTTGTCATCCAAGACAGGCTTTCCACCTTCCTTTTTAGGAATGTAATTGAAAAATATAATTGGTGTACCAGTGGAACCTTTATTCACTTGGCAGTCTAGAGATTTCCATTGCTTGTACGTTCCCCAAAAATTGCTCTCAAAATCATTAAATAGCAACATCAGGGAGTTAACCCCACGATAGGATTTTCCTGTTGTAGCATTCCTGTTACCCACTACATTCCAAGGCTTAGTCCAATCAGAACCTGCTGTTTCCAGCAGGTTGATTACGTTGTTGGTTGCTATGTCATATACTGATAGTTCACTCATGTTTTTCTCCTGTTTGTTATAGTGGTATTATACCATACTTATAGGGTATGTGCAACCCTAAAGGAAAGAATTGAAGCCACCACCTGCATTATCAGTTTTGGCAAACAGTTCCTTTTGGTCTTCTTCTTTTGGATTATCCTTAACTTCTACCAAAGTAGTTAATGCTATGCGTTGCAGTTCTTCCAACATGCGTTGTTGAGTTTTATGCATAGCTATCATCTGTTCCATCATCTGACCATGATTATGGTGAGCTATAGTAGACAAATGATTAATAGTTAAAGTTAAGGATTCTTCAAGACCATTAGAGATAGCATCTGCTAAAGATGATTCATCAATAGTAGCTTCTATATCAGCATGGGAAATGTCAACCTCAATACTACTGGAATCTAGTTCTGGTTGTAGGTCTATATCTTGAATAGCTCCTTCAACACTTTGGACAGATTCATTAATGCTTGCTAGTTCAGTCTTGACATCTCTAATCTCAAATTCAAGACTTTGTAATCCTCTAGAACCATTCTTCTCAGCAGACTCTTTACTCTTCTCTACCAACAGATTGGTATCAGAAGTATTAACGTTAATAGAATTTAGCTTCTCAGTAACTTGTCTGCACATAACAGCAATTTGATCTACACTACTTAGAACCATTGTTTGATTCTTAGAAACTTGATCTTTTAGATTGTCCTCAATACCTTCAAGATGAACAATCATTTTGGCAGATTGATTGTAAGTAGGACTAGTCACTAAAGATTCTAAAGAATCTCCAATACCTAATAAGGTTGATCTTAACTCTTCTACTGTCTTGGTTGAATCACTCATTGTTAAATCTCCTGATTGGTTAAGGGTTAATGAACTTGAAACTATTGGAATTATACCATAATACTATAACAATGACAAGGTTAATTTCCCTTACCATAGGTAGAACCTAAATCCTCTATTGTTAGAATATTATCAACGTTACTATGTATTTCTTCACCATTCATTTGGTGAGCATAAAATGAACCATCATCATAGATTGCATTAACAAAGTATTTCCCTGATTCATTTACTACAGTTACCCAATGTCCTAATTTTAATGCAAAACTATAGCTTACTACTTTTCTAGGTTTGGTACTCATAGAATGTCTTTCACCTCAAACTCAGTACCATAGTAATCCCAATCAATTTGTTGTACACCATCAGAACTTACTCCATATTCATTAGCTATCTTCTCTACCATTTCTTGAGCTTCCCTGGGGCTAGAGGCTTCAACCTCTAGCTCCCCATGAAATTTCTCTTCCATATGGCAATGGACTGTATATTTAGGCATCTCTAATACTCCTGTCAATCTTATCTAAAACTAACATGGTTATGACCTCACCCATTCTGCTATCAGGTTGGTCTTCTTCAAAGGTTCCACATAGAGCACAGATAGTTCTATCTGTTTTCTTGTGGATGTAGTTGTGTTCACACTCACAATCCCAATAGTCATCAGTGGTTTGAAATGTAAGGTTGTCACTAGTAATCACGTCAATGCTTGGCATGTCTAACTCCTAAATGATAGAGGAATTATATCATAATGATAGTGTGTTGTCAACCCCTAAAATCAAAAAAGTGCTATTTATTTTAAGGTGTCTCTAGGCACAAAAAAGGCTCTAGGTCTTATCCTAGAGCCTAATGTGGCAGCACACTTTGCTTGGGGTATGTCAAGCAAAATGTGTATGCACTAGCCTGGGGCTAGTGTTCAAGAAATATGACGTTCTTTTTAGTGGTATAACATAGCCCACAGGATGCACAATTTTTGGCTTTTTTGGGTTGATATTCCCCCATCCAAAATCTCTTGGATTTTTTGGTTTGTTGTGGGCAAATAAAGGCTTGATTATTTTTTATTTGATCTTCTGCTGAGTGGTGACTGATTCCAATAGCTGTCATTTCTTCAGCGTTAGAACCTGATTGACGTATCCAAAATCTATCAGAATATTTTTCTCTGAGTTCAATTATAGCTTGACCTATTTCTGCGTATTCTTTAGTTGTAGATGTGGGTAGATATGCAGTATAACCAAATACATTTATAGGGAATTGATCCAATGCCTTAGCCCATTGTTCAACATATTCTAAGCTGTAAAAATCACCTAGAACATGGGGGCGCACTACAAAAGGGCGCATCCTATTTTCTACTGTTAAAGTTTGGAGTTCCCACATCATAGACTCCAGAAGTTCTGCCCCATGTTCTATCCTGTGAGCAAAACCCATTCCATTACCATAACACTTGCGCCACATTAAACAATCAGTTGGACAGGTTTCTCTTTCTGTTAATGTGGTACTATAGAATTTTTGACCAATCCATTTTCTAGCAGTTATTATGCTTTGTTTTTCCTTTTTGTTTAGTTTCTTATACTTTCCAGTGTAGTCAGTACAGCCACCTAATTTGGTATTATCTCCTGCAGGTCTAAATATTCTGACATCACCTGGATTTCTAATGGTGCTTGGATGTATGGTCAATCCTTCAATTACGTTGGGGTTGGTTGCTGTTAGTTGCATGTTTTCTTTCCTTTGTTTGATAGCACAATTATACCATTATACTATAAGCATGTCAAGAAAAAAGACCCCCTAAAATGCATTAATAGCAAATTAATTTGGGGTGTCTTTATTGGCGCAAACCCATTGCCTACCTTACTAGGTAGGCAATACCCTGCGCCACCCTGCTAGGTGTATATACGCATAAAAAATGCCTGTCCTGGTCGTCATCAGGACAGGCATCATACACGAAGACAATGTCCAGCTAGTGAAAACATGTTGGGGTGTAACAAGCCCCAATTTCCCCCCCAATACTAGCTGGACTATCAAACAGGATGAGGGGGGGAAAAATCGTTATACTAGCTCACCACTAACAAATCTCACAGAATGAGAATATGCGTCTTTAAATTTCCCAAAACTTTTAACTATTCCTTTCTTATAGTGTGGGTTCTTATCAGAAGGTTGACACACTGTTAAAAAGCATCCTGGGTGAATTTTATATATGGTGAACCAGTTAGAAATCTTAGAAATTACATTTCTATAGCATGGGTTTTCAGTTGTGCTTGTACCATCAAAACCCTCTTTATAAGTGGGTTGAGAACCAGAAGCAATAATCTCTATATCATCAGAAATTCCTAGAGTGGCTAGTGTAGCTAACATTATTACATACACCTCAAAGTACAGTAGTTTAGTTGAATTAAATGTTTGGCATTTTGGGGAAATGGTTGTTTCATTAACCAAACAATACCATCATCTATTAGGTATTGGAAGGCAGAAATATATTCTGCCTCTGTTATTTCATTAGAATCAACACCATCAAATACTAATTCATCAACCCCATCTACATAGTATTCTATAGTCTTAACAGCTTCTAAAATTGTCATTATAGCATCTCCCCACTACTGTAATCTTCATCAGTACCCCAACCAGCAGAGGCTAGAGCATCACCATCTTCCATGTAGTTGTCTGGTGAGTAATTAGATTCTAAATGGTCATCTTGTTGTTCATCTCTCCACACTACCAACTTATGTCTAATCTTAGCTAGAACTAACTCTACCATGTACTCTTCTAATGGTTCATCCTCATAGGCTATATTGTTAAAACCTCTGATTATATCAGTACATATATCTGCAGTGCGTTTGGCCCAATCTTCAATCTTAGGTGTTTCCAAAATTCTTGCTGATTTGTGCATCATAACTAACTCCTATTCAGATCTATGGATTCTAGGTAATTCATGTTCACTTACTGTATTTTCAGGGTATCTCTCTGGAAATAGGTCTTGGTGAAACCCTAAAATGCTTTCTTTAGATAGGCTCAATACACCATCACATCCATTCACTAGAATGTCTATGATCTCTCTATCTCCTAGAGTATCATACTCTCTCTCAGCTATCTCTACACACATAGATTCTAATCTAATTCTTTCAGCAGAATTAGGTGCAAGGTTGTCTAATATACTCATGTCATTTCCTCTGTTTGATGATAGAGGAATTATATCACATTGATAGTAGGATGTCAACCCCTTTTTTCAAAAAAGTGGGTATTTTTTAGGGGTGTCTTTGGTCTGGAGTTATCCACCTGGTATGCTCCAGGTGGACAATGCGTCGGCAGACTTTGCTAGGGGTCAGATCCCTCAAACCCTGTGGTAGCAAGGGTTTGACCCCTAGCATGGTCTGCCAAGTGGGGCATGGGTGACATAAATCGTGCCAACCATATTGTCAACAAGGGTGTAAACACACCCTTGTTGACAAGTGCGTTTACACGCTTTGTGGTATTGGGTTCCTTGGTCTTGTTCTAGCTTTAGCATAGATATCATATACAGTGGTATTGATTTCCTCACCATCTACACTGTCAGCATAAAAGAAACCATCATCTAGGATTTTGTTTACCCTATAGTGTCCACGTTCACCATTAACCAATACCCAATCACCTAATCTTAAGCTGGTTTTATAGTTAGTTTTGTCTACATACCTGTAAACACTGCAGGGTCTTGGTTTGGTAGATTCAAAAAGTGATTGCATGTTTTTATCCTGTAGTTGTGGGGGGCAATTGCCCCCCATGTTGGGGTTAAGCCTTGACTATATCAGAGATCTTGTACCATCCAGGTTTTGCACCATTTTCTCTTGTCAAGTAAACATAATCTATACCAAGAGGTTTTAGTATTTCTTGGTGGTTTTTGTCATATCCATCACCATTTTTAGATCCTAGTAATACATCTGCAGAGATGTAAAAATTGCATTTGCTGAAGTATTCAGCACCAAATGATTCACACTGATCTCTGTCAAGGTAAACATCTTTCCCCATTGATTCAAATGTGGGGTCAAAGTTTTCATTCTTGTATTGGTTCAATTGTTCTTGCAACATGTTTTCCATCCTTTGTTTGATAGTGTTATTATACCACAATGCTATAAGAAAATCAAGGCTTATTTAGCCTTGATTTTCATATCTTCCAATGTTAATTCACCATGAATGGGAGTATCTGAAAGGAAGTTTTCATCCATTTCCTTAAAGTTTTTGTATCTAGTTTGTACTAGATATTTACCATTAAATTTACCACTTTTGGTTATACCATGTTCTATAATAGTGACAGGTGATTCCCATCCCCAATTAACAGGGATTTTGCAATAAACTTCCTGGTCAGGGGTGAATCTAGGTTGGCTTAAAATTTTACTCATGTTTTTCATCCTTTGTTTGATAGTAGTATTATACCATATTACTATAAGTGTGTCAACCCTAAAGTGTGTTTTATTTAGGGTTGACACCATTTATTTATCCTTTACAGGTTATGCTAGGATAATCGTTAGTGTTCCAACTTTCTATAATTTCTCTATCCTCACACTGGCTGTCATACTTTCCCCAATACCAATCACTGAGAAAAAACTTTAAATTGTCCTCATCTTGCCAAGTGGAAGTCATTACGTTATCAACGTCTGTTTGTGTCATAGTTGGTTCTGGAAAGTTAATTTCCAGTTGCTTGTAGTTGCATGATCTAGTAACAAATTTTCTTCTCATGTTTTCATCCTTTGTTTGATAGTATAATTATATCATAATACTATAGTGTGTGTCAAGAAAAAAACGCCATTTCTGGCGTTTTATTTTGTTATTCTTTATCCTCAACTACCTCTAAACTACAGCCATTATTGCCATCATTATAGATACAAGATGTCCAATCATTAAGGCAGTAATTGCCATCATAATTATCAACGACGCAAACACAAGGCAATTCTAATCTACCATCACACCATATGGGAGTTTGGAAGTCTAGACCAGCATTGATAACATCTGAGTTGGTAATTACAAAGGCAGTTTCAAGGAATCTTCCTTGAATCTCATCTAAGTTTTTGGGTCTGTAGTACATGTTTCTATCCTTTATTTGATAGCATAATTATACCATAATACTATAACACTGCCAAGGTTAAATTCACTTAGTGAGCAAATTTTTTTTTCAAAAAGTTTTGGGGTTGGATATGTTTACGTGTGTGTTGACATAGCTATGGTTCACAAACCATGCCAACCACAATTGTCATATCCAACTCCCCAAACGCCTATGGTCATTGGATATCACATGTCAACAAACCCTGTTGACAACCCCCTTAAATCTGTGTACACCCTGTTGTTGACAAGCGTCTACATTTGCATACACTGTCAACAAGGGTTTATTGGCACATGATATGCGCCAACGCCCTGCTAGGGGTATATTGGTGATTAGGGGTGGTACTATATGTAGTGGTATGCCACCCTGGGGGGATACCAGAAGTTGTGGTGTCCTGGCATAAGGTGGCATACCATATTAGAGGTTGTAGTAGGTGAGTTGTTTACTTGATGCCAAAGACGTACATCATAGCATCTACTGATTTGCAGACTTGGAACCAACCCCAACCCATAGCACATCCCACTAATAGGCTTAGTACATAGGCTAGAAATTGATTGAGTGCTCTAGTCATTGTTAGTTTCCTTTTGAGTGGTTGCCATGTGTTCCTTCCATTGTGGGTCTTGATAGTGTTCTTTAAGGTATGGCTGTATGGCATCATATGTAGCACTAATAAAGTTCTTTAAATCCTGAATTTGGCTAGTTTCTAGCTTGTTATCAACTACTAACTTAGCCAGAAGGTTTCCCCAAAATATATTCATGATAGTGCGCCAATAACTTCCAGGGTTATTGGCATTAGCATGAACGTGAACGTTACCTATTTGTGGACGCAGACTTCCAAGTTTTTCTGATCTCATTTCCTTCAGATTTTCCATCATATTTACTCCATTTCTTCATTCTTTCAGCTTTTTGTCTATCCATATGGCTAGAGAATTCTATGTGGTCATTAAGGCTACTATAATTAAAGTCTGCCTCTGCTTGGTTGTAGTTACCTGCGTTAAGTGTGCTTCTGAATGGGCTATTGGTTGGTTTCATGTCTAATCATTTCCTTTGTTTGATAGTGGTATTATACCATTATACTATAACTATGTCAACCCCATATCCATTTTTTTAGGGGTTGACATCATCTTTTTTTCACTTAGGGGTTATCTGGTCTATCATATCCTAGAGCACCAAAAGCATCGTCTGTATTGCTTTCTGTTGTGGTGGTTTCCCAAGGCATATCTTGAAACACTAGGTTATCATTCTCATCTAACATATCTCTATCCAACTGTTGACCAATCCAACTATAAGGACATCCACTCCTTGCTTTAGCTACACCATAAGGCATAATGCCATAGTCAAGATAGTAGCTATATAGTTTGTTAAATAGATCTGGATGACTTGACAGTTCAGTGCGTTCAAGTAGGACAGCCATTGCGTCATGCTTGTATTCCATTACTATAGATCTAAGTGATTGGGGTTGATGGGTTGATTGATTCATGTTTTCTTTCCTTTAATTGATAGTGGTATTATATCATATCTATAGCATGGTGTCAAGGTTAATGTGCAATTAATTTACTGGCATGTCATGTCATGCCAAGTGGTACATCTTACTATGCCATAGCATGTCACACATGTTGGCACAATGTGACATGCCAATGTGCAACCCCCTGAAATTTTGGAATGCCATACTCTGCCAACTGGCTTTCACTCCAGAGATTCTCAGGGGGTTGTATATTGGCACACAATATGCGCCAACACCCTGCTTGGGGGTACTTTTATAAGGTTGTTTCCTTAGTGTGGTCTGGACAAGCCCATAGGGGTGATATAGAAGTTATTTCTTTGTTCTTGGTGAATAAATAAGTGATGATATACTAGATGGATGGTTGGTCAATGAGGAAACACAACATTTATTATTAATTAACTAAAAATCTAGGCTTAGATTGACGTTAAATATATTAATATGTTGTTGGTCAATAGTGTGAGTGGTGGTTGGTTGTTTTCAGTTATGCATATGTTAATTAGCGACTATTTTATTGTTCTTTATTTCTTGTTTACAGAGCATATAGTTTTAATGAATAGGGAATTAGACTTAAAGATATACTTAGATTTATTAAGGTCATTTAATACATTGTTTGTAAAACTAATGAATGGAATATGCTATGTGGGTAAATAAATTTTGGGATTGTCTAATTGGAATTTATCGTTGTTTAAAAGTGGGTGTATTGCTAGGTTTAGGATTTATGGTTGGTGTTGTTTTAATTCTTCTAATATTGTTAGTTGGATGGATATTATTTGCTTTATATTTGTTCTCTTGATGGGCTAGTTGTTGTATATATATTATTTACAGTTGTGATGACATTATTTATTGAGGATTGCTTAGCTATATCTATGGTGAGTGATGATATGGTGTTGACTTGAGGGTTGTTTAAGTTAGTAAGTGATTCGTTATGATATACTAGTAGGGATAGCATCTCCTATTGAAGATTAAAGTGATTGTAATAGATGTTGTAGTAATCATTTGTAGTTGTTTGGTTTTCTTTAGGTTAATGATAGTGATTAAGCATATAGGTGAATAAAGTTATGGCTATTGGCAATGATAATAACAATGGTGCTAAGGCACATGTTGAGTATAAGGATGAAGGAGATGCGTCACGAAACAATTTATCTGATGATAATAGTATCAAGTATGATATAGAGCCTATAGGATATTTTGATTTTTTAGTAAAGCATCGTAATCGCATTGTTAAAGACTCTATATCTATAAGGTTCACTAACGATCAAGTAAAAGGTATCGTTGAGACATTAAGGAGATATGTACCTATTGACAGTGGTGTAGGTGTGATGCTAATGGTTGCAGTTGACGATAGTAAAAGCTCCATGCTATATCAAGATGGGGTAGCCATACAGGATTTTGTTATTAAGATAGATAGTGTTGTTCCAATAGAGGACAGTGAGTTAGTTAGTGGTGATCAGGATGCGTCAGGTCAATTGGTCTTTGATTGGTCTTAGTTTTTTTTTCTTTATTTTTATTTATTCTTGATGGTTGTATATGTATGTAGTTATAGTTTAATAGATTTGGAATTTTTTAAATTTTAAATTGAGATTTTGAAAATGGGTCTGCTGTGAAAATTATATTCGTTTTTGGGATTGTCAAAGTCTCCTTATTTTAGAAAAATGTAATTTGGCTCTTTTCTGATGCCAGGAACTCTAAGAGATATGTTCAATAAAGATAATATTGCTTTAACCAATAAAGTATCTAGGCTTATGGATGAGGTTAGAAAAGACATCACTAAGATTTGTAAGCTGGATAAGAGCCTCAAGGGAATGGCCTGGGAAGAGAAGATGTCTAAGCTACCATCAGATGCCTGGATGATAGAACAGATGATGTTCCAAATAGAAAACTACATGAAAAGACAGAGTGGTCTAGATAAATGGAAAACACCTCTAAATAAGGAGCAATTTTGAGACTTAGCAACTACAACATTGCCAAGACCCTGTTCAAGTACATTTGGTTTGTGAGAAGAAAGAAGTGGTTCTTAAGATTCCCATTTTTACCCATTCCACCTATTAGATGGATATTGTGGAGAATGGAAACAGCCTGGGGAATACAAGCAGATGACTTTAAATGGGGAGATTTACCTAAATTAAAGGTAATGTGTAGGGATGCTTGGTCTTTTGGTAGGTTTCTAACTATGTTTACCAATAATGAGAAACCCTTATTTTAAAAAACAGGATTTGTCAAAACTGCTTTTAATTGCAAAAACTAAAAACTGCCTTTTTCTGGTCACAATGTTCTTGAATACACCATGAATAGAAGATTAAATTGGGATGAGTACGCCATAGAGTTAGCCAAAACAGCTTCCCTTAGAAGTGAAGACCCCTACATCCAAGTGGGAGCTTGCGCTCTAGGCTATAACAACAGAGTACTTGGTCTAGGCTATAATGGTCTAGCTCCAGGCAAGGAAGTAGAACCAAGCTTCTGGCAAGACAGAGACAAACGCAGACCCTACATGATCCATGCAGAAGCCAACTGTCTATCTCTATTCAAATCTGGTGAGTGCAAACTCCTAGCAGTGACCCTAATGCCATGTTCTTCTTGTGCTACTCTCATCGCAGGATACCAAATACAGAGGGTAGTTTATCTGGAGCTATATAAAAGAGATGAAAAGGCTATAGAAATACTAGATTTTTATGGTATAATACATCAGCAGGTAACATTATAAAAGGGGTCACATGAGAGCAGGTAAACTCTCTAGGTTGGAAGAAAGGTATTCCAGGGGATATAGGGGTGGATATAGAGATGGGTATGAGGCTGCAGTACAGGATTTTTTCTCACAATTCAGTACACCTAAAAAGTGGAAAGATCAGAGAAGACAATTACTAGCCCACATACAAAACTTAGATAAGTGGTGGAAAGCAGAGATAATCAGTTCTACAGGATATGATTTCCCACCCATCTTTGAGTTTTTAGAAGAGAAGAAAGCTACGTTAGAAGAAACTTATGGTTGCGTCTATTTTATCAACATAACCAACACCAACTTCCTCAAGGTGGGCTACACCTATAATTTCAAAACTAGGTTCAATCAAATACAAAATAATGTACCCTCTGACTTAATAGTTTTGGGGAAAGATTGGACAAAACAACCAAAGAAGTTAGAGTCTGCTTACCACACTTTACTCAAACCCCATAGGCTAAAAAATGGTGAGTGGTTTGAAGTACCCAAACTAACGCAGACCATCAACAAGTGGAGAAACCACCTTAAAGATGACTATCAGGTAGATGAGGATTTTGAAGAGGAGTTGGTATAATGAATTTAGTAGAGAGCATAAAAGAAAAAGTTAACCTTCAAAGCATTATTGATACAGTAATAGATCAAGTCTCTGATGAGACAGTTCTATATCCAGACCTGGAGAGAGCATTAGTGGGTATAGTCTCCAGGTTTGGTCAACCAGACATCATGTGTTATGACTATGATAAAGTAATAGAGATCTATATGAATGATGGAATGACAGATGATGAAGCCAGGGAGCACTTTGACTTCAACACCATAGGGGCATGGTATGGTGAAACTACACCATGTTTCATAAGGAATTCTTAAAGTTCTCTAACTGCTTATATACTTCTGCTACCAGTTCATTTTTCTTAAATGGCTTACTAACATAGCCATTCATCCCTGCTGCTTCACACTGATCCCTTATATCTCCTATTACACTAGCAGAAACAGCCACTATAGGTATATTATAAAGACTAGAAGCCTCTTCATGTTTGCGTATCTTCCTAGAAGCCTCAAATCCATCCATAACAGGCATTTGTATGTCCATCAGTATTAGATCATAGAACTTCCCCTGAACCATGCTCAGGGCTTCTTCACCATCCTTAGCTGTATCTAGGACACTGCAAATATCAGCTAGACAACGTTTAGCTAATACCATATTAACTTCATCATCATCAACCACTAAAATTTTAAATTTAGCCATTTTTTCTACATCAAAAATTGGACATGTTTTCTTAAAGCAATTCTCTATACACAGTGACAATTCAAACTGAAAGATTGAGCCTTTAGTACTACTCTTAGCAGTTATTTCTCCACCCAATTTCTGCACAAACCTCTGACTAATAGCCAACCCTAATCCAGTTCCACCATATTTACGTGTATTGCTTTCATCCACCTGGAAAAAGGGATCAAACAGTGTTTTAAGATACTCTTTATCAACACCTATACCAGTGTCCTTAACTTTAAACTTCACCCCTAGCTCACCAACATTAGACACAGACAGAGTAACCATTCCTTTCTCAGTGAACTTGATGGCATTACCCAATAAGTTAGTTAGCACTTGATGAATCTTCTGTTCATCTCCAAACCTAACTACATCACGCAGATTATCTATCTCTAATGCAAACTTTAAATCTTTCTTTTCTGCTAGTGGCTTGAAGGAATCAACAACTTCCCTACACAAAGTAGCTAGATTGAAAGACTCACATTTTAAAGATACCTCATTAGACTCTACACTGGAGAAGGTTAGGATCTCATCTATCACATGTAACAAACGATTTGAGGAGTGCACAGCACGTTGAATATCTTCAGCTTGAACATCTGTTACTTCATCTAAGTTAATAAGATCCAGAGATCCTATTATCCCATTCATGGGAGTCCTAATCTCATGACTCATTCTGGATAGAAACTGAGTCTTATTATCACTCTCTTCTTCAGCAATCACCTGGGCTTTCTCTGCCACAATAGTAGCGTTTTGAGCTATCACCTTATCAGCTAAAGCATCCTTTAGTTCTTGCTTCAACCCCTCTAGTTGGCCCTCAACATGATTGCCAACTTTCTCAACAGCAGTTTCTCTATGCTGAGTCAACATTTTTTTTAAAAAATTTCTTGTTTTAACACCCTCTTTTCTTTGCACATGAGCTAATAATTCTTTAATTATAAACACCACCCCTAATGCCCAAAAAAAACCCAATAAAAGTGAGTGCCATATTTCTAGATTAGAAACTGAAAATGTAAGAAAACCTGTCATCAATATTTAATCCTCATCCTCTACTTTTACATATTTTCATCCATCACTGTTACCACTTCTGGTGTCAAAAGTGCTGGATACTGCTCCCCCTAGAATTCCTGTTAGGACTAGCAATATTCTTTCAAAAAAAGCCAGTTCTTTTTCTAGAGTGGTGACTTTAAATCCCCAAGATAGCACAGTTAAAAGAGCCATTGTTAAGATAAGTACAAATACTCCTAAAAATGTTTGTCTAACAATTGATATTTGACCAGAAAGTTTTTGACTTAAAGCTAATTCCTTATTACTTATATCTCTTTCTGCAAGAGCATTTTCAGTAATTTCCCTAAGTTCTTTAACCTCTTCCTCTAAAGCAAGTTCTCTTTTTTCTAATGCAGCTTCTTTTTGTTCAAGCTCAATAATAATATCATGATCAGACTTCTCCCCATAATTTCCATTAATTTCATTTGTCATCAGAACCCTCTTATAAAAAAAACCCCAAGGGTATCAGTCCTTGGGGTCTGCAACGCATCTGCTATCTCCAACTATTCAAGGTACTCTCCTATTAAGGGTAGGTTAATACCTAGAATAATAAATGATTAATTCAATAGCTTTGTGTCAAGATCAAAGTTTTAAACTGTTACAGATGATATTAAGCATCTGATGTACTCTTAAATTAATCAGATATAATATATCATATTGAGGGTTGATTAAACAAAAAAAAACCACCAAGATAATCTTGGTGGTTTTACGATAGGAGACTTTTAATGAATAAAAGTTTGTTATTCACCTTGCGTCAAAGAAAGCTATTTAGGTCTAGCAGGAAACCCTTGAGGTGTAACAATTCCTCTGGATTTCCTGTTCAACCCACATGAACTTTTCTTAAACTACTATGTCAAGAAGGAGTTAACTTGTTGACGTTCATTCTCCCTATGTCAAGAAGAATGATAATTGATTCTATCATGAGTAAAACAACAAGTCAAACAAAAAAGCCACACCTTAAAACTCAGGAAGAGTTGGTAGGAGAAGGTATGGCTTTTTCAAGGAGTTGTTTATGTCCATATCATTATACCATACCTATAACTCTAAGCAAAAAAAACCCCCATTGTGTTAAGCCCATCATCACTTGTTTTCAACACAACAGGGGGAGAATGATCATTAGTTCAAGCTCATTCAAGCCTCATCCATCTATATTATACCATATTACTACTATGAAATAGCAAGTTGAAAAACTCCAGAAAACAATAAAGTGGCTAGACAATACCAGAAAGTATAGTTTTTATTTGTTTCTTGCTTTTCTAAATCAACGATCAATCTATATTTGTACAACTGATGATTTTTATAGATGACTGAATAGATAGACTCTTCAACTATCTTAGGGCTTATGTTTTCTTTCCAACCATCCTCACTTAGTAATCCATTGTTCTGACATAAAGACCCCATCATTTTTCTACCTATCTTCCTAGCTTCTTTTTGATCCCAGGCATTTACAAAAACAATCAACTGATCTTCACCATTTAAATGATAAGAAATAGAGTGGTCTTTTTCTCCATATGTGGTAATAGAAATCATAAATAAAATCATTATTAGTTTTTTCATAATTAATTTTTGTTATTAACAGCAACAAAATTGATTGGCATTAAAGTCCAACTTAGTTTCTTGACATATAATTCGTCAGCTTGGCATATACTTATTGATTAATAGCGTGTTGGCATCCTACAACAAAATTTAGTAACTAAGCAAGATTTGACAATCCAATTTATAAGATCATAGCATTAAGTGCTATCTCAGTAAAAAAAAGTGTTTGTAGGGTCAAACAGGGATTGCTCTCCAAAAGGAAAGTCTTACATCCCCTAACCTAATGGATGATGCCCCACCCATTTGTGCTTTATAGATTATGATTTCAGTATCCTAACTAGGTTTTCTATGCCCCCCACTGGCAGTTGGCATTTCAGCTTCCACAAAAAACCAAACGTAACCCCACAGGTGTAGCTTTGACATTTTTAGCCTGACGAATTGACATTTACACAGGTCTGTAATATGGTCTTGGCATTAAAACCATCTTCTTCTTCTGATTGACATAAGAAACACATTGGTATTAAATCATACAATAAACCTAATAAATGTATTTGACATTTAAACTTCTGTAATAAGAAGATATCAATATGACAAAAAGAAAAAGTGTTTGTAGGGTTAAACAAGAATAGCTTTTCAAAAGAAAAGGCTTACATTCTCTAACCTAATGGATGATGCCCCACCCATTTGTATTTTGTCAATTATGATTTCAGTATTTTCATGCGAATAACGCAGTGGTTTGACATTACAAAGACATACATTTCAATTGTGTACGAATATTGGCATTAACAATCACTAACCCCTATATCTGTTGTCATTAGTCGCACTTAGAACATTTGGCATTACTCTTCTACTGAGAACGCCTTTGTGGTGATTTGGCATCTATGCTACGTTCAAACCCTTGGCATTTTCCTTTGTGTTTTATTGGCATTAACTTAATGGGAAATTGGCATTATTCTTCATATGCTATGATTGCTCCCATGTTCCACCAGGTTTCATACCTATAGCTAAAGCCATATTGAGACAACACTTCTACTACTATCTCTAACATCCTATTACTATTACCTGTAACAATCTTAAATGATGCCTCAGTTGTTAATAGTATATGGTCTTCCACCACATTATATACATTACTATGTCTCACACCATGTAAATTCAAACATAACATGAGTTGACTCCTTTTTTTGTGTTTGGTGTAAATTTTCTAAATTAGTTCATATTTCATGTCTTGGCATTAAGGTAGTGTTCAACGTTTTGACATTTAGCGCATCAGAAAAAGGATATGTATCAAGCCTTTAGATTGGCATTTAAAAAGCCTAAAGAAATTGGAGATTTGGTACGATTTGACAATCCAATTTAGAAGATCTTGGCAACTAAGTGCTCCCTTTAAAATAAATAAAAAGTGTTTGTAGGGTCAAACAGGAATCGCTTTCAAAATGAAAGGCTTACATTCCCTAACCTAATGGATGATGCCCCACCCATTTGTGTTTTTGTCATTTATAATTGCATCATTGAGGGGATTACTCAACTCATAGTCTTTGACATTTTTTTGAAGGCCAATCAGCTATTGACATTGACTTTTTCGCTTCATCCTCACCAACTAGCTCCACTAAACTTTGAACAGCTAGATTTTGTTTAACTCTAAATTCTTTTGGTAGTTCATTAATTACTAACATAATTCTTTCTACTTCTGAAAGAGAAGCATAATAGATCCTATATTCATCTACCTTAAACATCCAACTTCTAAGGGATTCTTTCTTAGGGTTAAATACAGTTTCATTAATCTTCAATTGGCATTCTACCTATTAATGTGTTGGCATCTGGCTTAGTTTCTTGACATTTAACTTAAGTTGTTCAAGAGAATTGGCATTAACATTCAGCAATCTTTATCCTTGGCATTACACGTTATGGTGTACTAACATGGCACTAGGGATAAGTTTACGAACACTCCTGACATCGACTTGGCATATACCCCCATTGGGCCAACACCTTTGTTGACATTATTAGTCAGCGCAGGAAAAACTCAGCAAAATGTGTTTGTCTTATTTGGCATCATACAATCCCTTAAATGACAAAAAAGAAAAAGTGTTTGTAGGGTCAAACAAGAATAGCTCTTCAAAAGAAAAGTCTTACATCCTCTAACCTAATGGATGATGCCCCACCCATTTGTATTTTTGTCATTTATGATTTCAGTATGAGAAGATCCTGTATGATTGACATGTTTATACTGATTGACATTCTAGATTACTTTATTTGGCAATTTATGCTTTGACATTATCAACCAATCCAAATTGACATTCAGCACTTAGTGATTTTGACATCTACGATAAACCATCACCAACGAATACTTGACATTGAAACTATCCTTTTTCAATTACAATTGCCATCTAGAAGATCTTGGTTGACATTTTTCAAGTCATATTGGCATCATACTTCTTTGGCATTGTATCTACGTGTAGTGTTGTTGGCATCTGCTGTTCAAGCCAAACTCCTTGGCATTAAGAAGCTTTTTTTATCTTTTCCTTTTGCTTCCACAATTGATAGTGTGGTCTAATGTGCTTCTGAAAGTCTTTCTTGTTGACGTTCTCTACACTCATCTCATTAGAACCAAACATCAATATGTTTATACTGGCATTTCTATCTCTATCATGATGAGCACTACAAGATTCGCAATCCCATTCTCTTATCTCCAGGGTTAGTTCCTTATTGACTTCACCACAATTAGAGCATGTCTTAGAAGAAGGGTAGTATCTTTCTATAAAATGAACCATCTTATCTTTCTTCAAAGCTATTTGCTTCATCTTATCTACAAAACTAGCAAAGGATAGGTCATTTACTTTCTTACCCCACAGCATTTGCATACCTTTGATGTTTAGATCCTCAAAGAAGATATAGTCATATTGGTCTGCTATTTGATTAGCCAGTTTCCACTGGAAATCATTTCTTTGATTACGAATTTTCCTATGTAATCTAGCTAGATTTTCCTTAGCTCTTTTACGATTTCCAGATCCTTTCTTCTTTCTTGATAGGCTTTTACTAGCTACCTGTATTTTCTTTAGGGTTTCCTTAAAGAAAAGTGGAGACTCAATATCTTTCAAATCAGATGAAGTTAAGAACTTTTTAAGACCAAAATCAAACCCCACAGCTTGTCTAGTAAAGCTAGTATCTATCTTCTCTACATAGTCTGTTACTATGCTCATATAGTAGTCGTCTAGAGTATCTCTTTTAATAGTAATAGTTTTAATATTACCTAACACTTCTCTAGATTTGAAATAGTAGTACTTCCTATAATAGCCATTTTTAGCCCTATAGTCGTTTTCCCTTTTCATATCTATTTCAATAGAGTTGTTAGAGTTCAATCTCCAACCTTTGGGTAAGTTTTTTCCATCTGTAGAGTTCTTATTAGGTGGTCTTACACCCAGCATAAAGGAATTATACCTATCTCTACCCTTAAAGGTAGGAGTTCCAGTATCCTTAATACCTTTCTTCTGATCAGAATAGAATCTTTTGTACCCTACATCAATCTTTTTAAGTATTTGAGTCCTGGTAACTGAATTTATCATGTTCCAGAAAGCATACTTACCATTAGGGTGGTCTTTCATCTTATTCATATGCCTACTCAACTGGTACATACTAAGATGTTTCTTCCCTTCTGGAAAGTGATTTTTAAATAACCTATACCTTCTTTTATGCACAGCTATGGCATGATTATAGTAGTGCCTACACATACCTATAATCCTATCAAGTTCCCTTAAGTGTGGGCTTCTATGCATCTTAAACTGGTATGTTTTCATATCTTAACCCTTAAATGGCTTACTCCTAAGAGAAAATGAACCATCATATGGTACAGCTTGTTTTTTTCTTTCTTTAGGTCTAGCTTCTACTACTTTAAGAGGTCTACCAAAAAGTTCCCTTTGATCCATTTCAGACATAGCTATCTTAGCTTGTTCTTCATTAGGCATTTCTACAAACCCAAATCCTCTAGATCTACCAGTTTCCCTATCTATTATTACCTTAGCTGAATCAACATCACCAAAAGGAATAAATATATCCTTTAGACCACTATCGTCTATTGCCCAATCTAAATTTGCAACGTATATGTTCATAATTAAACTATTAGAGACTTTCCTCTTTGCTTATCAATTGTAATAACTTTATCTGCACTAAATTGCAGATTTTCTTTGTGACTAACTAAAACTATTTGCATATCTAACTTATCACACATTTGTCTTAAAAAGGCAGACGCTTGCTCTAAATACTCTTTAGATAAAAACTTTAAACTTTCATCTAATATAATAGTCTGTTGACCTTTAGCTAAATAAACAAAAACCACTTTAAACACTAAAGATATAATGTCATTCATTCCACCACCACAAGATTTCTGTGGGTCTAGAAGATTACCATCTTCAGTGATCAAGACATTAATAGCAGGTTGATTTCTATAGTTTTCTAATTGAATTTGAAACTTAATGTTCTTTTCAAATATTTTAGTTAACGCTTCAGTTAACAAGTTATTGAAAATATTGCATATCCCAACCCTATACTCTGCAGATACCTTGGAGAGGAATTCTCTAAGTTCATTATGTGTTTCTATATCTTCTTTATTAGTCTTACGTTTTTCATAATTATTATTAAGCTGGCTTTCTATTTCTTGTTGTTTATATTTGTATTTTCCTATTAGTTCAACAAAATCTTTAACAGATTCTTTATGTTGTTCTAAGGCTATAATATCCCTTTTATTATTTCTATTAACCATTTAAACACCTGTATAAATCCTAGTATCCCACAAAGTATTCCAAACAATACGCCAACACTCATAAAGGTGATAACTGCTATAGCACCCTTGCTGCTTGGCTTTTCTTCTTCTTCAAACATTCTATGTAGTAGGTTCTCTTCAGCTTTTTTCCTATCTCTTTCTTGTTTCAAGGTAAGTGCTTCAGAATCCTTTTGAAAGTTTTCTATGTCTTGTCTAATTTGATTTATTTTATCCATAGTGATTAAATTGCCCCCTTATTAAGGGGGCAATCATATTGTACAACAATGGACAATGATTAGAAGGGTGGAGCTTCATTATCTAGCTCTGTATCAGAGCCTTTCATTAGTTGTTCAATCTCTCCAGCAATTGCATCTCCACCTACTTCAACTTTTGTTTCTTCAGGTGAGAAGGTTGCAGTTCCAGTAGAAACTCTAGAGTGAACTTCATTACAAAGTGCAATAATCTCATCTCTATCTAGGATTTTATAGTAATCTTTTAAATCAAACTTCTCTCCATGCTCCTTAATAGCTCCTACTTCTTCTTCTGTTAAGGGGGAGTTGGTTTGATTAGGTAGTATTTCAAACCTATTAGCACCAGATGCTTGCTTATGATATCGTAATAGAATGTCATAACCATTATCTGGACAAGTGGGATCGCCACGACTAAAGCCTTCATCTTCAGTATCAGGAACTAGCTTAAGCAACTTATCCCAAGCTGATTTCTTAAAAGATGCTATACCTATAGAAGACATCATTTCTATCTTTTGTTCTTCACGATTAAAGGCTAACAAGTTAGCTTGAAACACATTGCGTTGTGGTGTTGCGTTTGCTCCCCAGGAAGCAGGTGGTTCTTTAAAAGAAATAAAAGGTAGCTCATCATGATCTTGACCTTTCATTTGTAGATCATAAACTTCATCTAAGGGGCAAGTTCTCATGGGTTCAGGAGTAAGCTTTATCTCATCAAATTCAGGGTAATCATAGTTAATACATGGCAACATTAATGTTTGGGTGTTACCATCCATTTTTTCTACTTGAATATAATGAATCATTCTTCTAATCGCACCACCAAATAATCTTAGTCTAGGAGTATCATCCCATTTCCAAAAATTTGGACGCTCAGTGTTTACTCTGTTAGAAGTTTGTGGTTTAATTCCAATTAAACTCATAGTTAAAGACCTCTATTCATTTTTAAAATTAATAAATCTCTCTCTGCTTCCAAAAGAAGCAGAGAGAGAATTCAGTTTAGTGGGTTCTGACAACACTAAAACTAGATACTTGAGTAAGTATCTAACCTATAGTACAACATTTTTTAGAGCTTTTGTGCTGAAAACATGAAAAAAATAAAAACAATAAAAAAACCCCACCTTTTGGATGGGGTTTTTGTTCAACTTTAACTAATCTAGTTGGGTTACCATAGCCATGATAAATCCCACAGCAAACAAATAAATTATACTACATATCACCTATAGGTTCAATAGGCTCTTGATGCTTAACCCTTTCATTCAGTATTTCATTAATTTTTTGTTCTAGTTTGTTTTCAAAGGGGTCATCAATTCTTTCATCTATAATGTCATTAATCTTATTCTTGAATTCAAATTCTCTTTCCTCTAGTTTCTTCTTACTTAAATTCTTAGGGATATAAATATCATCTCTAGTTAATGTTGTATCTGAAGGGATGGAGTATGGTTGAGTTAATCCTTCTATCTCATTGTTCACTCCAGCCATTATACTATTCATCTCACTACCCTCTAGTTTATCTAATCCAGAAGGTATGCCTTGCTTAAGGGCAACTTTTAGTGGGATATTTCCCCAAGATACAGGTTTAAGACCTAATCTTTTCTCCCTGACATAATTAATAGTGATAACACCTTCTGATAACATCTGTTTATCAATTTCCCACTGTTCATCTTGATCTAGTTCAGGTTCTATACCCCAATCAACATAGATGTCTTTAAAACCAAAACCACCTTGGTGACCCATCATTGGATTGGGTTGTGACCATATTAACTCAGAATTAAAATGATAAGCGAAAGTGTTAAGTTGTGGAACTAAAGCGTCTTTTTCAAATTGAGCTTGTTGTCTTTCTGAATTTAGCTTTCCAGTATTGGGAGTTACCATACCTAATACTAGTGGTTGCATATTGAAGACAGACATTATTTGTTCTAACATCCATTGGGAATATTGCTTAAAAGACATCTCATTTGGAGCTAAACCAACCTTATCTATCTTAACAGACCCCTCACCTTCTCCTGTGCTTATTAGGATGGGTCTGTGAGGCTTTCCTTTCAAATGTCTATCCCAATACTTCTGATATTCTTCTAAACGCTCTAAGGAGACATTTTGAAACATTACAGCTAGTCTAGGAGTGGCATCATTAGCAAACAACTCTGAGTTATAGTTCTCCACTCTTTGAGCATTGACCACTGTTTTACATAGCGTCTCTATTTTAGATGTTCCATATGGGGTTCCACTTCTAGGATTCATTATCATATAAAGAATTTCATCAATACTATACCAAACACCTTGAGAGTCGTTCTCCCCTTTCTCATAGTACGCTTTCTTGAAATTCTTAAAGGAACCAGTTTTATCAGTATTTAATACGAAGTCTGCACCATGTGCAGCGTATATTTCTTTGGGCTTACCTTTTTTATCTCTAACTACTTCAATAGCTCCAGCATCGTACATCAATAAGTCTCTATCAATTTTAGCCCTAATAGAATTAAATGACTCTCTAGATGAATTAGGGTTAGTTAACAATTCTGCTACTTGTTCTATATGTTTCATTTGATCATCTGTTATCTGGATAGACGATGATACATCTGAATAAGCATATTCGATAGGTAGTATTTTAGGTGGAACTAAATTTAATCTAGTAGTAATTTTGTCTACACAGGCTCTTATCCAGGTATTTCGTTCATAGATGGTTCTCATCTCTTTGAACGTTAATCGACCAACAGTTTCTCTGTGCATTGAATCTATAGTAGATTCACTTAATAAAGATCTACGCTTTCTTCTTTTAGCTAGATTGGGTTTTTTAGTGACCCTAGCCATTCTAGATGGTCTTATCAGATTGATTACAGAAGGAGCGTTCTTGCTAAAAGAAATCATTCTTCTTCACCTATAGTTTCTTCATCTTGGACATTAGTAGGAATCATTATTTTATCATTCATGTAAGCAGAATAGAAGCTTATTCCTACAAATATAATTGCAGATTGTAGTTTTCCTTCTAAAGTTTTTATGATTGATAAAATTAAACACGATATGAAACAGACAGCAGTAATAAATTTTAATAAAGTATCTAGGTCGAATTTACTCAAGATAGCCCATAAACCCACCATCGCTTGCTTTAGCATATTGTTTTATATTTACAACCACACCAGCTATAGACTGTATTAAATCATGTGACCCCCCTAAAGGATGATCATACTTATCCTCAATTCTTTCTAGCTGTCTAAGCTCTTTGTGTGGTAAGTTTTCTTTCCCCTCAGATGTATTGATGTAGAATGGATATAAATGTATTCTCTGACCATAGATAGATTTGACCAATTCATCAAATGGTTCTGAGGTTTTATCTATAGATAGCACTTCAGAGTCTATACCAAATGTTTTCATAGACTGTATGAAATCAGCAGATTGATAGCCATCTAAAGTAACCCTTCTAATATTAAAACCTCTGTCCAACATATCAAAAAGTATTTGCCTAATAGTAACTAGTTGAACAGGGTTTTCCTGATATCCTTTAAAGCTGGCTATTAAATCAAACACAATAATAGGTTCTTTTATTCTTCTTTTTCCACCAGTAACATTTCTATATTCTGTTTCTTTCCAGCCTATAGCATGACCTACAGCTAAACCTAGTCTATCTCTTGTTAGACCTATATCAACATGAGCGTATCTAGATATTCCCCTAGATGGATTAGCAAAACCAGGAGAAAACAATGTAGTTGTTATTTCTCCATTAGGTTGTACATAAGGGTTTTTAACTATTGGGTGTTTAACGTCTTTTAGTCTTATAAAAGATTGATCAATAAACTTATGGTGTGGTATTGCTGGAGAAACAGCGTCTATAGGATTCGCCCCAAAGTCTCTATTAGCGTTAGAGGGATTCCTAAAAAACTCATCGTAGAAGTTTTCAATATTTAATTCATCACGCATCTTCCATGTAGGAGCTTGTATAACTATAGAAGAATCTAGACGATGCATTTTTATATCATAGTCAAACTTCTCTTTTATGGATTCAGGTGTTAAACCAGATCTTCTAGAATCGTCAGTATCAAAAGTAAATATAGCATCTAAGTCTATATCTACATTTTGAGTATTTACTTTTTCAGTTGCCATTTTCCACTACCAAAAAATCCTCTTTTTTCAATAGTTGGTTTTCCCTTTTTTTCCCAACGTTTCTTAGCTCTATCTAATTCATTCTTAGTAAATAAGAAATTAGCATGGCTATATTCTTTCATACCTTTAGTACTTTCTAGCAAATAATAAATGTTAGTTTCACCTATATTGAACTCTTCTTCATTAGAATAAATCATTGTAACTCCTATTCAAATTCCCAAAAATTTTCTTTACTACCATCACTCACTATTCTACGCATATTTCTAACAGCAAAAGACTCTGTAGATTTAGGAGAAGTGATTACAATTATCTTATAGTGTGATGGAAACCTTGTTCTACAAGACCCTAAAAGGGATGTGTAGATGTCATCAGCCCTAGATTTGTCTTGGTTATCAACAAACCAATCAGCCTCATCTAGGATTCCTTGTTTAGTGTTATAGCCCAACCAAGCTTCAGATTTAGAGTGACCACACATACCAACAATATTCTTAGGGAATAAAACCCTATCCTTAGTGTCAATATAGTATGGAACCCTATGACCTTCAATCTTGTTAACGTCCAATGGGTTATCTACTTGATAAAAGCACTTACTGTGTTTTAGCTTTTCAATAAAGTCTGTAAAAACAATATCTCTAGCTTGGGTTTGGTTAGTTGCCATGTTGAGGAAATAAATGTGGGTTCCAACAGCCAATTTACTATACCTTTGTGGATCTCTTAACATAGCTGTTTGCCAGATGCCCCTGCATTGATAGATAGAGGAGTTAAAACTCTTACCACTACCTTTTCCTAAAATCAACCAAGCTTCTCTTATTTCAGGGTTGTCAATATGTGTTAGTAGTTGAAGGTTGGCTTCTGATATATCTCTAGATAAGTCCATATATTCTGTTGAGCATATAAACTCAGACATATCAACATACTCTTGCTCATACTCAGATCCTTCTTCACCACTAGATATTCTACGACTTAATTCTTCTGAAAAATTAGAAAAAAGATCACTACTTTGGATTTGCATTATCGCTTACCACCAAAATACTCTTCAGCATGTCCTTCTATTAACAGTATGTCATTAGCACAATAATAATCACTATCTGATTCAAAATCTGTATGTCCAAAAGATCTAGGGAATTCCTCTGCTTTTGGATCAGACGTATATCCAGTAACATAGATGTTACCTAAGTATCTTCCATACTTTCCTTTTTCAGTTGTTTTCACTAATACTTTTTTATTAGAACTGTTGATTAAATTATTTAATCTTTTTTTAGCCAATAATCCTTTTTCTTTTTCCTTTAAGTCTTTAGTTCTAGTCTCTGGTGTATTAATCCCACTAAGCCTTATTCGTTCTTTTTTCCAAGCATTAAACCCAAGATCTATTAGTAAATCTATAGTATCGCCATCTACCACTCTTAAGACTTTTGCTTTATATACATACATTATTGATTATTAGTTGCACCCTCAATTTCTTTTGCCAATTTAATTTTATATTCATCAGGTACATCTGCAGAAGAAATTATTGAAATAATGGTTTCTACCATTGCTCTAACATCAGCTAGTTTCACCAATGTTTGTAGTTTAGTTTCTAATTCCATTATATTAGTAATAGTAGTCGTTATTTGCTGAATTAATCTTTGCGATAATCTAACGTCTTTTTGTTCTGGATAATCCCCATGTTCTTGAACATTATATTGTAAATAAGTTCTTAATAAAGCCACTTCACCCCTTAAGTTAGACATTTGTTCATTGTCTACATGCTCATTCCATACATCTAAAAACTCAGAATCTTTAGGTAGTTTAGGGGTGAATCCTGTATTTGTTCTAACAAACTTATCACCATGTTTTTCTAAAAAATGTTGTTGAACCTCTTCATCACTTCTACCATAAGGTGAGGCTAAAGATGATTGATCTACTTTTTCTTTTGTTCTATTAGCAGTAGCACCAACTTCTGGTTTTCTATTGCTGTGAAAAAAACAATGGTTGTGTCTTTCACCTGTATTAACTTGCTTACCACTATCAGGGTCTGTTACCCACTTAAATGGTTTTGGTTTTTTACAGGACTTCCTGTCTTCTCCACAGTTAGAACATGTTTGAGTTTTTTGTTCATTACCAAAATATTGACCACAATCACATTTTGCTTTTAAATAACCACAGTAATCCATTTAAAAAATCCTATAGGTTGGATAGATAATAGGGTCTAAATTGAATATTTTAAGTTTTGGGTCATATTCAATTGGTATACCTTTCCATAAGTCTACATTATCTAAAGCAAGAGATTTCTTATACTGTAATCTGAAATCTACATAATCCCTTATATCAACAGCAAAGCTTTTACTACTGGTTATTCTTTTTTTAGGGGCTAACATCATTGTTAGAAATAAATATGAGAAGCTTGCATTAATGGCAAAATGACTTAAGGACTCTACTTGATGAGGTTTTATTTTACTATTGGTGATCTTTTCTATAGAGGTATACTTACACTCTATAGCTTTGAAACCAATATCAAAGAACCAAAAATCACAAGGTTTTTCACTCATACTAAATTTTCTTACTTCACTAGGGTCAGCAGGTCTGTACCAATAAAACAGTTGTTTTCTATTATATAGGTAATCTTTATAGTGTTTGAGGGTTGATGAAAACACTTTTTCTTGTCTATTTACCATTGTTCTTCTTCCTGGATAGATCCAGACCAAAAAGCCATTCCTCTTCTACGAACAAAAACCAATCCTTCTTTGGTAACAGGAGAATAAACATTACCTTTATATTCTTCTTTGATATGATGTTTTCTTTGGGCAGTACTAGCACCTTCTCCATGAATACTTAACTTATACATAATGTTCTTAGAGGTGATTGTTTGAACACCCTTTTTAGTTTGTATAGTGGTAGTTTTTCCTCTTTGGTCTTTTATTATCAAATTAGTTCTTCTACTTAAAAAAGACATTATTGCTTGATAATCTTTAGCTAAATCCTCTGAGACACCACAGAATAAACCAACACTATTGGTTTCTTTATTTTCCCAACCATCTCCTAATAAAGCACCCATCATGAATTGATTCAGTAACCTGGGGTGGTCATCGAATATATTGATTAGTCTTCTTTCTTTTTTAATTCTGTTTATTTTATTTAAGGCCCATCTATATAAGATACTATCATATATGGTGAAGTAATGTATTTTATTGGTTTCTCTATCATAACTATACTGTTTCCATCTACCTGGAAATAATATATCCATTACCCTAGATATTTCACTTATGTTGTGATCTTTACATTGAGTAATTATGATTGCAGCATCTTTTTTGGTTAGGTGACCATCTGTAGCCACTATGCCTAGCCAGTAATATAATGTTAGTTGGTTATAATCATAACTACCTATGGTAGTATCTTCACTATTGTTTTTTTGATTTAATTTTACCTTATGGTCTAATACTATATGTTTTCTCCAAACATGTGAATAAGGTATTCTCTCACATACTTTACTCATTTCATCTACACCACCCATGTGTTGTTTTATGGTGGTTGTCCACATGAATTGGTTTGGAGTGAATCTTGGGCTTTCCCAATATCTTGTTTTGAAATAGTGTATCTCACCACTGTAGGGTGTTTGAACTATATCTTTACTATTAGCCCATCTAGATTGACTAGTGCTAGGATTTTTAACCAAAATTTTTTCATTTTTTTCTATTCTAGAAATTGGCTTAAATCCTTTTCTAGTAAGTATTTCTGTATCATGGCAAAACATCTAAATTAATAAATTTCTTTAAGATTTCCTTTAGGTTGTTGAAATCTTTTTCTTCATATTTTTTAGTATTTGGGTTCCTACCATTCCAAATCCACCTTTTTATACCATATCCAGCAGATTTATTCACTTTAGTAAATTGAAAAGAACAGAAGTCTGGTAGGTTTTTGATCGTTAAGTATAGCTCTGATTTTTTTTTAGTAGTTCTAATTATGAATAGTGGGAATTCATCTAAGCATATGAAACATCTGAGGTTAGTATCTTCAGGATAGTCAAAGTTTAGTCGTTTAATATACTTATATATGTGCAGGTGAGATTCATTATTGATTTTTTTTTCTTTAACGCAAAAAACCTCTGGATCGAAAAATTTCATTATCAACTTGAATTCTTCTCTGCCATTCCAGATATTAACCTTATAATTATCCATATAGTGTTATAACAAAAACTAGCTTAAGCTAGTTTTTGTTTTCCTTATGTGACCTTTATAAAAAACCTTCTATTTATATAATACAACATTTTCTGGAGCCTTTGTGCTGAAAACATCAAATTAATTTTCTAGTTTAGAAAATTTATCATTTTCAACGTCATACACCATTGGAATATTTTCCTTATAGGCTTCACACTTCTCAAAATATCCACACCACATACATCTTTTTTCAGTAGGTTCAGCTAATAGGTGAGTTCTATCTAGCTTATCAGCAGATTTCCTAGCAGAATCAATTAGTGTGTCTACATGTCTGCTGTTTCTTTGGGTTTGCATAAATGTTCCATGTCTTATTAAATACAGACCCATATAATCAGGCGTATACCCTAGTTGCTTTAAGAACCAATAATATGCAGTTAATTGAATAGAATTATCAACCTCTTCTTGGGATGGTGGAGTTTTTTGTGATTTCCAATCTATGAGATATATAGAGTCGTTTTTTTCAAACACACAGTCTATATATCCAGATAACCAGATATGGTCAACTAGAGGGAACCTACAATATTTCTCTACCATTATTGGTTGGCTTAAATCCCATCCTCTAAAAATATAATCATTTTTCCAATCATCAAGTAGTTCACTTCCCATTTTATAGAAGTCAACTTTTTTCTTTAAGTGTTCAGTATCTGATAGAAAGATGTTTTGATAGTCTTTATTCCATTTTTCTAAAATGAAACTTTCATTGTGTACTTGACCAAATTCAATAACATGAGCAATGGTTTCATGTAGGGTACTACCAAAAGAACCATATACAGACCAGGGGTTTTGAAGCCTTTGTTCTGGAAGTTTCTGTATATACTTAAGGTGTGTTTTGACACCACATCCATCACTATTTAGATCCTTAATTGAACTTGCGCTTAGTCTTATCATAATTAACCTCAAATTTTTATTAGTATAACACAAAAATATTTTTTTTAAAATAGAAATTTTATCTTGCACTGGAATTATCAATGTGATATCATATTCTCACCTTCAAAAAGGAAGATGATTAATTATGAATGTTGAAACTATGATAGCAGCGTCCAAGGGTGATGTCTCCAGTATGGATGAAGTTTTTCTTTATTGCCAACCTTTAATTACCAAATTAGTTTGGAAACGCTATAGGGATAGCAATATTTATCGCAGCTACATTGATATTGAGGATGTTTGCCAAGAGGTGTGTTTAGGTGTTTTAAGTAGGATTAAGTATTTTGATGTTAATAAACTAGGGGAAGACTTAAATAAGTTTATTTTGTATATTATTTATAGTTCTCTAAGTTTATTTCTTGCCAGAGAAAACACAAGTGCTAAGAGCATCCCTATAGATAACTATATGTTCTTACCTAATGAAGAAGAGAAGAATGAATATTCACCTAAATATTGGATAGATGATACTGTAGATAGTGATTTTTTTCATGATGAATTAAACTTAGAGGATGAGGTTGTCTTAGGAGATTTAAAAAACGAAATTATTAAAAAAGTTGTATTCTATAAAAGTAGAGATTGGGGAACCTATAGGGTTTTCCCTAGCAACAGGGTAAGTGTCGTTAACTATATGTCTTTATCTCAAGCTTTTTTAGATGGTCACACACATAGTGAAATAGGGGAAATGTTTTCTACAAATACAGACTTTACATCTAATTATTGGAGAGTATTTTCAACTAGGTTTGTAAAGGATGTTTTATCCCCTATAACTTTAATGCTATTGGATACTGATTCTTACTATAGGAAATATTATAGTGAAATTAGTGAAAAAGCTAAGAAGTTTATTATAGGGGAAAAAGGGGAAGTTTTTTAACTTTATTATTAAAATAGAAAAAGGGAGAGGCTAAAAGCCTCTCCCTTTTTTTTTGTGCTAGTTTTATGATACCATTAGGAAAAATGGATCTATCATGAACGAAGAAAGACAGGATTTATTAAGTGAATTAACAGATGATGTAGGTAGAACCCATGAAAGACATGAAGATAGATTGGATGCAGCTAAAGAAATAAATATAGGTCTATTAGAGGTCATTAAAGACAGACAGAAGAAAAAGTTTCAACTGTCATTAGCTCTTATTTCCATTAAGCTAATACTTGTAGGTATAATAGCTATGGGTATAATTACAAAAAACTCTTTAACAGAGGGTTGGAAAGAGGTAATCCTAGTAATTGTGGGTGGATATATTTCTAGTTTTGCGAAGCTAGTGGAATTTTGGTATAACAGTCCTGCTGATGACCAGGAATTAGTAAGATCTAGTCAAGACTTCTCCACTGGATTAAATGGAAATGGACACCATAGGTAACATATGCAAGGCATAACTGAATACAGTAAACAATTTGAAAATGATTATCCATTTTCATATCACACTCTTTTAGAGAATGAATTTTCTTTAGAGCTTAATGATATCATGGGTGATTATCAGGGGTTGTTTTTAGATAATTTAACTAAATTAGAAAATACATATAATACATTAAAAGACAATACTTTATATAGATCTCCTGAAAATTATTATAATTTCTACAAACCAGTTAATCGTTGGATAGAAAAGTGTTTGTATAAATATTATATGATGTCTTTACAAATAGGTGGAAGACAGGCGTTTGTAGATTTTAATCAAAACCCTGGTAATTTTAAGCCAGATGTTGGGGATATGAAAGAACTATCTATAGAGGCCAATTTAAATGCAGAAGGTATTTATAGTGGTTATAAAACTTTGGTGTTAGAAAAATTAAAGCCATCGTTTGAAAAAGATCTTGAGTTTTCTAAGTTTGTAGAGGATGTGGGGTCTTATAAGGGGTTTGAAAAGGCTTTTAACCCTTTTAAAGCTTTTAGGCCAAATACACTACAATCTGTAGCAGAATTGGTTGTTTCTGGTGTTAGTAAGTTTATCAATAGGGGTAGGTTGAATATCTATAAAGCTACCAATAAAGTTTCTCTTTTCATTTATAAAACTAGAAATGATGAAAGGGTTTCCACTATTTGTAGACCTTGGCATAATAGAGTTTTAAAACCAGATGCTATATCTGGAATAATACCTCAACATAAAAACTGTAGATGCACTATAGTTCCTTATTTCTGAAGACCCAATTAGGTTAGCCAGGATGGTTGAACAATTAAGAAAAAAATTAAACACCTTACCTCTACTCATAGAAAAAAAGAGGGATGGAACTTGGGATCAAGCCATTTTTTCCTTAGAAGAGGTGGAGTTTTTTAAAGATGCCCCTAGTCATTGTCAAGATATAATAGACGACATTAATGAACTGAAAAAAAAGGGTTCATCTAAATCTAATGAAACTGAAGAAGAGGCAGAAAGTACAAGTAGAATAGCCAGATACGCTAAGGCAAAGGAATTTTATAATCAAAATAAAGGAGAAGGGGATATAGGCTTTGATGATATTTTAAGTAAATATGTTAAGTTCCATTTAGAGGGAGAATCAAACACTAAAGATAGGGATACTTTATTAAATACAAAAGTTGGTAAAAGGACAATTAAAGTAGAGGGTGGAGAGGATAGAACTGAAGAGATATATCTTTTAGAGAAATTTGATGGATATACAGAACGTGGAAATAAAGCGTCTCTTTATTATTCTGGTTTAGATGATACAGTTTCAGGAAGAGATAAAAGTGGAAATTTTAATGTAGTTAAGGGCGTTAAACTAGTTGATGTTGAACTTGCATCTAATACATACGCAGAGCAAGATTTTACTCTAAAAAAATGGGATAGTAGAGAAAGAAGTGATTTAAATAAGAAGTATAATGAATGTTTGAAACTGTTCCCTAGTTCTCATAGATTGTTGGCTAAAGAACAGTTAAGGTTTATGAGGGATTTGGTTTCTGGTGAAGGAAGTGAAAACCTAGTAACAGAAATATCCAATCAATTACAACAATTCGCAGTCTTGTTTGGTGAAGAAGGGGGAAAGATAACGCATCCAGATACTGGGCAAGTGGATATTGTAAGTACAGAAGAAGGATGGAGAAAACGTGGAGATTCTATTCTATATGGTAAAAGTTTAAACAACAACTATAAAAAAACTTTGTTTGTAAGTTATTACTTGCCTGAAATGGAGTTTAAGAAGTCAGACTTTAAAGTTGATTTAGAACAGGGTAATTTTTCAGAGATTATAAAACCCAAATCAAAATATGAAGATGAGCAATATAAAAATTACTTTAATTCTCTTTCAACTATCTCTCAATATGAGAACGTTTTAACGATGTTGAGAAATATGGTACTTGATCCAGGGTTTAAAGAACTTTTAGGTGACTCTGATATAGAGAGAGATCAGCTTTGGAGAAGGATTTTAGATGAAAGTGGGATAATAACTTCTGTTTTTGGTATAGAGGGGCATAATTATGTCAATGAAAAAGAAAGAACAGTAACAAAACAAACACTAATAGCTGAAAGAGAAAAAATTACAGGCTTAAAAGAACTGGAATTAATAGATAGGGAGATAGAACACCTTAAGAAAAACATCTTATTAGAAGAGTTTAAGATAAACACTAAGTCACAGCAAACAAGAACAATAGAAGGGGTTGATATATCTTTATCTAACTTAAGTAGAGAACTAAAGATAGCAACAGAAAAAAGAAAAGAATTAATCAGTGACAAAAAAAATAAAATAACACATGACTTCAAGTTTTCATTTTCACCAGAAGAAAATGTTGATGTAGGTAAAAAACAAACTGTTTTAGGAGAAGAGTTTGGTGTTTTGAAGAAAACTTCTTTTAAAAACAATATAACTGAGGAAAGGAGTTTAATCTCAGGTGTTGAGTATATAGGGGCAACAGATGCAAAATATTATGAAGAATCTTATGTAGCAGTGCAGAAAATTGTAAGATCATTAGAGGAATCTTACTCTAAGGTGATAGGGTTTTTAAGTGATGAGGAGAACAAACAAATAGTAGAAGCATTGTTTCCTAAAGGTGAGGGTGAATCCTCACTAGATAATTTAAAGAAGAATTTAAATTATCATGCTAGTGATGCTGCTACAAAGTTTGGTGCTACTACAGCATTATTTCACAGAGATCAGCAAGCATTGATAAATAGACTTTTTCAGAATATGTTTAGCAACTCTATTGATAATCCTCAACATCTTCCTCTTTTATCTATCTTTGGTGGTATGGGTCAGGATTTAGAACAGTTTGAGGGTGGGTTTGCAACAGCTAAAGCTAAAGCTAAAACTTTAAGGATTCATTATGGTGTGAGAACAGGAGATTATCCTTTAGGTAATAAGCAATATAGAGAAGCCATTCAAGAGTTCTATGAGAAATACCTTTTAAAGTCAGAGTTAGAAGGTTCAGATGATGCTGCTGAGAAATTGATGACAGAACGTGTTTTAACTGAGATACCTAATTCAAGATTAGTTTCAGGAGCAAGGATAAAAAATCCATTTGATAGTGAAGTTTCAGGTATTACAGATAATGATACAAATAAGCCATTTAGAGATTATATAAATAGTAGTGTTGTAGACTTAAGGAATTATCAGAAGTCACTTTGGGATAGAAGAGGGGTTTTGTGGGGAAATTTAACTGAAGTTAGGGATACTCTAGGGAAGATGTCTTTAATGGATTATTTGAAATATCAAGTAAAACAATCAACTTCTGAATTAAGTGGAGATTGGTATGATGAAATTGAAGAAATAACATCTGAGATAAGGTCAATTGATCAAATAGCTGGAACTAGAGTAAAAAGAATAGTTGATAATAGACAAGAGAATTTTCATTCAGATTATGAGTTACAAGATGGAGTAATACATACTAGTAAGATAGATGGTTTAAGTTATGCACTACTTGACTATAGAACAGAAGAAGATATATTTAGAAATATAGAGACAGGTGTAGAGACTATAGCCCCTTTGGGTTGGAGAGAAGATCCAAATTGGTCAGGTAAATTACCATATCAGGAGTATGTTGAGGATAAGAAAATCCAAATTACACCTGAATGGACTTTATTACATAACTCTAAAGGTAGGGTTCCAGGGTTAAAGACAGGAGAAGAATGGGGTTCACCAGTTTACAGGACTAATCTTCAGTATTCTAGTGTTGGTGATATAGATAAAGCTATTGCTAATATGTTGGGTGGAGTAATAAGTGAGGACTACATTTTTCATGATCCATCACCTACTGATGATTCTTCAATTAGGGCTTTAAGAGTGCATGGAATTAATGAGTCCATAGTTGAACATGAGGGTGTTCAACATTTTGTTTTTGATTTTGGCAATAAACTTAATATCTTTGTAAAAAGAGATGGTGTTGAGATTGAAGAAAACTATAGAGAATATTTAAAAAATAAAGGGATTTCAAATGAAGACATTTCTGGCCCTAATGGTAAACAATTTGATCCAACACATATAGATGGTTTTCTTAGTTCACATTATTCAATAGGTAATAGCATTGGGAAGAAGATAAGACCTTTTAAGAATTTTGATCAATCAGACAAAGCAGATAGTGTTGAGGGATTTTTTTCTTATAAAACACATGATTTTGATATTGACATAACTGATGGTTTTTTAAGACAACTTATTAATGAGAATATTATTGATAAAATACATGATCAAAAAGACAGAAGCTTTTTAGAAGAATTAAAGGGAACAGAAGAGAAAAAGATTGTTGAAGTTCAAAAATGGTTTTTAAGTAAGAGTTTAAGGGAAAGAGATGCTTTAATATTTAGGTATAATGTGATAACCCTACCAGGGGAAAGGCAATATTTAGTGCCTAAAATAAGACCAAATCAGTCAAAGACTTTAAAGCATTTTTCTCTTGATTCTATAACAGAACCTATCGCAGCATTTATTAACAACAAGTTTATTGAACAATTGACAGAAGGAACTATAGATTCTATTGCTAAAAGGATGAATAGTTTTGATGAAAAAAATAAAAGATCAATTAGTGACTTGGGTATATCTCCATTAGGTGATTTTAGGAGAAGTGTTGCTAGTTTTGTTCTTTGGGCTAAAGGAATAAAGAAAGATCTACCTAGAGTTAATATAGAAGATAATTATTTGTTGAATATTTACGAAAAAATTAAAAATGGTGAGTATATACCTAGCAAATGGACAGAAAGTGTAGAAAAGCAAAATTTGTCTACTGGAATATCTAGAGATGAAATTAAGAATTTATTGGGAGATGAAAACAAAAATAATGAGAGAGCACTGGTATTTGTTCAATGGTGGAACTTTAAAAGATTAACTGATGGTCATAATATTTTTGGATTTGATCATCATCACTTAATTCCTAAAATATACAATAGTAAACATTCTTTTGTGGGAAACTGGCGTAGTGATTATTCAGAAAATGAAGATGGATTAACAGAATTAGAAAAAAATTGGTCTGATTCATTAGGGAGCAATAATTCATTAAATTTAACTTATAGTGCGACAGGGAACACACATCAAACAATTTTCCACTCTACAGATGTAAAAATGGGTGCTTACATTAAAGATAATGATGAGGACAAAGTTGATTTACCAGATTTATACATGACAACAACAAATATTGGTGGAAAAGTAGTTCCATACTATAATGAAAAAACAATGACACAAGCTAAATATGATGATTCTGAAATACCATCTATGGATAGTATTTCAGAAGAAGAGATGGGTTGGGTAAAGATAAATTCCTATAGGTCTTTAAAATATAGTGATTTAAGTGAAGAAGAGGTAGTAAGGTTTAGTTCACAACTAGAAGTTGTTGCTGATAAATATAAAAAAGAATTAAGAAAAGGTTTTGATGGGTTTGAATTGGAAATTGATACAGTTGATATTTTAAAAAAAATTGATGATAAACAAGGGATTTTGATGCCAACAATATCTGAAACTGGTGAGGGTGATTTAATTTACGACTCTAAAAAAGATAAGAAGGTTAATGCAATGAGTCAAGAAGTTTTAGATGATCTCAAAAATCCTAGCAAAATTAGTGCTGGAATACATACTTTACTATCTCTTAGTACAGAGGAAAATGAGGTTGTTTTTTATTATAAGGATACTACTGGTCTAGTTAAAAACATTAAAACAGGAAAGAGTGTTGACAATAAGAATTTAAGAAAAGCTAAAGAAATAGGAAAGATAGACACTACAAAAGATAAGCCAGTTTTAACTCTCAAATTGGATTCAGGTATTTCTTTAATGAAGGATCGTGGGAATAAGTATAAAGATGGAAATAAGCTTGTTACAAAAGGAAACACATTAAGTTTTGATTATTATTCAGCAGTATTCCCTAGAGAGAAAGATGAGAAAGACACCTCTTGGAGAGAACATAGTTTTTTTAAGGTTACATCTAGTAAAAGACCTATAACCCCAGGTAATAAAGTTAGTAGAAAAATGATTGTTCCAATTTCTACAACTCCTCAAAAAGTAGAGGGAATGTCTCAAACAATGAAAAATTGTACAGATATTATTAGAGTACATAGAGAGTTAGCTGGAACATAATAGTTATGTTATATGACTTTTTATATAGAAACCCAAGCTTAGTTAATCATACAACTTATTTGGAAATAGATGAAGTAAGTGATGATTTGTACTTCACTTTTGGTTTTAGGCTTCCTTATTATGTTAAAAATTTTTATGCCACTCAAAATGGTTTAATTACTAGTTATTTTAATATTTATACGTTAAATGATTTAAAGGAGAAAACAGAATTGAATGGTTGGATAAACTCACCTGGAACTTCAAAGAGTTTGTGTTTAGGAGAGTTTAATAGTGGTTGTTATCTTTATGACTATAATGAAAAGTTAATTCAAAACTATGACTATTATCATGGCGTTTTAGGTGAGTATGTAGATGTATTTAGTTTGTTTAACGATCTTTATGAATTGTATGGATTGAAAAACATTATGGAAGATAAAACACAGGGTGAAATACATAAAACAAATATTGAGTCTATTGATTTTAGTGGTGTAGAATTTGTTGTTGATTAGGAGTTGTTATGGTTACTTTTCAATCTATAAGTCATTTAAGTCAGCATCAAATGTTGAAAGAGCTACAGGAAGCAAAACAAGTAACTAGGGATGTTATTAGATTACAGATTGCTAACGAACAAAGAGAAAAACATAAACAAAATGTTATTGATAGGCAATCTTCATACAATAGGGCAAGATATGGCAGCACTTTAGATGTAAGAGCATAGTTTTTATATCTAAATGTGATATCATTTTTATTAAAATAGAAAAAAATTTGACGTATAGGTTGCTAACGTATATAATTGAAAAGGAATAATCTAGAATTGAGGTTAGAAATGGCTGATGTACTCCACCATTCAATACCTTTTAGCTTCCACATGGGTTTGGATGCTGCGTATGACGACAGCAACTACCTAGAGAAAAGTGAGGATAGTGGAAGGCTTTTTCTAAAAGGTGTAGCGTCAGACACCTTGCCAGATAAGCAAAATCAAAGGTTCAGTAAGAAGTTTATTGAATCTATGGTAGAGTCTGCCAAGGGGATGACATGTTTTTATGAACATAATAGGGATCTAGATCACACTATTGGTGTCTGTAAAGATGCTATAGTTGAAAATGATTCTTTAAATGTCCTTATTGAGTTAGAGCAACCAGAGTCTAATGATTTAGTTAAGAAACTGGTTTCAAAATCTCAACAAGGCATACGAATTGGTCTTAGTGTTTCTGGAGTTGTTACAAAAAGCACAGTAGAAAAGAAAGATAGTGCTAGTTCAGACATTAAGGCTATGAATGAGAATGAAGAACTACCCATTCAAGTGCTTGAAGAGGGTAGACTAGACGAAATTAGTGCTGTAGGTCTTCCATCCAATCCAAGGGGTTGGGCTGCAGTTATAATGAAGTCATTTAAGGATGGGGTGAGCAAAAACATGACAGATTTGTCTGATGTACAACAATCAGATTTAGCAGAGCCACCACAAATTGTTCCTGATCCATTAGGTGCTGAAGAGAGTTCCTTGTTGAAGGCTGAAGAAGAGCCAGAGAAGCCAGCAGAACCTCAACCAGAACCTGCACAACCTGAACGCCAAGAGGAGAAAATCACGATGCATTCAGAAATAGTAAATGGAATTGCTGAAGCTATTGGTGGTTCTATTAGGTCGCTAAATGATGCTTTAACAGCATTAAGGCAATCTGTTGAACAAAAGAATCAAGAGCTTTCAACAGCAGTATTAAATTTAACTGAAAAAGTTGACTTTACTGAGAAGTCTCAACATGAAAAAAGCACTAATGCTCTTAGAAGCAATTCTGATAGATTAGAATCTAATCTAAGAACTCAGAATGAATCTAGCATTAGAGCAGCTTTCGATAAGCAGAATGATAATATTGCTAGAGCATTTGATCAAGTTAATAGTGCTCTTGTTGAGATCACTAAAGCTTTTGATGGAGTAGTTGAGAGAATTGATGTTCTAGAAACAAAAGTTGATGCTGGTTCTGACGTTTTCAAGCAACAAGTTAAAGAAGCAACCTCTGAGGCTATTGAATCCTTCCAGCAAAATCCTTCTCCTAGTGATGCAGTTCGTAAATCTGGTGGAAACCAAGATTTCAACAATGTTGAAGAACGACAAACTGAAGAGCCAGAAGCTAGGGTTTTCAAGAATAATGATGGAGATTTAGTGGTGAAAGGTGGAAGTGTTAATCCAGCCACCTTAACTAAAACTGAAATATCTGCCCTAAATGATGATCAAAAACTTGATGCATTAAATGCAGTTGTTGGTCAAATGATGGGTATGTCAGGTCGCAGATAGCATAGTCTTAAGAGAGGTATATAATAATGAGTAATTTAGAAGGTGTCTTCACCAAAGGCCCAGATGAAGAAGCTATTGGTTCTGTTAGTGCTGATAATCAACCTAATATAGTTGATAGTGTTGAGCATTTTGTTCCAGAACCACTGCTTAACACTTTTCATGGTTTAATGAGGGAAAAAACATTTGTACGTTCTATGTTTAGAACAGTCAATATGCCCTATACGACCATGAATATTCCAACTATTGCTTCAGGAACCAGGGTTTATCACCAACCTAATGAAGCAGCACAGGGTGAAGCAACTGGCGTAACGTCAGATAGCTATCAAATCACTGCTAGAAAACTTATGGCTCAAACCATGATTTCTAGAGAAGTGATGGAAGATGCAAATCAAAATATTCAGCGTGTAGTGACTGAAGATTTTGCTAGTGCATTAGCTGCTGCAGAAGAGCAAGCCTTTTTGTTGGGTCAAGAAGTTGGTACTTCAGCAATAGATCCTGATACTTCAGGTGCTAGTGTTAATAGTGGAACTGTAGCTGCTGATATTAGAAGAGCCACCAACATTTGGAAAGAGACAGGGTTGATTGACTTCAATGGTGCTACAGATCAACAAATGACAAATAACCCTAATGTTATTTGTGATGGTTTGTTGACAGTTGCATTGAGAAGAGGTGGTAAGAATGTTATTGATGCTGCAGGTGACTCTTTTTATGGTTCTACTGCCTATGAATTAGTTAGAGATGCCATTTCAAAAATGGGTATTTTGGGTAGAAACAAAAGAGAATTAGTTTTAATTGTTAATTCAGTTGCTGCTAGTCAATTATTGATGAGTAGTGAGTTGATGACTCTAGAAAAGTATGGTAGAGATGCCACTATTTTGACAGGTGAAGTTGGTCAACTATTTGGATTGAAAATTATTGAATCACAATGGTTACCAGGTGGTGCAGCAGCTACTACACTTGGTGGAGGCCCATCAGGTTCTCCAGTAGCAGCAGAAGGTGCTACTTATGAAGTCACTAAAGATGGTACTGGTGCATTAGGTACTCCTAGAGAGTATGGTCTTGGTGGTTATGCCATCTTGGTTCATATTCCAAGTGTAACTATTGGTGATCGTAGAAAAGTCTCTATCAGAACAGAAGAAGAGATTGCTGTAGATGCTTTTAGAACAGTTCTAACATCTAGAGTTGGATTCTATTGTCAGCAACAGTATGAGTATGGTGGAACAGCCCCACTTTGTCCAGTAGTTGCCATTGGTAACATGGATTCATCAATTGGACTAGAATCTCCTTAGTAATCTACTATGCCCTATTATGCTACAGAGTCTTCTGTTGTTGCTCTGAGTAATGGGCAAGTAACTGAAGAGTATATTCAGCCAGATTGGGTAGTGTGGAACGACTTTAAGGTTGACACACTACTCAATCTAGGTTTTAGTTTTAGGCTCTATAAAGATCAGTATTCCTTTATATTGTCAGACACAACTGTTAGGGAGATCTTTTTAAGATCTCCTTTAGTTGCTGATGATGTCTATGACTTTAAAATATTTGAAAATGATTCTGCTTACCCATCTACATCAGATACAGAAACATCTTCAGATGATTATTTAGTTAGAAGTTCTTTTGTAGAGAGAACTAGGGATAGTGTTTGGAAAAAGTACATCACAGTAGAGTACCATTGGGGTTTCCCTACAATACCTAAAGATGTTGAAGTCCTAGCTAACTTAACTCTCCTTAATTTCTGTTTACTATCTAAACAATCCTCTAGTAGTTCTGTAGCTTCAGAGAGAATAGGGGAATATCAGTTTAGTTCAACTAGTGTGGAAACTACCACTAGTTCTTTTTCAGATGAAATAGATGATTTGGTTGCTATGGTGAAAACAAAATACAGTACAGTCAATTTCACCTTTCCAGGCGTTCAAAATCCATCTCCAACGTTAATTAATTCATCCAGAACTGAAATCTTAAACGCACCAGTATAATGTCTTTTGAGAATTTGTTGATTCATAAGGCAAATGTTTATGAGTTCAACATTAACCCCTCAGATGTTGATGATTATAATATGCCTATAGTGAGTTTATTAGCAACAGAGTATGCTAATATTTCATGTAGGTTACAACACTACCATCATAAATCTTCAGGGTTGGTGCAACAAGAGGTTGAATTAATTGAAGAAAAACCTGCTCTTTTGTTCGTATCTGGTACTTCTTTTACTCCTACCCATAGTAATTATGTTTTTCATTTTTCCATTGATAGTAGTAATTTCTATATCGTTCAAGAAATGAAAGTATTGTATGCACAATCAATTATCCCTCATCATTATGAGCTATTAGTAGTTCCATTTAATGAAGAGATATCTGGAGACTATACAGCACCAGTATAATGGCTTTTCAAGATCCCATTAAAAATATCATTAAGTATTTAACTACTAATGACAATACTTCTAGTTTAAGAACTGTTGTAGAGATAGGGGAAGACTCTGGACTATATAGAATTTATCATAATGCCATTAGATTTTGGGATATGAAAGATGATGAGTGTAAGGCGTTAACCTTAACTAAAATAAGGGATGGTGAGGGAAAGAATGCCTTAGATCAAACTGTAGAGATGGCTTTTGAGTTTATATGTTGGTCTAACAAGAACAAAGAAAGTGAATTAATGGACTTGTGGGTTGCTTTGGATGAGATTTTTCACAATCAACACAATACTATTTATGAAAGCCTAACTGTAATACATTCTTTTAGATCACAAGAGCCAGTGTTTGATAATAGGTTTGCTTTAAACTTAAGTCCAGCTACTACTAGATTATCATCTAGAACCAAACTAAGACTTCCTTCTGTATCTTCTACTTATACTTTCCTGGCAATGGAAAACTAAGCTAAATAGCTTTTAAGTTTTCTATCTCTTCTTTCCATCTCTTCTAGGTCATCAGTAAGAAAATTTAAGTTATTACTTTGTTGTTTTTGGGTAATACTTTCATGACTCACCCTAGAGTCATAGATGTTTTGTATTTCCTCTTTAGATAAGTCTGATGGGTCTTTCCCCCACTTACAAGCCATAATATCTATATCAAAAAACTTATTTTTATTAATAGTTTTTTCAATTAGTTTTATTCCACCCTCATCTCCATCCCCAAAAATAATTAATTTTTTAGCACCAAACTCCAATAGGGTTTTAACTTGGTTATCACTTAAGTCAGCACCCAAGAGTGCAGCACAGTTTTTGAAACCCTTCTGCCACATAGACATTACATCAAAAGCACCCTCTACAATAATGGTTTCTTTTTCAACTTGTTTTGAGAAGATGAAATTGGATTTAGGCATATTCTTAGGAAATATATATTTTCTTGAAGATAGTCCTGTATAGTCTCTAGCCTGAAAAGCTAAATTCCCTTTAGTTTCAATAGGAATTATAATTCTTTGATTGTAGATGGAAGATTTTTTCCTACATATGTGAAGATTGAAGTCTACTATTGTTTCAATTTCAAGTCTATTAGTTAGGTAGTAGGGGCAATCTGATTCATTAAATATCTTTTCAAATTCCTGGGGGAAAAACTTAAAATTTTCTTCTTTAGGGGTTTCTAATTGACTTATGTCATCCAGTAGATCCTCTAGGCTATAGGTTATTTCAATATCTTCTAAACCATCAATGAGGTGACTGAGGTGACCTTTCTTATTGCACCCATGACAATACCAAAGTTTCTTTTTCTTACTATATGAAGCAGATGGATTATCATCTAAATGGTCTGGACTAGGACAACTAATCCTTATTTCTTCATCAGTTTCGTTAAAAGTTATTATTCCAGCTTTTTCTAATATTTGTTTATGATTCATAGTGAGGGTAGGAATTTTGATTTTTTTCTGTAATTTCTTCTTGAAACTATTCTTTTTCTATATTTCTTATGAAAATCTTTGTTTTCTTTGGTTACTATTCTATCTATGTTGTCTTTTTTTTCAGTTTCTTGAAAAAGAACAATAGAGGCAATACCTAAACTTGTTATTAACACAAAAAAAGTAGTTAGCATAAAAAACCAATCATCAGTGTTAAAGAAGTCAAAAAAGAATGAGAGATCAAGTTCTCCTAGAAGCATCGACCCTATTATTACTTTTGCACCAATTACTTGATGCATGTATTTGTTAGCTTTAGGAGTGCTTTTTGCTTCTGGATGTTTCTCATCCCATTCTTTAGATTCTTCTTTGACTCTTTCATTTAGTTCTTTAATTGCACTAAATGTTCTAAAAAAGACAAGGATTAGTCTAAGCATTAATCATAGAAAAATCCCATTCATCACCTATTTCTGTATAGTTATCCAACTTCATTATTTCAGTATTCAAAGAAGCGAAGATAGGATTTTTTAAAGAATAGTCTGTATCAAAATCATCATCTTCTTCAGATTGAAATTCATTAACGTGCTCAAGAGAGTCTCCATCAACTTCAATCTTGGAATGACGAAGCTTAGTAAACCAAAACCTAACTCTTTTCTTAACTACATCATCAGTTGTTCTTTTCCAGTTTAATCCAATATCAATGTGATCTCTGATAGCAGTAGAATATTTATAGCTACCATCTTCTTGAGATTGAATAGGAACTATTAAAACAACATCTAGCGACCTAGCTAGAGCTTTTAGTTCAGCATATAGGTTAGAGTATGAGTGCCAACTTTGTTCTCCAGATAGAACTTCATTCATTATACCTGGATAGTCAATAATTAACACATCACAGCCACGTTTTTCCTTTAGTTGGCTAATTTGAGACTTAATTATCTCAACACTACAACCTGAAGCAATGTCTATGGGGAAAAAGGTGTTTCTTCTTCTAAGGATTTTGGAATTTTCAAAAAACTTTTCTTCAATTTCTTCCTTACTAAAGGAAGCAAGTTCATTTCCAAAAAGATTAATGATTTTCTTGGCATCATTATAGCACTCAGGATCAACAGCTTCTAGTAAAACCATTTTTCTTAACCTTAAAGTGGTTTTAAGATCTAGATCACGCATTAATATCTTAGTGACAGGAATTTCACTCATCCTACTATGGAGTCTGGCTAATAATTCTTCTTCACTCATTTCTAAGCTAACATAAGCCACACTTAAATCTTCTTTATAGGCACTATAGCCCATGTTCATAGATACAATACTTTTACCACCTTGAGTTCCACTACCTAAACCTACTAGATTTGGTTTTCTAAACCCACCACCCATTTTTTCGTTTAGCTCTTTAATACCACAAGATATAATTTCTTCTTCATTAAAAGAAGTGCTATATCTTTCTAGAGCAATAGGGGAGAATTCAGAAATATCATAATTAATGATGTTGTTAGAATATATCTGATTCTTTAGTCCAGCTATTTGGTCTTCTAAAAAACTTAAAGATTCTTGTGGGCTTTTTTGGCTAGAAATAATACTACTAGCCTCACGCATAGTTTTAATCAGAAAGTTTCTTAGATAGTTAGACTCAACTTGTTTTCTAACTAAGTTGTATTCTGCATCAAAAAGGTCAGATTCAAAATTCTGGATGGATTGATAAATGTTGATTGACTCTTCAACATCTATGTCTCTTTTGATAATTTCTTGTTTTACAAGGTTGGCATCTGGCAAATGACCAGAGCTTTTGTAAAACTCAACAATGATGTTGAAGATGGTCTTATTGGGATTGTCAATAATCCATTCAGGATCAACTTCTCCTGAAATTCTTTTGACAAAATCTTTACTAGTTAAGTACCTAATAAGAGTAGGTTCTGTATCACAAACCTCTTTCTTAAAATCAACAAATTCATTATCATTGTTTACTTTGGATTTTCTAATCATAATTACCTCATTGGCTATGGTGAAAATATGATATCATATTTGTTTTTCTATTTCAAGAGAAAAATGACTTTAATTATACCCCTGTGCTATAATAATCAATTATTAGTGGGAGTATGTAGCAATGCCAGAACTTTTAGCTAGGGATGACGCACAACAGCAAATACAATCTTATTATTTCATTGAGGTAATGAATGATTACCTGCAGGATGTAGAAGCAGGTCAAGCTTATCTATTAAATGAAATTAGAAAAAATACAGGTAACATTAGACTAAGAGCAGATAACGTTACCATGAATACTCAACAAATTGAGTTGTTGTTGGGTGGACTGCATTCTCACACTGATTATAATGAACTAAAGGCTTCTGATTCTGACCCCTCTACTCCTAGCTATTTAATACAAGAATTAGATGGAAGTGATAATCCCACAGGAAATGTAGTTTTAACCACAGACCCTTCTCAACTAGAGAGTGATCAATATGGGTTGATTTTACAAGATGTTCTATGGGAAGAAATACCAGGTGAAAATGGTGGAGATCCTACATATAAAGAAATAAGTTCATTTAGATATGCTAGAGATCAAATAGAAGCAATAAAGGCCATATATACAGCTAGTGTTAGTGATAATAAGACTTTAGTTGACGTTCATGAAGCATTAATTGATGTTTATAGTGCTGTATCAGGACAAGATGCAGGGAATACATCTGCTTTAGGTGGAGTGTCTAGCACAATTTCTTCATCAATGAGCAACACTACTATATCTTTAATTGGAACTACTCAAGAGTGGGATGATTGGAATGCATTAGAAGATCCAGATCCAGAACTGGAACCAATTAAATATCCAGATCAAAACCTCTATGAGTTGATAGATACAGAGATTACTGCAGTCACAACTGCATTAACTGACACTATAGAAGTTACACTTGAGGAAATAGATAAGGCACTAAGAACTGAAGGGTATTTGAAGGATATTGATAGTACATTAAGTGATCAATTAGATATAAAAGTTTCTAATTTAGAAACCTTATTGCTGAATGTATTAAGTGCACCTGGTGTTACTCTGGATGCATCTACAAATACATATCTAGATGACCAGGGTGTCACAGCTTCTTTTATAAATTTAGATGATGTTAAAACTGAGGTAAACACTGCTAGTGCCAATATTACTGGGGGAATAACAGATCAGACTACTACTTTAGGTAATAAAATAGATGCCTTATTTACAGATCCTTTAGATACTGACAAAAGATCACTGTATGACCTATATGAAACCATAACAAAAATACATTCAACTACATTAGCTGAATATGCTAGTTTGTTTGATGTTAAAACTTCAATAGATAGTCTTTTGGTTACTTCTGCAACTGGAGTGTCTATTTTTGACTTAGATGCGACTGTAACTAGTGAATTCACTAACTTAAAAAATGGGAAAACACTTTCAGATTTAGATACTTCTATAGGGAATGTTCAAGGCGCAATAGAGACTCTTCAGGGAACAGAGACATTCACTATTGAAACATTAGAAGGTAAAGTTGGTAGTTTATTAGAAGTCACTACTGATGGAGCAAAAACTTCCATTTTTGATTTAAATTTTAATTTAGTTGACGATACTAGTGGTCAATTTAGGCTCTTAAAAGATGATTTAACTAAAGCATATGTTAATGGGGAAGATAGATTAAATATTCCAGGATTAGGAGAGAAGATAAATCTTGCTTTATTGGGAACCATAGATGATGGAACTTCAGGTGTTAGTGGCACATCAGTTACTTCAGTTATTGAGAAAGAAATATCTTCTTTAGAGGATATGTTGATTGGATCTACAGCTTTAGTGGGAGATACCTCTAATCTTTATGAAATAGAAAAAGATATAGAGAGAATTAGGGGTCTTGTTGGCAATGATGTAGAGGATAGCACTAAGAAAAATTTAAAAGATCTTCATACATCTTTAGAGAGTATTAAGGGATCTAGTGTTAACTATCAAAAGAATTTAAATGACATTTATGATAGGTTAGGTAATCTTTCTTTAGAAGTCAATAATGTAGCTGTTAATACAGATCAGCTTGAACAATTAATAGGTTGGGATTTCACTAGAGATCTATATACTCCTGAGTATATAGCGTATGTTGATGATATATATGTTGTAAATGCGCTAATTTATCCAGACCAGATTGATGCTTCAGGTGTTTCAGTAGAAGACTATAATAAAAATAATTATCTAGCTTATTCTAGTTCTTATTGGCAAGATGCTCATGAGTCATTAGGTGGTGAGATCTTTTTATATGGTGGTAATGCAGGTAGGTCAGTTTCTGACGTATCATCACCAGGGGATGAACACCCACTAACAGATGTGGTTGGTTTTTCCTCTATTTTTGATAGAATGTCTGAGAGTAAAACTACTCTTGACAGTATTAAAAACACACTAGAAAACTTAAATAAAGCTACTAGAGAAAGTAGTTTTTTTGATGGAAATGGTGATCTTACTGGAACTAAGAAAACAATACAAGATTATCTTGATTCTTTACACATTAACATTAATAAAGGACTAATAGATGGTCAAACAGATAGTGAATCAAGATTATGGCTTTTAAACGATGATTTAAATGAAGGGTTGTTTACAAACAGGGATTCACAACCTGGTGAAGAGCCTAAACTGGATAGAATAACTAATGAGTTGTTGAGGCTACAGGGAAATTATCCAGTTGATTGGGTATCTACTTCAGGGTCACCCCATGATGGCTTTACTAACTCTGAGTCTAGTAATCTCTATGAGATAGAAAAAGATTTAGAGAGAATTAGAGGTATAGTCGCTGGAGATACATTAGGAAACACTACCTCTAATCTTCTAGAAATAGAATCAAGATTGTTAGATATTCAGGGATATGATAATTCTAGTAATAGAGTAGAGACTTTAACAGATGATGCATCATTACCTAATATTGATAGTGTTATTAAGGTATTAAGAAACTTTAGGGGTGGTTCATTAGATACTGAACTAGATGATGTAGTTGACAATCAGGGTCAAGATGTTACTCAACCATACAATCCAGAAGACCCATTACATGACCCAATAACTACTTTATATCCAACTTTCAGGGATATTAGGGATGTTTTAAACACCTTAAAGACATCTATTGATCAAATAGGTGGTGTTTTCTCAGAAAATCCAGGGAAAATTGAAGCTTTATCATCTAACTTTTTTGAATTAGGCAATCAAATTAATTCATTAAGGGGTGAAGTTCCAGAGTTAGATCCCTCTGTATATGGGTATTTCTATAATAGTGTTAGAAATTTGCATGATTTTAATGAAACATATGATGCTTCTAATGTAGATAGAATAGAGGATTTTTGGAATGTTGAAGGATCAGATTTTTTTGAACATTCTACTTCAGAAGATACTTCTCATGCTACTACTTATCCTGATCCAGATGGTTCCTATGTATATGAGGCTAAAACATCCAACTTATATCAAGTTAATGAGAATATAAAGTCATTATATGCTGCACTAACTGGAGATTCAGTTACAGAAAGCATTATTGATAAGGATGAGGCTAATGATAATCTTTTAAGTCAATTAAGGGTTATAAGTAGTGACGCAACTGCAGTTGATAATACCAATCTATATGATATTGAGTATGCTATAGGTGAATTGAAGGGTGTTAGTGATAAAACCCTTACAGATGTTAATTCAACTATAGGTGATATAAGAGGATCTATTGTTAAAGATGGAGTATCAGAGGAAACTGAAACAACTTTAGCTAGAGTTGTAGAGACTTTAACCAGCTATGATGATTTTCAAGTAACAATCCCCAATGTAGCTTATCAAGATTATCTTAATTCTGTTGCCAGTGGTACTTGGACAGGAGAAGAAGATATACCAGCAGAAACAATATTAGCAGAAGGTGCTTTTGAGTCTAAAAACTTAGTGGACTTATACTATAAACTGGAGACATTAAGTGGGGATGTTAGAGCTACAGATCCTGTGGCAGCACTGTCTAATCTAGAGTTATCAGTTGGAGTTCAATCTACAGATACAATTAGGGCTATAGTTGGTTGGGATTATGACCCTGATGCTGATGGTTTTGATGAAGCAGCTTGGATAACTGAAAACAGAAATATATTTGATGAAATAAATACTTTATCAAACGATATAACTGGCTATGTACCTGCTGCTGAAGGTGTACCTGAAGTAACAGCAGGTACTTTAAAAGGTATAGAGAGTGCAATTGGTGGAGTAGCTTCAGACATAACTGGTGGCACTTCATTATCTGCAGTAAGTGATTCTATAGGTGGTATAGCTTCTGCAATAACAGGTACTTCATCAACAACTTTATCTGATATTAGTGATAATTTAACAGGTGATGGTGGTGTAAAGTCAGAAGTAACTTTAGTAAAAACTGCTGTTGATACTGCAACAACAGCAGTTAATAGTCTAACTGTAGGGGATAAATATAAGTATGAGATTATTAATAATGAACTTACCAGAGTAATAGATGCCCCCCCTGAACTAGAAGTAGAGTTTACAGCTTTTGCAGACATTTACAATGCTATTATTGATCAAACTGAGGAAGTTAAGAAAGTACAGTTGGAAGTTGGGTCTGTAATAGTTAATACAGACCAGTTAGAACGCTTAATTGGATGGGATTTTGATGGAAATGTTGAGTTTAACATTGAGGATGGTGATACTTTATATCAAAACACCTTATTTCAGCGTCTTGAGATGCAGAAAAAAGACATTGTTGATGCAATTCAGCAAGTAACAGTCAACATTGGTGATGTAGCAGTAAATACAGACCAACTGGAACGCTTAATTGGGTGGGATTTTGCAGATAAAACACCAGTAGCGTCTTATGCAGATTTTTTAGCTAACCAACTGGTAAATACAGAAGATAACCCTGTAAATAGACAAGCTTTTTTAGATGAAAACCCCTCTTTTCATTGGGATGACCTATATATAGATGCTTCAGGGGCAGAATCTGTAGTTAAAGAAGATCCTGATGACACATCTGAAGTAAACAACACACTTTTCCATAAAATTGACTTAATTGCATCAGATTTAGCACTTTGGGCAAATGTAGCAGATTTATTTAAAGCACCTGTGGGTGGGGAATTAGGTGGGGCTGCATATATTAACCTAGAAGAGTTAAGAACGTCTGTTGATACCACTACAGGTGAAATCACACGTTTAATTGATACTTTCACGAAGGATAATCCAGATAATGATCTTTTTGATCATTTAATAAGCCTAACTAGTTCGATAAAGGGTGACCAGGGGTTAGTTGATGCAATTACTACTCCAGGAACAGGGTTAAGTGCAATAATTGAGAGCAATAGTGGTGCGATATCTGGAGTTGGTGGCTTATCTGAGAAGATAGGGCTTTTAGACACATCAATAAGTGATGGAACTACAGGTTTAAATAGCAAAGTAGTTAGTTTAGACACATCAATATCTGGTGTTGATGGATTAACAGCTAAGATAGTGTCTTTAGAGTCTGCAAATACAGGGTTAACTACTGAATTAGGTGAATTAGAAACAGCAATAACTACTGTAGACACTGGCTTAAGTGCTAGATTGTTTGGCTTAGACACATCAATATCTGCTAGTGATGGCTTAAGTGATAAATTAAGTGAATTAAGTGGGTTTATTACTGGAGATACTGGTCTAAATAAGAAGATTGAGGGTTTAACTTCCAATTTAGATAGTGATAGCGAATTTGTTTTAGGGATTGGTCAACTAGAGACAGAAATATCTAACGTTAGTACTGAAATTAGTACTTTTTCTGGATATTTAGCCCCTAATGCTACACTACAAAGTAGTTTTAATATCATAGCTACTTCTTTAGATGACAATATATCAACATCTTTAAGCACAATAGCTGGACTACCCACTGCTACAGAAGCCTCTAATAGTATAAAGGGTGTAACAGGTGAGGGTAATGATGCAGCAGATGCAAATAATCATCCTGGTATTAATCTGCATCAATTATTAATTGGTTTAACTGAGTCTGGAGCTAGTAGTGGAAGTAATCTACATGAATTAACTGAAGCAGTTTCAGCACAAGAGTTGGATTTTGATGATTTAATGATAAATCCAGTTTGGTCTACTTGGAATGATGGAGATAAGGTTGATCCTGAACCACCAGGTGGTGTAAATGACAAAAATAACCTATTCCATATTGTAAATAAATTATCTGATTTAACTCAACCAGGTGCTCCAGTTGAAGGAACGACATATGAGCCAAAAACACTATATAACGTAGCAGATAGCGTTGATGGTCTTGAGGTAGATATTGGTTTAGTGAGGAAAGGATTGATAAATGAAGCCAATATGGAAATTTATGAAACTCAGTGGTTGGATCAAGATAGTGATTATGTAGATGGGTCTTTAACTATAGCTGCGCCAAGAGGAGAGACTACAGATGAGTTCACAACAGCTACAGGCAGATATGTTTATAAGTTAGATGAAGTAGCTCAAGCAGTTACTGCTTTAAAAGAGTTTCAAAGACCTACTAATGATTTTGAAAATGGATCTGTAGGTGGTGTTGCGACATCAGGTCAAACACCTATACCAGTTGAAACTACAGATGATCCACTCATTGATGCAGTTCCTTTAGCGACAGAAGGATCAGAAGAGGATTTTTCATGCTCTAGAGGGGTGACTGTTACAGCCCACACTGAAAATTCTGGTATTTTATTTGTGGGGAAGGACAATGAGATTACAGCAGGAACAAATCAATTAAAAGATGGAATACCTTTGACAGCAGGAGATTCATTGTTTTTACCAGTAAGAAACCCAAGTAGTATTTACGTCATAGCAGACTATGAAGCAGGTAGTTCACCCAATTTTCTTTATTGGTTGGCAGTGTAGGAGTATAAAATGGCAACTCTAGGCACACTAAGTAGATCAGGATACATAAAAAAATCACAACAAACCTACTCCATTAAAGGTGCTCCTGAAGATGAAAAGAATTTTGGTTTAAATACAGAGACACCATTAGCGCATTTACATATTGTAGGTTGGGGAACTACTGAAGTTGGTAGTAATGGTGAGAAGGGTGGGTCTATAAAATTATCATATGATGACCCAAGTAAGATTGATAGTGAATTACCTTTAGACAATATAAGTCATTTAGATATTTGGGTTAAAGATGATAACAGTCAATATATAACAGCTAGTAAAGAATTACATATTCAGTCTGATTTAGGGGATATTTATATAGAACCTGATTTGGATGTTTTTATTGGTAATCAAGATTTAACTAGCTATATAGAAATGAGGGGTAGGGTTTTTGTAGATGGTGGTCTAACAGTTAGAGGGGTTATTGATTATCATTCTAGATCTGATTTGGCTGTTGAAGATGCTTCAATTTTCTTAAACACACCACTTTATTTTTTCAACACTATAGATGAACTAGAAGACATGGCAGAAGATGCCACTAACGTAGGGGGAGAAGATCAAGCAATAGCTAGGCATGAGCCATCTGCTGAAGGGCTAAATGGATCAGGATTAAAGTTAATTTATGGATATGCAGAAAGTGAAAATGATTATGATCCAGCAAATGGAAGTAAGATTGCCCTTGACGATGCTACAGATTTAGAGACTTACGATGCTGATGCTTTAGCTTATTATCATGAACATAGTGGATTATATAAGCCAGCAACTAAAGATTTTGTTTATAACTCAAATGGTAATGGTAATGGTCATTGGGAATCTAACATACCTATTAAAGCTACAGAGCTTAAGGTAGGTGAATCTGAAGTCTCTATAGATGATTTTATTAGCTCTATAGATACTGAAAGTGAAACTTTAGATACTTCTTTAGTAACAGCTAGTGGTATTGATACTTTTGTTAGTGATTCTATTGCACATCTATTTTCTCATACTATTTATTCTGGTAATGGTATTGGTGATGCGAAAGCCAAGCTTTCTTTATCTGAAGATGGAAGTGACTCTAGTTTTCTATTTGAGATAGATGATACAGATGTTTTTAAAATAACTAGTGATAACAATATAAAAATACTTCAGGGATATAACTTAAGTTTCACTGAAAATGGTCACACAGTATTTGACATTAAGAACCCTGATGCATCTAGTTGGAGTAGCTTAACAGAAGGTTTTTCTACTAATGTACTAGTTACACATTATGCTGTAGATAGTTTTGTTAAGCAGCATGTTTCTGATGAACTAGCAGCTTTCGATATGAGCTTCATCATTAGTGATGATGATGTAGCTAAAGTAGAAACTATAGGATCTACAGATCCATCTATCAATTTCATTATTTCTGACATTGGGGTCATAAATGTTGACTCTAATGGTTTAAGAATACCAAGCGATATAACTGATGATTTTGATACTTGGATGACAGATCTAAAAGAGGGTGATGAACCAACTGAAAAATATACTGGATCAAACTTCTCTTTAAACCCAGGGGTTGAGATTCGTGCTATTAAAAGAAATTCAACTCAAGAAGAAGATGCTTTTAATTACTTAGACATAGTAGATTGGGATTTAGAAGAAGACGATGTCCTCTTAACTCAGAGTGCTATTAAATACAAAATTGGAGATATAACCCATCAAATTGTATCTCAAGACACTAAAGCTATAGTAATTAATGAAAACCTAGATTTATCAGTAGAAGAGAAGATATCTATTGTTTATAAAACCCATGAAATAGCTAAGTTTAGTAATGCTGGATTAGAAATTTTATCTTTGGGTGAACTAGATGGATTGGGAGTTCGTACTCCAGTTCTATATTTAGGTAGTGGATCTACTGGAGCTACAGAGATAAGGAATGCCAGTAATATTGATTGGGAAAACCCATCAGCTTCAGCTTTAGTTACACAAGAAGTATTAAAGGATTTTGTTGATTCAACTGTAGGTAATGTCACTACTGTTGGAACTGATGGTCAATCTTTAGCTTTTGAAGAAGATGAAACAATTTTTTATTCTGATGATAATGAAGTACTGTACTTAAGTTCAAATGCTGTTGTTTTAGATAGGGCTAATGATTCAGAAGTTGAAGGGAATATTTTTGTTGAGGGTCTTTCTTTCTCTGATTATTTAAATGATCAGGGAGAGGTTAGTGATAGTCATCATATTATAAGAGGTGTCTTTACTGCCCAAACTTTTGATGATCAAGTGGTTGGAGATTGGTATGACACCAACACTGATGAGCAATTGCCAACACAACTTTCTGTCAAGGGTTTTGTCACTAGTGTTTTAACTTCCACACTATTAGACTATCCACAAAATCAGATTTATGAAGTGTGGAGTGATCAAACCACTAGGAGTTCTATTACAGTTAGGGGAGATACAGAATCAGAAGACGATCCAATTATTAACTTCACATTAGATGATACTGCAGGAAGATTGCCAGATGCAGTAATGACATCCAGCTATTTCCTATTAGATTTAGGTTTAAAGCTTGGCAGAAAGGTTGATGATTCCCCAACAGATCCTACTGCACAATACTTGCAAGATAACAAAGATAGTTGGAGTGATGATGATTCAAAAAGTGTCAGCATAGCTACTCAAAATTCAATTGATTTATGGATTCAGGATCAACTAGATGGCTTAGATTTCACTTCAATAAGAACTGCAGATTCAGATGGCATTAGTAGGATTGCTAGTGGTAATGAGTTAGCTAGGTTAGAGATATTAGATAAAAACGTTGCTTTACAAACTGGATTTGACTCCAGGAAAACATTCTCTTTTCGCACAGATGATTTACAAAGTGTTCCTCATCAAGTACTCATTATAGATGAAGATGGAATTTCTTTTTTCTATACTGGAACTGGAGATAACCCCATCTGGCATGGGATTCCCATTAGGGGTTTCACTAATGACCCTGAAGATATAAATATAGCTCAATCTAATGTACCTGGTAGTTTAGAGTTAATAACCCCTTATGCGATTAAAGAGTTTTCTAACACCTATAGTAAGACTTCTATAGGTAGTGAAAGAATTGATAATGTTGGGTTTGCCAAAGATGATCCATTGAGTGGTCAAGTTCTTGTCTATAGTGAAACTAGTGGCAATTGGGAGAATAAGTCTTTTGCATCTACTACTAGTACTCAAATAATAGTTGAAGATGGAACTTTAGATCTTTTTATAAAAGAAGAGCAAATAAAGAACAATCATATAGCTCCAGATGCAGAAATCGAAGATAGTAAATTAGAATTAATTTCTTCAGCTAATAAAGTAAGTGCTAGTGCCTTTCCAATAGATACAGATACTGGATTATCAACTGTATTAATAGGGGAAGGGGATGATCGTTTTATTGAAGGGGAAGTTTTGTATGAGTTGTCTTTAGACAACACCCAAATGGCTGGATATGGACTGCAGTTCAAGTCAGCAGAAAAAGAATTAGAAGTTATTACAGATTACACCAAATCTAATTATACAAGTCTTCCTGGTGCTGGATCTGATTTATGGTGGAACAACATCTCTAGATTAACTACTACGTTGTCAGCTAGTTCTTTCTTAGTACATAAGGATGATGGTGTAGGGGAAAATGTAAATCAGGATGGTCATAGTTATGGTGGTAACATTTATCTTCCACACAGAGAATTAAATGAGCCATTTAGGTCTTCAGCTTATAACGATAATGGTGATCAATATTATTATGATAATGATCCATTTGGACAAATAAGAGTATTAAAGCCATCTCCAGAATTTGATTACAGTGATTATATTTATCGTAAAAAACAAGCTCTTGAGGGATCAGAACATCCTTGGGGTCAAAAATATGATCGAAACAATAATAGTCTTTTAGATATAACTGAAGAAGGTTATTTATTTGATAATTCTGAACCCTTTCAGATTACTAAAGATTATGTGGATGAAGACTTTATAGATCAAAAATTAACTTTTGATACTACGTTGGGCGTAAATAGAATAGCAGTTACTGAATTATCTTTTTATACAGCAGCAGGGAATGTAGATTCATATGATGATATTACGTACTTAGGAACTCAAGCAGGTGGGTGGTCAACTGTTAATGGGATTAAGACAGGGGTTACTGATGAAGCTCAAATTAACATGGAGAACCCATCTCAGTTTTTATTAGCCTCAGAGTCTGCTATTGTTAATTTAATAACAGACCAAATGAATGTTGCTAATGAAATATTTGAACAAAGAGATGCCAAAATTTTTAGGGATGATGAATCTTTTTATCAGTACACCATAGAAGAGTCCAAAGCTATGCTTTCCCCACTATCAGATGGGGATTTGCTTATGTTTAGAGAAGGGTTGGAGAAAGATGTATTGGGTGCAGTTACAACCTTATCTCCTGGTAAATGGGTCAACTATAAAGTTGCTGAAGATAGTCATATTATTTTTGATGTTGATGAGAATCCAGATGCTTACTACCTGCTAGAATATGCTCAGTGGCTAGAAGACAGAAGAGATCCACTTGGATATTGGACTTATGGGTTTGAAGACCCCAACTATACAACTGAATATCAAAACTGGATAAATACTGGAAGTGATGGTAATCCACCAGAAAGATGGTGGGTTGAGAACAAATGGGTTCAACAGGCAGAAGATCCATCTACTGGAATTTCCTGGCCTGTAGAGCAAATTACTGAGAATCTATATCCTAATTTAACATCTTCTGAAAGAAGACAAATTAGTGATGATAGTTATGAAAACAGACAGTATTTTCAAGAAGAAAACCCTTCAGAATTAAGATCACCCTATTTCACTTCAGAAGAATACTTAGATCTTTTCTATACTGCTGCAGGTGGTGCTCAGTTTACATTTTATTTAGATAGTTCAAATGCACCTAGTGAGGTAAGTTTCCCTATTGGTGTTCTTAGTAAAGGTTCTACTATTACCCCTACAGAGATAACTTATGTAAATCTTGAAACTGGTGTAATCACAGGATCTTATGATTATCGTCAGTATGTCTTCCCTAATCCAGGTATACATTTAAATTTAAGAGATCTATCTATTACTAATGATGCTATAGCTGTCAATGCTGAAATAGCAGACTATAAGTTGGCAGACATTAGTACACCAGATAAGGTTCTTGGAACTGCAGTTCAACTCCATCCATATACTGCACTTGAAAATTATATTATTGAAGAAGCCTTAAGCCCAGGCTCTAGTTTAGCTCAAGCTGGATACTCTTACGAAGAGGGTGGGTTAAATAGTGTTGGTTTAAGAATCAAATCAAGCTTTGCTGGTCAGGGTTTAGAGATGACAGAAGATAACATTATGAATATCTCTGCATCTTTAGCCCATGTTACAGAGTTGGGAACTCTAACTATTGGTAATTGGCAAGCAGATCCAATTGAAATGGAGTTTATTGAGGATATAGATCAGTCTTTATTATCATCATCAACACCATCATTTGCAGGTATACGCTTGGGGTCAGTTGCTGGTGGATATCATACTATTAGTAAGTTCGATGATGATGGTCAGTTAGGTGGTCAAGTAGATGAAAACCATTTAGGTGATGGGTTTTTACCTACTCAAAAAGCTGTTAGACTATTCTTTGACCAGAGGTCAGACCAAGACTTAAAGACAACAGATTCAGTGACATTTACTGGATTACAGATAGATGTTTCATCTCCTGTAGAAATAAAACATATCTTTGATGATATGTCTTTAACAGATGAGGGAAATACAGGTTATTTGAGTGAGTCTTTAGCAACTCAAGGGTCTATTAAAGCATATGTAGACTTAAAATCTGGTGATGCAGCAGATGCTGTAATCTTAAGTGGTTTACAAGACACAAGTATTCAGGCTCCAGTTGTTGGTCAAATGTTGATGTATCAAGAGCTTGCTCTTGGTCTTGGGGAAAATAACCCTAAGCGTTGGGTAAATATAAATATAGGTACTGATAATAGTGATATAGAAGTAGATGAAACAAATAGTTTCATATTGAGATCCAATGCTGTATCTAATATAAACATTGTTCCAGGAGCAGGTATATCTGACTCTAAACTAGAGCAAATTACTACTCCTGGTAAAGTCTCTGGTACAGCAATTCAACTATCTACATTTTCTTCATTAACCACTAGGCTAGAAGAGGGTGGTGCTTTAGAGATAAGCCATAATTTAGTAGGAACTCAAACAGTAACTGGATTAGATTTTTGGCATATAGATGAAGATGGTAATGAAGAGTTAGTTTCTCAAGGATCAGGTGCATCGTTAGATTTACCTAGACAAGAAATTAGGCTGAATACAGAGAGCATAGAGTGGCAAGGGAATAAATTTAAACTTTCCCACATGGATGCTACTTTCACTAATCAAGCCCTAAGAACACAAGATGAAGTAGGGTTTCAATCAGTAGATGCCAGTAGCATTTCAGTTACTAATAATATGACTATTGGTGGAACATTAGAGGTGGGTGATGAGCTTACTGTAGATAGTGATGTTACGATTACTGGTGATTTAGTAGTTCAGGGAGATGGTTCTCAAGTTGAATTAGAAGTAACTCATTTATTTGTAGATGATTCTAGGGTCATGTTTGGAACTGACCCTACAGAAGGGCCAAACAATGGTGTGGGATTTTATGGGTTATATGGTGGTTCTTCTGCTCAATCTGAAGTCTCTACAGTTGGTCTTGTGTATGGGGAATCAATTTATGCCACAAATGGAAATCATGGGGATATTTTTTACCTATTTGACACTAACAATGACATTGGAGTTGCTCCTAGTTGGAATTTAAATTTAATCGCTAATAATCTCAGTACAATAACAAGCAATAGGGCTACTTTAAGTGCCAATATTATTGGGAACATTCTCACTGAAGTACAAGAGTTTAATGAGATTAACCCATCAGATGGAAATGATATTGACATTAATGAATTAAGGGTAACCAGTATTAGTACTGGTGTTGATCCAAGAATCACTATAGCTCCAAAGGCATCTGGTATAGCCTTAGTAGTTGGAAATCAACTTGCAAGATATGAAGGAACTTGGAGTGGAGAACTAATACAAAGAGAATATCTTGAAGGAATGAGTGAAGATTCAGTAGCTGAGTTTAAAAAGCTAGTTCTTGATCATCAAGAAGGTGGAGTATATGACTCTAGTTTCCAACTTAGGGGCGTAGAGATTAATGAAATATCTAAATCTGGAATTTGGAATTCACATGAATCCACGCAATTTGGATATGGAAATGACATCACTACTGTTACATCTTCTGTGCCTTTAGATATAGAAGAGTTAGCTGAATTTGTTCATTTACACTTAAGAGAAACAGGATCATTTTATTATACAGATTATGCAAATATTGGTTCATCTGATGACTTTAGTGATGGAGATATTAAACAACATGAATACTTATCAGGTTCAGATCCTGTTAATTTAGATGATGAATTAGTTACTAAAGGGATGTTGGTTGAGTTTTTAAATAATATTAGTATTAATAATTTAGTTGATGTTGTTACTCATGAAAAACATATTGATTATAATCAAATTAGTAGCACTAATTATACATCTAATATTAGGTGGAGAGCTTTAAACAATGCAGAACCTTTCACTTTAAATGAATTTAATGTTGGTGGTGGAGATTTTGATGCTAAAATTAAATCAGATGATAATTATAGTGATGATAGAGTAGAAAGCTTTGGTTCTGTTTTATTTTATGTGAATGTTGATCAACATGAGAGATACGATACCAATAATGAACAGGGTGATATGTATCCTAAATTTGATTATAAGGATAATATAAAACATACTCACCCTACATTTTTTGGAAACCTAAATAAGAAATATAATGATAGTGGTGCTTGGATTCCTAGAAGAATCGAAGACATGGTGTGGAAAGGTAGTTGGCAAGGAGATCCTATATCCAATGATTATATTGGTGGAATTAATCAGGATTTATTAACTTCTTCATCAGTAGTTTTTCACGAATTAGAACTCTCAACTGCAGGTGGTTTTTCTCCATCTTTAACACTGCCAAGCACTAAGTCTGTTAATGATAAAGCTGTCATTAACAAGATAAATGATGATGTAATAGAATTAGGATCAAACCTAACTATAGACACATCAACTGGTGGATATGTAGAAGATAATTATTTAGTAACAGAGTCTGTGCTTAGAACTTATGTTCATGAAACATTAACAGAAGGTTCTGAATTAAAAGTTGAGGCAATGGGTGATGTTCAATTTGATTTAGATCATATTGACAACTTCAAACTTTGGGTTAGGTATTTAAATCAAGGTGAGATTCATACTGAACAGCATAGAACTTATCCCCCTACGCATAATGCATATTTATACGCTAATTTTATAGTTAGTAGAGGGTCAATACCTGTTTTCTTTAAAGAGCAAGATGTTGATTTTGATCATGAATTAACAACACCTTCTTTAGGTGGTTTAAATCCAACTATTAGATCAATTTTATTTTCATCTAATAGTCAAATTAATTTTTCTTTACCTCAAAATGTAGTTCAATATTATGGTAAGACCTTAAGTAGTGGTATACCAAATGATCCCACTGGATTTGTTTCTGGAAATCGTGCTATTACAGCCAATTATTCTTCTGCACCCCCCATTAATGTAGATTATACTGATGATCATAATTATGCTTCTGGAAGTTGGGATTTTGTACCTGTAGATGAAGATATAGAAAGGTTCAATAGTCTACACAATAGTATTTTCCCTAAAACTATTTCTGACATCAGGGATCATCTTGGGAATGTAGATGATGGAAATGGTGGTTGGATTGATGGATCAGATGGTTCCATAGAAATAGTCTTAAGAGTAGTTGATTTAGATAAGGATTTATCTGGTGAGCCATCTGTACAGGATTTTATATCTGATGATGAGGCTCAGTTTGTAGTTAAATTTAATTCATTAGCTGATTGGTGGAACAGATTAATTTCTGTTGAAGCATCTGAATATGCAGGTGAGCAACCAGGTGATGTTTTTCAAGTTGATGGTTATGAGTCTTTTAGATGGAAATTACAAAGATCAATAGAGGGTTATCTTGATTCTCTTTTAGAAGATCCTAGTTTAACTATAGATAACCAGAGTTCTTTAAATCAACAACGTGATATAAGGGCTAATGATAAAGACCTACTGTTGTTTGACTATGATTTAGTTTCTACTGCTACTGGAGAACAGGGAACATGGACTACTTCAACAGATTTATCTATAGATACTTTAAAACTATATGATTGGGAAAACACTAGAACAGAGGTAGTTCCTTCTGGCGATGAATTTATAAACATAGATACAGGAAGAACTTATTCATCAGACTATGTTAAATCAGAAAATATTGTTATAGATGGTGCAAATGTATCTCTTCACTTGGGGGAAAACGCTTACTTCTATACAGTACAGGATTTACCAAGCTATCTTTTAGAAGAAGATGAAATAACAACTATAAGTAAAGTATCTAGAACTATAGAAAGATATAACAATAACGATAAGACTTTAGTAACTGAAAAAGCAATTTTTGATCATATTAGGGAATCTCTTAATACTTTAGAGTTAAAAGATATAAACATTAAATATGATGTTTTTTCAATTCTTAACAACTACACTCATCCTAATAATAATCTTTCAGATAATAACCTTAGCTATTGGGAGTTAGATCATGTTGACTTCCAAAATGATACTGTTAAGGAAAGACCTAAGTTCACCATGATGGAAGTTAAGTCTGAGTGGGATAGTCATGTTGGAAATACCAATATAAAGCTTCCTGTTGGGCATCAGACTAATGGTGTAGATGCTAGTTCTAGTACTAATGAATACCATAGCCTTCAAGATTGGCAAAAATATGAGTTTAATGTATACACTCAGTTAACAGCAAGGGTTGATGATTTTTATATTAGTGTACTTCAAAATAGTTGGAGTAGTCGTTATAGCTGGAGATCTCACTACACTGGATATAGTAAGGGAATGCCAGGGTATGATTGGTCAGATTCATCAAGCTTCAGTGATATAGAAGCTTATATGCATGGGGAGAATGATGACAATCCAGGAGTCATTTCTTTTAATTATCTACCTCAGTCAATTAACATTAAAGATAAAGATCTATCTCCTTTATCTCCAGTATATTCCTATAGGTATAATTATGGTAATAGTGCATATCCAGATTATAGAAGACTTGGTGGAATAAGTTTAGATCACATAGGTTTTCTTGATAAATATGCTCAAAAAGCTTATGTAGATCAGTCTAACTTAGACGATAACAACAATATTCAGTGGAATCAAGATGATCCTGATGGTAATGATGATGATTGGAAAGGATTATTTAGCAGTAGTCTTTTAAGATTAGGGGAAGACTTAGAACTACATAATAGTTTTTTAGAGGTAGATACAAAAGAATACGATGATAACACTTATGCACGTTATAACAAGTTTAGAAGATCCCATGATGTATTAAAGGTTGACGTACATTCTTTAGTTAGTCCAACGTCTAGTCGTATAACCCAGGGATATTATGGTCATTCTGATGATCAGTTTTTATATGATGATGCATCCACCTATAGGGTTTCAGATGGAAGTGGTGGGTATGATTATGATGTTGATTCTTTTGAATCAGGACTAGAGGTTGTTTCTTATAAATATAGTCCATATATTTATCATTATTCTGGCAGTGGTAATAGTTATAGGCGTAGGATTGGAGACAGTAATTCCCCAGGTGATTCATTAGGAGATGATGGAGTTGGATCTGCTGATTTTATTAGAACTTCCCCTAATCAACAACACCACCCTTTAGTAACATTCAATAGTATAGAAGTTAAAAACGATTTAATATTAGGTAGTCAAGAAAACACAGATTATGCAGATTACATTGCTGCTTCAGACCAAGCACAGTGGTTAATTGATAATGGTCTAACTGAGCCACCAGAGCCAACTGTTCCTTTATTGGGTTTATCTAGTAGTGGGGTTTTAACTGCACAAGAATATAGAGGAGTATGGAGAGGAGATCCACTCAAACAGGAAGATTTAGATGACAGTTTTTTAGATCAAGATTTAACTACAGTTTCTTCACCTAATTTCTTAAAGATTGGTGTTGGGCCATTATGGAACCAAGCATCTACAAATTGGGCTAACTGGAGTTACTTATCTGAGTTTGGAATAGTAGCGCAAGGTGGAATTCTTGTAAGAAAAGATGTTGACGCAGGAACTGATAATGCACTAGTTGTTACAGAGGGTCTTAAAATAAAAGACATGACTAGTGGGTATGGGCTAACCTCTAATGGTGGCAATGTTTTAGGTGGCGAAAACATATTAAATCCAGAAGGATTCAGTGATGCTGTAAGTTTACCTTATACCATAGAGTACAATGATGAAGATACTGGAGAGTTAATAACAGAGAATCATACGTTTAGTGAGATTATTCCTACAATTAATTACATCACTAATAATCCTGACTTTTTCAATGTTTTTAATCCAAATTCAAATACATTTAAAGACACTGAGTCTTTAGCCACAGTCTACGCTATAAAATCCTATATTGAAGCTAAAACAGGGATTTCTCCCAACTTGTCTGCACTAGGAGACACCTATTTTGTAGATTTAATGGAAGTTACAAGTTCTGGAGATGCTCTGTGGTTCCCTTTGTTTAATAAAGATAAAATAGTAGGTGGATCAGAAGGTGTTGGTAAGTGGGTAAATAGAAAATTTGGTGGTGACATTATACTATCAGACCCACACTTTGCACTAGAGGGTGGACTTGAACCCAAAACTGCAGAGTTTAAAATTGTAAACATAGATGATGGTATTGTTCCTATTAACGAAGGTGCTTCAGGGCTAGAAGATGTCAATGGATTAAGAATAAAAACTGACATTGCTGGAGAAGGGCTATTGGTTGATGCTTCATCATCAAGTACAAGTACCCCTGAAGAATATGCAAATTTTTTAGCTCTAGGAACACCTAATTATATGACAGTTAGGGTGGTTGAAGTTCCAGCAGGAATGATAAGAGCAACTGGAGAGTATGGTGATCCTGTAACAGATTTTGCTACTGGTAATGGAAGTTCTAGTGACTATGAGTTTGTATCTGGAAATGAACAATGGTGGTATTTGTCTAGTTATGGATTCTTACCAGATGCTTTAAAAGAGTCAAATACTGGTGGTTTTTCTGTAGGTGATGTCATTACTATCCATACTACAGATAGTAATTTTAATTTCTCAAGTACTGAGTATATTACACTTTTAGAATATTTTAGAGAAGCTTTTCAAGCACACTTTGGTGATCAAACTTCTAATGATTTTATTTTAAATTTTAATTCTTCAGGTTTAATTTGGGAAGGAAGAGGGTTTACATTATCTGACGTTAGGAGTGGTCTTGAAGATGGTGATCAGTGGGTAGATCAAGATTTAAAAACCACAGACGATGTGGAGTTCAAATCAATTGTTATTGATACTCAGACCTCTGTTAATACATTAACTATTAGTGATGGTAATATTACTTTAGAAACTTATCATGATCCTATAGGGATTGGTAATGATTATCATAATTTTATAGATTTAAATGTTGATGGTGATGGTTATATTAAGTCTAATGGACTTCAAATATATGAAACAAGAACTCACCAACAACAACAAAATTCTTCTGCTACTATCACAAAAGAAGGTGCTTTAACAGCCTTATCAATTTCATCAGATAGTATCACAACAGATGAATTAGCAGCAAGAGAGATTCAGAGTGATGGGAACTTATCTATTGGTAAAGATTTTAAAGTAGGATCTAACGTCAATATAACTTCTTATTATGAGGAAGATCCCATAACAGATTCTTACACTAATTTAGTGAATTTTGAATCTTCTTCTGGACTAAACCTAAGAGATTTTTATTATGTAAATACTGATGCTCAGGGTGATTTAACGATTAGGAGACAAGATAGGGAATTACTTGAAGCTCCTTTTATTGATGAAAGTCTTACAGGAGATCAGTTACTAGAAGAAGAGAAGAAGCATGAGAATCTTTTAGCAGAAGCAGGTCATACTGTTTTAGATACTAAGTCTTTAATTGTTAATACATCATTAATAAAATTATCTAGTAGAAATATAACCATAGATGGTGAAGCACCATTTGGAAATATTGCTAATGATAATCATGATATTGGTTTTTATGCCAACTATAGAGATGCCTCTAGTGAAGTAGATAAAATAACAGGTTTATTTAGGCAACATTCTGATGGATTAAACGAAGGAGAAGCAGGAAGAAGAAAGGGTGAATATTATCTTTTTGATGTTCCCAGGTTTGTTAGAGGATATAGGAAAACTAGGAAATATACTGAGAGATATAAGGCATATCAAACACTAGTAGAGTATATAAGTATATCTAGTAATTATCATGCAGATAGTAACCCTAAAGGTCAGTCTGAAGGATACTATGTAAACCATTTTCACAGTATGTTTAAGCATCAACATATTGAAGGTGATGGTCAATATGAGCCTAATCCATATTGGTATCCAGAGATATTGTTTGATTACACAACTAGAGCTTTATATACACCTTCCACTGATCCATCATCAGAAGGATTTGATGATACTTCTGGTATTTCTTGGTTTGTTGGTGAATGGACTCAATCTGGAAATTCAACTCAGTATCATGTAGATTTACCAACAATTAAAGATTATAACGATGGGATGGTATATGCAGGTACAGCCTCTCCTTATGGATCTCATCAAGCTGAAAATACTTCTCTGAAGGATTATTTCGATGGACTTTTAAGTTGGAAAGATGCTTATGATCATAATAGTACATTATCACCTATAGAAGTTGGGGGGGTTGTAGACTCTAGCCACCCTGATTGGATGGTTCCAGGATCAGAGGGGATAAACGCTATATATGAATATGATGAATCACATTCTCTTTCTGAGAAAGATTCTGATAAAGCTTGGTTTGGATATGTTTTAGAGGATATGCCTGGTGAATTAGAGTATGAAGCATACAATGATCCTTATGATCCAGCACCTTTAAGTGGGTATGATCTAACAGATATAGGTAATCCTGATAATACTCAAAGTGGAACACAGACTGCATCAGAAACACCAGCACCTAATTCTTATTCAGAGTTTGATAATTTTAATGAGATTTTAGGCAAGGAGATATATACAGCGTTTGTTGGGGATTATGGTGTTGGTAGTCATATTTACAAGTGGTATAGAAAGTCTGGAGAGGACATGGCTCCACCACAAGAATATGAATATATTGACACACCAGAAGGGAGACAATATTCCTATGAAGTAAACAGTACTGTAAGTATAGAAATGGCTTATTTAGATAGGCTTGAGGATGTAGAGGATGTAACAGGATATTGGGATACTCCTTATAGACGTGTTGATGGAAAAGACATAATAAAGTTTACCACAGAGTTTGGTAATTTTTTAAATACACCTAAAGTACAGTATAGGTATTCTCCAACTGAAGATTATCCTTTTGAAATAATAACTGGTAGTCCACATTTTTATATCTATCAAGAGCCAGACTATACTGATCATGATTTAGTGGGTAAGTACAGATATTTATGGTTAGTTAAAGGAGAGGGAGATCAAGCTGATAGAGTTACTACGTTAACGCCAGAAGAATTCTCAGAAATATATGGTGGAAATGTAAATAGTATTGTTCCTTTACTTAGGGAATTTACAGATGATAAATACAACCCAAGAGATTTTCAATTAGCAAAATTAAATGCTGTTCTTTCAGAGGATTCTAAGTGGAAAGGACAAAAAATTGAATTTGAATACATAGATGAAGAGTTAACTTCTAAAATTCAAGAGGCAGATACTCACAGAGGAAGATTAGACAATCCTCACAATGTAACATCTAATCAAATTCAAGATTTTGATGATAATGTTTCTGAACTACTCAATGTATTTACTGGAGATATAAGAACAGATGAACAGCAAGACTCTAACAATAGTGAATATATAGATCCATCTAATCCATCTGATATTAGTGTTATCCAGCATGTAGGTGTAATAGATACAGGAGTGTGGCAAGGAGATAGGATAGATGCAGCTTATTTAGATTTAACACCATTAAACATAGGAGAGGGTTTAAGACCAAGTTTTGATGGAGTCAATTTTACTGATTACAGTACTGGTAATTTTGGTCTTTTCAATACAGGTCTGAACTTTGAATGGAATGAAAATCAAATTGATGCACCTATACATGTTAAAACACTGGATGAGAATGCTGTTATTTTAGAAAGGTTAGTTGGGGATGAGCAAACACCTTCTAATATTCAAGCAGTTTCTTTAGTTTTTAGATCTTACAATAATGAAGATCATATAGAGTCAATATCTTCTGGTGGAGACTATAGTTATGGTGAGTCTACAGAAAATGGAGCCATCACTGGTAGATCTAAAGGACTAAGATTAAGAAATAGTGGGGGAACTTCTAGCTTACAACTACTAGAAAATGGAAATATTGCATTTAATTTAGGAGAAGATCCATCAGTTGATGATGACTTCTATTTTTCTGGTTCCAAACTTAGAATTAACAATCCAAGTGCAGGTGATGTTAATTTATATGTTTCTAGTAGTCAGTCTGACCAAGAGATTTTTACTGTTTATGAGGAAAGTCTTGGTGAAAGCACAACCAACAAAGGAACTTGGAAATTTGGAAAAACTTCTAATAATAATTTTGGTATTTTTAGAGATTTAGATGATTATGATATTGCTTCTACATTAATAGAAAATTATTCAGGAGCTAGATTAGTAATTATAGAAGATGATCCAAACAATGTTGGTTCTGGATGTCATTTAATTTTTAATAAGCATTCAGAAGTGGCAGAAAATTGGATCTCTACTGCATCTAAAAGATATTCAGCTATAGAATTAGGTAATGGATTTACCATTTACAATGAAGATAACAATGGTTCTAAATTTGGATTGGTTAGAGGTGCTTATTTTGGTATAAACGAAGAGGATTACCCCACCTGGAACTCTACTCAGACTTTTAATTCTGAAAGATTAGAGTTTAATGATGGAATTAAGTTTTTTGTTGCATCTACAAGCCTTGTTGACGAAGCAATTAATTATGATCAACAAATGACTATTACTGATAGAGGTGTGGGTATATTTACACTTGAACCTGGATTAATTGGTGGTGATTCATCAAAACCAATTAGATTAGATGTTACTGGTAATTTAAGAGTTACTGGTGGTTTATATAAGGGATCACTTGGGAGTGAAGTAAGATTACCTTTTGATGCTTGGACACCAGTAAATGACAATAATGATGATGACATTTACCATTCTGTAGGTCAAGTTGCAATTGGAACTTCTACTACTCTTAATACAACTCTATCAGTTAAAAATACTGATCAAACTTTCTCTCCATTTCAAGTTAAAGGCGCATCTAATATAAATGCTCCTAATGGACTACCAGTTATAACAGTTACTGACGATCCTATTTATACAACAGTAGATGAAGGTTTACCTAATCCACAATATGCTTTATATGAAGAGCAACTTGCAATTAGTACTGCAGCAGCAGAAGCTTGGTTAGAAGAAAATAATTTAACTGAACCACCAAATCAATTTTTACCTGGAGCAACTACACAATATAATCTTCACGATGTGACTGATGTCATCCCTGGATTTTCAGAAGATGATCCTTTAATAGATGTAGTTGGTGGTAGAGTAGGGATTAATGTTGCTAACCCATTGTTCCCACTAGAAGTTAGAGGAACAGTTTATATTGATGGAAATCTTTCTGTATCTGGTGGAATTAATGGTCAAGATTTTGGTGATTTTAGTTGGGATAATTCTGGACTTAGTTTAAATGATGCACAGTTAATTACAGTTGTTATAAATCCAGAGACAGGAGCACAAGAAACAAATCTTTCTGCTAATACAAAAAGATTTGTAATTGATCATCCAACTAAAAAAGGAAAAAAATTACAGCATGGAAGCCTTGAAGGGTCTGAATATGGAGTTTATTCTAGAGGAAAAAGTAAAGAAAAGATAATTTTATTGCCAGAATATTGGACAAAGCTAATTGATGATGATACAATTACAATTCAATTGACTCCAATAGGAAAGTTTCAACAGTTGTGGGTTGAAAAAATTGAGAGCAATATGATTTTTGTGGGTTCTGATCAAGAAGAAGTACACTATTATTTCTTCATAAATGCTGAAAGAAAAGATGTCAGTAAATTAGAGGTAGAAATTTAAAATGGCTAAAGACATTGTAATACAACCTTTATTAGGAAAAATTGATTTTCAAGATGACGTTGGTGGTAGTTATGCTACTAATAGCAATTTTTTAATTGCTGATGATGGAACCACTACTCTAAGTCTGAATAAAAATAATGGTGGGGCAATTCCAACTATTGATTCTGTGGCTAATGTTGCCTTAGATATTGATGGTTCTCTTGCTATTACAGATAAATTCATTCAAAATGGAGTTCATCGACCTTATGACAGTGCTTTCTTTGGTGTTTTAAGAGAAGAAGGAAGTAATGGTGATAAAAGAGCATACTATGAAGGTGGTATGTTGGGCGTTGGTGACTTTTCTTCAAGTGCACCCATTGCAGCTTTAGATGTAATTGGGTCGATTCATGCTTCTGGTGACATTACAAGTGTTAATGTTAATTTCACTGGAGAGCTACAAGACAATGGTACTAAAGTTGAGTTAGAAAAACTAGACTTTTTTGATAAACCCTCAGATACAGTTACTACAACCCACAACCTACAAGCTGCTGACATCACAGCTACAGGTGCAGTAATTGTTCAAGGTAATTTGACTGTTGAAGGCACTACTACCACAATAGAGTCTTCCACCCTAGCCATTGATGATAAAAACATCGTACTTGGTAGATCTGATGATTCAACTAATGATGCATCAGCACAAGGTGGTGGTCTTACATTAAGTAATGACGCAAATGGCGATAAGACTATTGCATGGTCTGCTACAGGTTCAAATCACATTTCAGCTTGGGAATTTAGTGAAACAGTTGTAGTAGCTGGTGATGTAGATTTTACAGGTGCATTAAAGAAAAATGGTGTAGCCATTGATTTTGCTTCAGAATCAGGAGTTATTTGGTCTGAAATTCCTGGTGAAGCTATTGACTTAACTAGTGCTACACAAACTGCTTATGGGTCAAGTGGTCAGTTAGAGTTAAATTCTACTCAAATAAAAAGTGGAACATCTGCAACTGATAATATTTCAGATCTTGCCAATATTACAATTAGTGGTGATTTTGAGATTACTCTTACTCCAAATGTAGCAGAGACTATGGGTAGTTCTGCTGCAGTTAATTTTCTATTTGTGTCTGAATCACTTGGTGTTCCAACCAGTGGTGGTGGTGGTGTATATCCCAATTTTGGTACATTAGTACATATTGGACATTATCCAAGTGAAAACAGATCTAGGATCTATAACTTAGCTACTGAAAATTGGCCTGTTAACTCCTTAAGTTATCGTATTATTTATACATCAAGTAGTAGGGTTTTGGTTGTTTTAGATGATGGTGGAAATTTAATAATACAGACCACAATGCCTGGAACAGGTGGAATTTTATTTGGTGTTCAGGGTTATAATGTAGATCAACACACCAATGGCTTAGTAGCTACTTATTCAGGGTTTATTGGTGCTGCATCAATTGATACAGCTACATACACAGGTGATGTTTCAACCACTGGTAACATTAAACTAGGTGGAGATTTATTAAATTCAGCAACTGGTGGAAATTATGTTGATGAAAGAATCAATGTAAAAAATGATGGTTCTGACGCTTATTTAGCTGGAAAACTATCTATAGGTAGTTCTGCTAATGCTACCAATAATGATAATTATGACTTAAGTGTTCTTGGTTCGTTGAATTATGGAACTCTCCACGCAGATGGAAATCAAATTGATTATGGTACTGATTTTGGTCAGTGGAGTCTTAGTGGGTCTAGCTTAACTACTGCATCTGGTAATAATTTAGGTCTTGGTGGTGCTGCCAATGCATCTTATAAATTAAAAGTAACTGGAGATTCTCATGTTACTGGCAGTTTATATTATGGTGCTTCAGCAACTCTCATAGAAGATTTTATAGTTACTAGTAAAACATCAGCTATTAACTATTTAATTAAAGATGGTAGTGATAATTTAAGTTATAGTGATGGTGATTTAACTATAGATAGCACCATTAGTGCAGATACAGTTACAGCATCCAATATAGATTTCACTAGTAGTTTACAAAAAAATGGTTCTGCTTTAACCCTAAAATCAGGTGACTTTGGCGTTTGGGAATCTGCTGGAGCTAGTGTTTCTTTACCAGTTCCTGCTACTCAAGGAATAGATATTTCTTCTTTCATTACATCTGCTGGTAACACTAAAGTTTTTGGAGTAACCAATAGTGGTTTTTATTTTCTTGCTAACGATAATCTGTATTTATATAACTTCTCTACAGGAAGTGTCAGTACTATTCAACAAAACTTAGAGAATACTATTGATGGTGATGGTGCGACTACTACTTATGGTGTAAATACTCATGAATCCATAATAAAAACTGTTTCTTCAGGTGATGAATATTTTGCATGGTCAAATCGTCAGACTAGTAAATTTTATGTTTACAACATAACAAATGGTTTTACTCAACTTAATGACAGCACTGTTAATTTTTCATCATTGGGTTTAACTAACGATGTACATATTAAGCAATTGATTCCAGATCCTTCTGGAACTGAATGGAATGATTTTGCTCTACACAGTTATAGTGAAGATGCTATTAAACACGCTAATAAAAAGTGGACAATAAACTATAGCACTGATCTTATAGACGATCTTATAGGTCTTGATTCTACTGGTAGGTTGTTTTACTCTACTAGCAGTGGTTCTTTAGCTTATGTAGATGTCAGCAGCTTAAGTAATGATCAAGTTGTTAATTTAGATGACTTAAGTCCAGTTACAGTTACTACTCTATTTAGTTCCTATACAGATAGTAATGGCAGGTTCCAAATCACATCTCAGATAATAGAGTCTTCTGGTAGTCCACAAACTATTTTAACTGACACTTCTGATAATTTTTGTCATCTCTATGATTTGTTGACAGGGGATGTGGTTACTGATCTTATAGATGGTATTTTTGATGTGGGTAATGGACTTGAACCTATAGGTGGAAGTAATTATTCGTTTGTAGCTTATAACCCTTCAAATGATGAAACAGCTTGGATGGGCAATAGTAAACATGTCTATACAACAGGGGCAATTATTGGTGGACAGGTTATTCATAGTCAAGCTTCTGTTGCTATTGGAAAAACAGCACCAGATTATGCTCTAGATGTTGTTGGAGATATTAACATAGAGGGTGGAAAGCTTTATCAAGATGGTGCAGAAGTTGTTACTGGTACATTGGCTACTATTAACTTCTTGCAAATGATAGGTGATGAAGCTGCCAGTACAGAATTTTTATATACAGATGCACCTTTCCAAATTGGTCAAAGAGATGCTTCATCTTCTCATGCCACTTCAGCTACTTTTACATCAGGTGTTCTTCTTGAAGTTGATGGTCACATTGAAGCAGCTAATAATATTTTAGCAGCAGGAGCAATTTTTACTAATTCCATCACTACTGGTGGATTAGATACTGGATCTGGAAATATTGTTACTACAGGTCAAGTTGCGATAGGTGATGGTGCGACTACAGGAACATATGGTCTAGAAATTCAAGATGGATTGAACGTTAAAGGTGGATTCTACAACAATGGTGGAAGTGCCTTAAAAGTTGAAGCACTAGATTTTTGGGTAAATAGTGGTGACAATAGTGAAAAACTATCAACTAGATCAGCTACTGATAACATTACTAAAGTAGGTATTGGTGTAGCAGATCCAACTAGTGCTTTAGAAGTATCTGGAGACATCAATATCGTAAGTGGTAGTCTTCTAATTGATGGCACAGCATTAGTAGTAGATCCTTATTTCAATGTTAACGAAGATGGTCATCTAACCCTGCTTGCCAAAGATAATGGTGAAGATCCAAATACAGGTAGATCATTAAGTGTTGGTTCTACAGATACTAATAGTGTTCCAAGTGCAACATTAGATGTTACAGGAGATATATTGGCTTCTGGAGACATTACATTTAATGGAAACTTAAAAAATGGCAATAATACTCTGACAATTGCAGCCCTGGATTATTGGACTGAAGGTTCAGGAAATCTAACTAGAGGATCTGGTGATGTAATTATCTCTAGTGGAGATTTAAGTGTTAGTGGAAATGTTGATATTGGAGCAGGGGGTCAATTCTTAAGAGATGGAACGCCTATTGACTTCAACGCAGAGGGTGGATCTTTATGGACTTTAGGAACTAATAATGACCTTACTTCTGGAGCTAGTAAAGTAGGTATAGGAACAGGTTCTACCACACCACTATCAGAACAACTAGAGGTTGATGGAAACATTAAGTTCACAGGTGACCTCAAGCAAGTTGTTGATGGTGTTACCACCACAGTAGATTTACTTAATGTTTGGTCTTCAAGTGGTGAGACATTTACATATAATCTATTAACTGGAGATAATTCTACTGTTTTTGAAGCATATTCATCTGCAACTGATCCAAGTTATTCTGCGAATGTAATCACTCACAGTGGCACACTTCAGATTCAAAGTATTCTTCCAGTAACAGAGATGAGCCTAGATTATAGAGTTACTCAATCTATTCAAGGAACCCATCTAGGTTATAAATGGCGTGTTAATGTTATTGAGAATGGTGTGGTAGATGCTCAAAATTCTTTTTATTTAAATATTTCATCGCACACAGTTAGTCCTGAAATATTTACACGATTAGACTTTGTCTCAACAGTAAATGGTGTAGGTGGTTATTCAGAACATCCTGGCTCTTCTCCATACCTAAATGACTCTGCAGTTTTTAATTATGATGGTGCAGGTAATTTCACATTTGGTAAGTCATCTTCCCAAGTAACAAAATCTATACCAGAATGGGCAGGAAAAACACTGCAGATTATATTCGATGGTTCATCAAATCTTTCATCAGGTGGTGTTAATTGTGGTGCAAAACAACTTACTTTTGATAGTGGAACGTTAGTTGTTACAACAGGAGCTTTAACAGCTACTTTTGAAGGTTCTGTCTCAGCAGAAGGTGGACTAACTATAGGTGGAGACATCTCAGGTGCTGGCATAACAGGAACTGGTTTAACTCTAGGTGCTGGAAACATTACTACTACTGGAACTATTGGATCAGGAGCAATCACCAGTTCAGGTTTATTATCAGGTGTTGGAGCAGAATTGGGTGGTGGTAACATCACTAATGCTGGAACTATTAGTTCAGGACAAATCACTAGCACAGGATCACTATCAGGAACTAGTTTATCATTAGCTGATGGTGGTATTACTAATACTGGTGCAATTATTGGAGCTACTACCATAGTGGCATCTAGTTCAATTGAAGGTGGTAGTTTAGACATATCTGGTGTAGCAGAAGTTGGATCATTAACTACTACAGGTTCAATTGCAGGTGGTGCTCTTTCTGGTACTGGATTAACCCTAACTAATGGAAACATTTCAGATGTCACAAATATCACAGCAGGTGGGTTTGTAAAAGCAACTGGTGCTCTAGAAGGGGCTACTTTAGCACTAACTAATGCAAGTATTGTTTCTGATGGAAGTATTACAGCTACTAGTCTAGATCTAAATGATGGTGGAATAGTTGATGCTGGAGCCATAAGTGGTTCAAGCCTTGCTTTAGGATCTGGATCTATTGGTAGTGGTGCAATAACTAGTACTGGAACAGTTCAAGGAACCAGTTTAGTAGCATCTGCTGGTGGAGTACAGGCTACTGGAAATATTATTTCATCTGCTGGTAACGTAGAAGGTGTAGATGTCACAGCTAGTGGAACTCTTGGTGGGTCTATTCTTAATGTAGATACCATTAATCTATCAGGTGCATTTAGTCAAAATAATCAAGTAATTGACTTCACTCATGTGTGGAATACAGAGATTGTAGATGCTGCTGGAGCAAGTGGTGGTGTTCAGTCTGAAAGTTTTGATTTGGATGAGCACTTTATTGACATAGAAGAGCCAAACCACATGGGTGTCATTAAATATGGTGAAAGTACAACCACCTATGTCCAAAGAGTGAATGCAGGTACACAGAATACTCATGATAATTTTACAGTTAAGTCTGGAATTTTCATGTCAGAGTTAGATACTACAGTCACAATTCTACAAGTTGGACAGATGAATACCAATCCAGTAATTACGTTTACTGGATCTATTTACATATACGATTCTTTAACTGATGAAGTCATAGGTAGGGTTGAATCAGGTAGATACTCGTCGTCAACTAGTGGTGGACATTATCAATGGTGGGCAAATGTTTGGACTTATGATGGTGGTGTTGAGACTGAGCATGTACATGCAGATACTGGAAGTAGTTTTGCAGAAGGTATTGGCTTTGTAGTTGTAAGTGAAACTGGTGCTATAACACTTGGTAATTACACCCACATATCACCAGATTTAATTGGAAAATCATTTTGTATTAGGCTTTCCATTCATGATAAAGCATGGAGATATACCTTTGGTGGTTCTAGAACCTATAAGGGTGCAACTGTAACACAAATAAGGGCTGATAAATCAGTAGTAATTGATGGTTCTTTAACTGTTGGTGATACTGCTAGTCAAACTTATGGTTTTGGTACAGATGGAACTCTAAACATCTCCACACTGAAAGTTGACAACACTTCAGTTGATCTTTCTTCTATTACAGGTGATTCAACTGCTAGTCAAGAGAACATCAACTATTGGGAAATAGATGGTGGAGCCATTTCTTACTACGATGGTGATGTATCCATTGGTGGAACAGATCCAGCAGATAGTACTCTCAAGTCCAGAAGCTTAACAGTCACCAATGACTTAGGTGTAACTAATAAAGCTACAGTTGGATCTTTGAATGTTCCAGTAGGTGGAACTCCAACAGATATCACTTTTGGTGAATCAGATCTTTCAAAAGCCAACATCAACTATTGGACAGATGATTCATCTACATTATCAACTCCTAGAAACATAGATGTAAGTGGTAATGCAACTGTTGATGGAAATTTAGTACTAGAAGGTGCTGGAAATATAGATTTCAACCATGCAGACAACTCTTATGAAATAAGAGTTACTCCTCATGCCACTGCACCTGTATTTGAAATTTGGAGTGATATAGATAGTGGTTATTTACTGAGAAGTGGAAATGGTCAAGATGTAGTTATTAATAGAAATCTTGATGCAACAGATATAGCTGCTAGTGGCGCACTAAGTGGAGCCACACTAAGCGTTAATGGAACAGCCATTACTTTTGATGTTCCTAATGATGAAGTTAATCAAGCCAACTTAAATTATCTAACTCTATCAGGTTCAGATCTCACTTATACTGGTGGAAGTCTTGGTATTGGAACATCCTCACCAGATTCAGCACTAGAAGTTGTTGGTGACATTGAATTATCAGGTAGTTTCAAAAGAAGTGGTGCAGTACTAGAACTTGAAAATCATTGGGGAACAAGCCCTCAAGGTTCAGGTCTTCCAATTGATAGTAACGTGTTCTTGCCAGGTGGTGATCTTGGTCAAACTGAAGGTAATGGTAATTTCTTAGTAAATGGTCTTGGAAATGATGCAAGTACTTTGTTATGGCTAAGAACTGGCACTAACCAATATGTGCTTTATACAGTCAACAATCAAGGTCAAGCTAGTACTAATGGTGGTGTACTAACCTTTCAAAACACACCCAATCTTATAGATGCTACTGAATATATAAGGCATGATGGGGGTACTAATGCGTATACAAGATCTGATTTCTATCCAGGTGGGCTTGGAAACTTTGTTTTCATGTTGGATAACACAAACAGAACGATTCAAACCCACTTCATAGGTTGGTTGCCAAGAATAGATACGCAACCACATTTAGAATCACAATTATCAATTGGCCCAACTAATAGTGGTTTGCGTCAATGGAGAGCATTCCTAGATGGTGCACATGCTAGTAATGATTCTTCAAGGTCACTAACTACTAGTCAATCTAATTCTGATTGGAATAGAATAGAAGCTGCATCAGCATATCATAGAGTTTATCTTTCTAATAATAACACAGCAGGTGAGGGGTCTGATTCTGGAGTTTACTCCTGGAAAATAAACCCAAAACAACATGGTGATTTGTCTTCTGCTGCTAGTATGTATAGTCAAAATGCAGTACTTTTCCCTTGGCAAAATGTTACAGAAAGCTATGCAGACGCAGATTCAACATTTGACTATGATACAGATGGTAGTGTAGTACAAGTAGTTCAATTAAATAATATTGTAAACACCTTATATGATGGTATGGATGAAGGAGATAAAGCCTCTGTTAAGATATTAGATATGGCTTTTGATGACACAAATGACATTGCTGTATTCTTAACAAACAAGGGTTTGTTCAAAGCAGATATAAATCCTTCAACTGGCTTGTTATCAAATGAACAGAGCTTCCTATTATTCTCTGCAATAACAGGGGTTAATACTAATAGTGGTGTAGTTGGAGATCCATTTGCTGATACAAGAATTAGTATAGATCCATCAAAAAGAGAAGTTTATTGGGCAGATAGAAATGCAAAAGCTATTTTTAGGGCTGGATATTCTTCTGAAGATAACAATTCTTATGACATAGTTCATCAATGGACTAATTCTGATTCTTGGAATGATACACATCTTATTTCTGGAGACTTAATAGTTCTTGATACTGATACTGACTATAAAACTAGTTACATCACTGGAATGACAAGCATAGTTGGTGGAGCACCACACGTATATTATGCAGATACAGTCTCTATTGGTAAAACTTCTAAACCAGATTCAACATTAGACGTTGATGGTTCAGCTACTATTAAGAATAGTATTACATCTACTCTAGGCAATATTACTGCTACAGCAGGTGGATTAGTTGGTCAAAGCCTTACAGTAGGTGGTGATAGTGTAACTTTTGAAAACTCAACTGTTAATAAAGTTAACTATAACTATTTGGTAGATGCTTCAACAAAATACACCCTTAATAATCCACTAGAGATAACAGGTGCATTAACAGGTGTAACTGATCTAACAATTGGTGGGGCAATTTCTGGTGCAACCAACGTAACAGCTTCTGGTACATTGTCAGTTGGTGGTGCTGCATTAGGATCTAATGCATTAGCAGTTACTGGAGATGTTCACATTTCTGGTGATATTTCAGCTACCAATGCTACTTTTACAGATATTAACATTGCTGGAATTAGCACAACCATCGAAACTTCAGACTTAGATGTTACTGATAATGTTATCAGAGTAGCTTCTGGTGTGACAGATACTCTTGTTAATAACACAGGTATATTGTTTGGTGGTAACGCTAGTGATGCTGTTGGTTCTGGTGAGTTAGAGTCTTTACTTTATCTCACATCTACTTCTGGTTTTAATCTTTCTACAGATTTAGTAGTTTCTGGAGCTTTATCAGCTAATAGTTTGGATCTTAATGATGGTGGAATCACCAGCGCAGGTGCGATTGCAGATGCCACATCCATTACAGCTACTGGTGCTATCTCTGGAGCAAAAGGTACTTTCACTGCTGTTGACGCAACTTCAGGTCTAATTGAAACATTAGGTAACATTGAAGGTGCAGATATTACAGCGTCTGGTGCTTTATCTGCTGCAAGCTTAAGTGTTACAGGTCTAGATTTCAGCAAGATGGATCTTTGGACATTAGATGGTGGTGGTAATTTAACCAGAGCAACAGGAAACGTAGAAATTGGTGGTGGGAACTTAATTGTTGATGGAAACATAACTGCAGCAACAGCTTCTACTATAAGTGCAGGTAGTGCCACATTAACTATCAATAATATCACCTTGGGTGAAAATATCACTAAAGATGGCACACCAATTGATCTCTACAACGTTTGGGATACAGTTAGTGCACCAGCAGAAGTTCCCTTAGATCTTACAGCCCTTTCTGATAATATATATAATAGTGCAATCACTGTTACTAGTACTACTATAGTATCCAACGCATCTGCCAATGATGGTAATTGGTATGTAAGTGGTGTGTTCAATGAAGATTTCACTATTACTTTTACTGCTACTGGTGATACTGTACCAGCTACAGGTTGGGGGCCAAGGATAGCATTTGCTAATGGTGGACTCAGTTCTTTTGTAGACCACAATGGTTATCTAGACCTCTCTACAGATTTTAATGCTGGATTTCTCTTTAATCATCAAACTGGTTCTAATCCAAATGATACTACTATACCAATTTATTTCTTTAGCAGTTCTGCTGTAGCAGAACTTGAAGATTCAGATACAATAACCCTTAGTTTTGTTGCATCAACTAATGTAGTTAGTCTTCTTGACAATGAAAACAATGTAGTTTTTTCAGGTACTTTAGCTAATGGAGATGGTTCTTTTAAATTTGCTGTTCAGATGACTGAAGAGGATCATTTTATAAATTATTCAGGAACAACAGTTAATCCAAATGCAGGTTCAATAGCCACATTTACAAATAAAGTTGCTCTAGGTGCTTCATCCTACTCAGCTAGTTATACTGGTGCTATTGATGATTCCAGTGGTAGCTACTCAGCAATTCTAAATGTCACAGCAGATGAAGATTCAGGTGATTATTTCAGAGTTAGTGATGATGGTGATGTTTACTTCTCTGGAGATCTAATTAAAGATGGTACTGTATTAGATCTAACAGCAGTCTCTGGTGATGTAGCACTCAACCAAGCTCAAATTAACTACTGGACACTTGGTGGTAGCTCTTCATTAACTTACAATGCAGGAGCCATTAACACCAATCAAGCTCTAACAGCAGGTAGTATTTCAACTGGTGGAACTTTAGGTGTAACAGGAAAAGCTACTGTAGGTTCCTTGAATGTTGGTGGATCAGACATTACCTTTACTGAGACAGTTATTGATAAACCCACTTTAAACTATTGGTCTGATGATGAAACTACACTATCTACTACTAGAAGTGCTAGTGTTACAGGATCTTTAAGTTCTGCTTCATTAACTGTCACTAATGCCATAGGTGCAGCCAGTATGACATTATCTGGAGCAGCTAATGTTCAATCATTAACTGCTACAGGGAACATTACAGGTCAAACTATAGACTCTAATGGTGCAATCACTGGTACTGGTCTAACAGTAGGCAGTGGTGGAGTAACCATTAATAGTGGTGGAGACTTAAGTGTAGCTGGAGATATTACTTCAGTAACAGGCATTACAGCTACTGGAAATATTGGTGCTGTTGGTATTACTGCTTCTGCAGACATTGGTGCTGATAACATAGTAGCTACAGGTGATGTTACAGGTGCAAACTTAATAACTGGTGGCAATCTTACAGCCACTGGAAACATAAGTGGTGCTAATTTAACTATAGCTAATGTAAACGTCATAGGTGAATTAAGTAAAAATGGAGTAGTTCAAAACCTAAGTCACACTTGGGGGATAGATCCTGCATATCCAATTGCAGATATAACAACTTTAAGTGATACAACTTATGATAGTAGTTATTGGTCAGTAACATCAACAACAACTGGTACAAGTTTAAGTTATCTTCAAGCTAATAACCCTAATGGTAACGCAGGGGCAGCATATTTAAATAATGTTTATACATATATGCCTGGTGGTAGTGATTTTGACATCACTATATCAAGACCATTAAACACTAATGGTGACCCTGTTACTCTTTCTATGGGTTTTGGAGTACCATTAGATATTACTAGTAATGATTTCTTCCATTATAGTAGTGGAATGGTTGATGGGTCTAAGTATGGAGTAGGTGCTCTTACTTGGGCTGGCTCTAATGGTCATTTTTCTTGGAGATCTTGGGGCAATACTAATACTTTTAGTGACATATCCTTTTATATGGATGATGCTTCTAATTCTGTACTCAGAATTAAGTATGATCTCTCAGACAATAAAGTACAGTTTATAGATGCCACTACTGGTACAGTAATTCAAGAATATAATAGTCCACCAGGTATGGGTAATTCTACCAATGGTTGGGCATTGAGTTTATGGGTTAATGCTAGTGGAGATAACCCAATTACTCTTGATCTTGGTGGGCTAATGGCTGATGCAGAAAGTGATGGGTTAAATACAGCCACTTATACAGGAAATGCTGTTTTAACCAATGATCTTACTGCTAACAACATTTCAGGTGTTGATATCACAGGAACTGGAGCACTAGCAATTGGATCTACTGGTCAATTATCAGTAGACGCTACTGGAGCCATAGTATCTGTTGGTGCAATCACAAGTTCAGGCTTAATTAGCACAACTAATGGTATTACAGCTACAGGAGACATTGCAGGTGCTAATGTCAACATAGCTACAGGTGGTGAACTAACTGTAGGTGGAAGTGCCATCAGCTTAGAACCCAACGTTTGGGATAAAGTAAGTGATATTGCAGTTTATTCAGACAATGTTGCATTAGGTGCTACATCATATGATTCAGGATATACCCAAACAGAAGCTCTATCAGTCACAGGTAACACCAAAATTGATGGTAACTTAGAGTTCACTGGTAGTCTAGTAGATGGCTCAGGAGCAACTGTTGATACTACTTCAACATTTGTTGAGGTTATTGAAGAAGGAAGTGTTTTCTTACCAGTTGGCAAAAAGCTTGGTGTTGGAAAAGCCTATACAGAAGGTGCTGAAGCTACTGCAGGTTTTGATACTAGTAATATCTTAGAAATTACTGGTGAAGCTGCAATTAGTGGAGATTTCAAAGTTGGTAGTTTAGTTGATGATAGTGAAACCATTAAGCTTAGTGCTGATGGTGCTATTACAGCTACTTCATTTACAAGTTCTGGTGCAATCACAACTACTGGAGACATAAGTGGTGCAAACATCACAGCTTCAGGAAATGTAACTGGAGTAGTTGACTTAACAGCTTCAGGAGATATCACAGCTTCTTCTGGAACACTAGGTATTAACAACATCACCCTTGGTGGAGACATCACCAAAGATGGTACAGCCATTGATCTCTTCAACACCTGGGATAAAATAATTGTACCTGCATTTGAAGATTACCCCAATACAGGTGGTGATGATGGTTTCTTTACTGATGATAACTACCCAGATTCATCATTTACTGTTTCAATTATAAGTACTGATCCCAATCAGTGGAGCATATATAGAGGCAGTGGCCCAGCTAATGTAGGTGCTTGGCATACTTCATCCTTAGATTCTGGTATTGAATTTGAATTCAGGATGAATAATGAGTGTAGATATGCTTTGGTGTTAGATGGTGATGATGTAGCTGATGCTAGTATTTTTCGTCATGAAGATCATATATTTGGTTTTAGAGTAGAAGGGGATGAATGGTCTGATCATGAGGTTAATATTCATTCTTATGGAACTCTTGTACTTAATGCTCACAAACCTGCAATTGGAAATGATGAGTATGAAAGGCTCAAATATAAACTCACTTATGATTATGTAACAGGTGATGCCTCTCTTCATGAAAGTATTGATAATGGAGCTTATTCCTTATTGCATACGCAAGCAATAGGTTCAGGTTTAAATCTGAAAGTTGCTGGTACTTCAACAAAATCCTATGCATATACATATATTGACAAACTGCAAAAGATAATTGTAGGTGGTGGAACTACAATAGCTCATATAGATGAAGGAAAGATAGCTATTGGTGCATCTACTTATGATGCTGCAAGTTACACTCAGACTGAAACACTAGCAGTTACAGGTGCAATTACATCTACAGGATCAATTACAGGTGGTTCATTAGTCTCTGGTGGAGATGTCACCATTGCAGCAGGTAGTAACCTGATAGTTGGCTCTTCAGCTATTGACTTTAGTCTACTAGATAACTCCATAGATCAGATCAACCATTGGGTAAAAACAGGAACAGATTACATTCTAGGTTCTGTTTCCAGTACTGTAAATGCAGGTATTAACCTTGATTCACTTGGTGATGTACATGCTTTAGAAATCAATGGTTCACTGAAAGCTTCTGGAGACATCGTAACAGATGCTGATTTAGAAGTTGTACACATCTCAGCTACTGGAGATATGGGAATTGGTGGAGATGTTGTATCTTCTACTGGAAACATTGCAGCAACTGCTGGAAATGTTACAGCAGGTGGATATATTACAGCTACTGGAGATGTTACAGGTGCTAACCTAACAACTACTGGAGACTTAACAGTTGACAATGTTGTTCTAGGTGGAAACATCACCAAAGATGGTACAGCTATTGATCTCTACAACGTTTGGGATAAGTTAGTTGTTCCAGAAACTGAAGATATATCTGCTTCCAATGTAATTGTTTATAAGGATGGTAGTGAAGTTAGTGGTCTAACTCATAACTTTACACCTACTGTTGGTAATACAATTGGTATTGGAACAAGTGTTTCAAATGGTAAACCAGTTTTTGATAATCAATCCTTTAGTCTTACAATTGATGCTAATATTAGTGCTGATGATTGGTATAACATTAATATCACGACTGAAAGTACTGTAGGCAACCAAAGTCAGGGATTATGGATTGGTGGTTGGGGTGATAGTGCTGGAAACAAAATTACTATATCATGGAACCACTTAGATAGTAGCACTGGAGATATCACTACTGCACACAATGGAAGTGATGGTGTAATTACTCTATCTTGGAATAATGATACAGGTGTAATGACCTTTGATTTTGTTCATGATAGTGATTCAAGTAAAGACGTTAATTTTGTTTTTGATGACAATCCAGTTCAAAGTGGTGCAGTTTTAGGTGTTTCTTTTGCTGGTGGAACACATGTTGGTATGTCTACTACTATAGACTCTATTACTTATGGTGGGTCTTTTACAAACCCCAATAGTGGAGAAATAGCAACACATGCTGATAAAATTGCTCTAGGTGATAAAACACCAGGCGCATACGATGCAGGATATACTCAAGATGAAGCACTAAAAGTTACTGGAGATGCTAACATCTCAGGTATCACTACTCTAGGCAATAACTTAAGACTAGAAGGCAATGATCTAGTAATAGATGGTGATATTGTTAACACATCTGGTGTTAAACTAGTAGACAGTGATAATGCAGCAACAGGTGGTGTTAATCCAGCAGATATTAACTACTTATCATCTGATGGTACTAACTTAAGCTACGCTGGTGGAAACTTAGGAATAGGTTATGCATCTCCAGGAGTTGTTCCTTCATCTTTTAGTATTAACACTAATCAACATGTTCAAGCACAGGGTGGCTTTTATAGTTCAGGATTCTTCAAGCTTGATGCTTATAGTTTAGGGAATAATACTTTAGATGACATCAGTCATTACACTGAGGTATACACGCCATTAACACACAGCAATGGTGCTCAGTTCCTACATAATGTGGGTATAAAGACTACACCAAGCACTCAATATGATCTAAACATTGCAGGTGATTTGAACTGGAATGGTAAGTTATATCAAGGTGGAGAAGAGTATAAAGCTCTTCAAGCTGGTGATCAATTAGAACTGCAAGCAGAAGGTGTAGGTACTGGTGTTAACTACACAGTTCTTAATCTACAGAAGAACAAATTCCAGTTTGTGGATGACACAACTTCAGGTTTGTCTTATGCTAATGGGTCAGTAGATGCTGCAACTGTAGCTGCAATTACCATCACAGATCAAGCAATAGGTCTTGAAACAGATGGTCAAGTAATTGCATCAGATGTTATTGCTGGTAACCAGCAGTCAACTTCAGACGAAAGACTGAAGCAAGACATCACTCAGATCACTAACGCAGTTGATAAAACCCTACAATTAACAGGAATCACATTCCAGTGGAATGTTGAAAAGATCAACGAAGAAGGATTGAGAGTACCTGGTGTTGTTGAAGATCGAACAGAAGTGGGTCTGGTTGCACAACAAGTTGAACAAGTACTACCAGAAGTAGTAACTGAAGTTCAATTTGGATATAGCAATGTTAATGAAGACACAGTCTATAAAACTATCAATTACGATAAGGTTGTGGCTCTATTGGTTGAAGCTATTAAAGAACAGCAAGAACAGATTAATGACTTAAAGCAAGCTGTTGAAGATTTAAAAAAATAGCTTGACAATAAACTAGTAAAGTTATAAAATACATCTATAACTTTTAGAAAAAAAGGAGTCTATAGGATAACTATGGCAGACGAAAATGGTACGATGAAGTTGGAAGACCAAGAATTCATGCGAATTCAAGTCCTCACTGAAGCAGTAAATAAGGCTAGAACAAAGTTGGAAGCTCAACGTTCTGTACTAATTGAGCATGATGAGAACTTCAAAGAGTATTTTGATCAGTTAATTACAAGTAAAGGTGGAGATCCTGAGAACAGGTATCAACTGAATCCACAGACTTTAGAGTTAACTTTGGTTCCAGATCCAGAAGCAGCAGAAGCTCCAAGTCCACTTGCTCAAGGTGATGCAGAGTCAGTATAATTAAGCCAAGTCCTTTTGGCTAATACTTAAGAGACAGTCCAAAGTTGACTTTGGGCTGTCTTTTTTTTTGGGGTTAAAATGAATAACAATAGAAATAAAAATACTTCTACTAGAAATCATCAAGAGAGTCATGTTCCATCATCTTCATCTAACCACCAAAAGATTGCACAAAGTGACTATAATCATTTACCTATAGTTAGCCCTCAAAATAGATATGGATTGATGGATTGGGATTTGTTGAAATCAGATCCATTGTTATATGGTAAGGGTGTTTTATATGGAAGGATGATTATAGCTGGTTCTTATTTGGGCAATAGAAAATATACAGCAACTATTGAACAGATTCATGATAGGGTAGTTCAGACAATTACTCCAATAAGTGCAGAAGAGTTTGTAGATGAGGATGGAAACCCTAAACTTACACCACTAACAGAAGAACAGTATGAATCTGCAGTAGAGGAGGGTTTAGCTCCTCAAGGTTGGGAAGCAAATCAACAATTTGTTGATTCTACTCAATGCATTATAAGGTTTGATGATTTTAAAATTTCTTATAACGATAGAAGAAGTAAGAAAAATAAACCAGAAGTAGATTATTATTATATAGTTTGGGATGCTGATGAAAGCGTAGAATGGTCAATGGTTCACCAGATTGGTGCAGCATTGTTTTCCAATATATCTGCTGATTTTGAGGCTTGGTTAGCCTCTGATCCTATTATATTTAGAGATATAGATTCTGAAGAATTTACTGCAGATACTACTAGTCTTTGGTCAACTTCTATGACCTATGAAGAATGGTTAGATAAATTTTTAGCTAGAAATGAGGCTAAACCTAGTGATCAATTTTTAGCTTGGGTTCAAAATGGATTTAATGTTACTGTTGCTAATAGTATTTTAAATGGAGAAGGTTTAGCCTCATTAGGAGATATTGATAATTTATTTGGAGAAGGGGTATCAAAGAAATATAGGATAGAGAATTATCGTGACTATGGTGATAAAAACAGAAGAGATGCCATACAAAATAAAGAAGGTAACTCTAGTATAAATGATAGATATGGACAATATTATGTATTAAAAAATATAGATGTTACAGACATTGTTGAAGGAAAGGAAACTACAATAGTTTCTGATGTTACCAAGATAGAAATAGAAGAAGATGGTCAAACAATAAAGCCATTTTTTAATCAACAATTTGATGAATCTTCAGGCAAGCATTATTTTAGTTATTTAAATGACAATAATTTCCAGTTAAAATCTACAGACTTTGGCCCTCATACTTATAACGTGGAGTATTATGGGGATTATATAGCATACAATACTCAAGAAAATTTAGATGCTTATAATGCTTGGATAATCGAAAACTCAGAAGAACATAATAGTGATCCCACTAAAGTGTTTGAAGCTTTGGGGTTTACTAATTCAGATGATTCTTTTAGAACAGAACCACCAATAGTAGCTAGTGGTTTTTTTGAAGATGATTATGCACATTTTGTGGACAATTATGAAATCCAACAAGCATATATGAATTCTTTTGGAAAAAGTTGGTTTGATCTTCTTAGTTCTGATAAAGATTTAGCTTCAAGTGTTGAAAGAGTAGAAAGATATAGTGATTACTTAGCAAAAAGAGGATTGGATGATACTGAATTAAATAAATTGGGATATCAGGCTGATTATTTTGAAGCTTATGAGAAATCCACAGGGCAAAGAGCTTTTAATTTAGATAAGAACTTACCTGATGATCAACAGCCTGATGAAGAAACAGATAGAGTTTATGCTAATTTAATTCATGGTACTTTCCCATTAGAGTTAAGTAACAATAAGACTTTTACAGGAACAGTTAGTATTATTGCTCCAGATATATTTTATGATTATAGGAATAGATATTTGGAGTTTTTAGATGTAGATAATTTTGGTTTTCAATCTATAGTAGATAATAAAGAGTTACAGTATAAGTATAAAGATGAGTTTTACTCTAATTTATCAAGCAGAAGATTAGAAATAATAGATAAGTCTGATGAATTTTCTCCTACAACATATGGTGATTGGGGAGAAAGATCTCAACTATACCCTGGGTATTTAAAACTTCAGAGAAATAGAGGACATTATAGGGTATATAGTGATGTTTTCAAAAATTACGTAAATAGCTTTGTAGATAGTGGTAGATTTCCTTCTTTTGAGGATGTAATAGGTCAATTAGTAGATGAAACAAATCTCATAACGAATGCAGATTATGCAATTTGGGATTTTGAAAGGCAATCTAAAAGAAATGAACTTTATAGTGAGGCTTCAGACCCTAGTAATACATATCATAGTGAGTATTCAGACTATCAAAACGATTTAGATGATTGGAATAATAATGGTCAAGTTGGTGATGAACCAATAGATCCATTTATTGGTCTAGCTAATAGTTTCTTGGAATCTTCAGGTGTTGTAAGTATACATGGATCAAGATTACAAGGTATTCCTTCAGAAGATATAAGATTTGGAGATGGAAATATATATAGTGAGCCAGATCAAGAAATACCAGAATATTCAACTAACCCAATTTGGACACAATGGGATGGATACAGTGCTGAAAAAAAACAAGAAACTACTCTAGAGTGGGATCAATGGGTAGTAGATCATGAAGCATGGGTTGAATTAGGATCTACTCAAGAACCAGAACCTGAAGAACCATCAGGAAAATATAAATATCCAGAACCTTATAAAACTGTTGTAAATAAAATGAGAGTGGAAAACACTCTACAGTTTAGAGAGAAAATAGCTGATTCATTAGAGAAAGTTTTTGAGAGAGATATAGATTATACAGTAGATCCTTTGAGTAGTGAGACTGTTAGTGTAGATTTAGGGTTCTTAGTTGATAAGGGAATAGTTCCTAGTGAAGAAGAATATTTAGAAAAATATAAAACCAACTATAAGCTAACTGCTACTAAATCTTTTTATTATATTGGTGGAAATGGAGAAAAAATATATTATCAAGAGGAAGATAGAGATAATACAGATCTTATAAAGCCAAAAGAAGAACTTATTAAGCATAATAGTAAAAGAAGAAGTTATTTCAAACAAAATGGATCTCCTGTAACTAAAAAAGATTTTACTAATATAGGATCATCACTTGAGGAAATAAGCTTTGATTTTCATATTACTAGCGATTTTAAGAGGTGGTATAAATTTAACCAATTTAAGGGTTTTACTGCCTATGAAATGCTTTATAATTGTTTAAATCCACTGTACTCTACTGCAGATGGGCAATCTTATAGAACAGAAAAACTTTTACATCTAGATTGGAATGGTGCGTATGGTACTTTAGAGAATAAAGTAACAAAAATATCTTGGGAAAAAGATTTAGCTAATAATCAAACATCATTGAATTGGAACAATTTAAACTTAAGTGGATATAGTCTTTTTGATCCTACTGATGTTTATAGTGGTAAGTTAATAGAAATGTTGATTTATCAAGCATTAGTTAATAAAAAACCATTTGTTTATGAATATTATATAGAAGTTGATAATTGGTATTTATTGCCAGATTTAACTGATGAATCAAAAAAAGCTTATGATGAGGAATATTCTTATAAAGGCACTCCCTATGAATTGATACCAGATCAAGAAGATGAATCTGATGTTTTCTTTTCAGAATTGTCAAGTGATAAGATTTATTTTTCAGTTAAAATGAAAGATGAAGATGGTTATTATTCTTCTTTATCTAGTAATTTCACTTCATTAGATAGAGGTAGATTAACATTACATCAAGGATTAATAGGTGCTAATAATGCTGGTATTTTAGAAGTAGATGACTTTAAACCATTATTTACTGCTGTTGTTTCTGGATCTTCTTTTAACATTAAAGAGTATACACCTTTAGCCAAGTATAGAAACATAAGTGGAGTATTAATAGATGAAGAGGTTTCTATTTTTCATCCAGAAGTAAAGGCTGATCAGCAATATCAAACTTATCAAAAGGGAACACAAAGTTTTTTAGATTTAACTAGCAAGCATATTTCAATTAAATCAGATGATTGGCAAGTGGATGTTTCAGAAAAAGAAGTGGAGAATGGAGAATCCACTTATTTACAGAACAAAGAAGAAAAAGGGTTTTTTGCTTCTCAAGATGGGATCAATATTCATAAAACTTTTTCAATAATAGAACCAGAATATTATGTTTATAACGATCAAGGAATTTTAGAAGAGGAAGTTCCAGAAACTTCAACAGAAAAAGAATTCAGTATAAACTTATCCCATAGTACTTTAACAATAGATAATCCCTATCAAAGTAAAAACTCACCCAATACTATTCTAGATAGTGACAAATTAGAGTTAAGATCAGATGCAGGTGGTATTACATTATCATTAAATTCTAATGTTGACAATGGATCATCTTTATCAGATAGGCCATCTATTATAATTGAAGATGATAGTTATAATTATTTTATTTTAACTAATGATGGTGTAGTGAATGTAAGTGGTGATTATAAAGATTTTTCATCACATAAGTTTGGAAAAACATTAGAAATCTATGCACCAACAGTTTCTATGGATACTGGTTGGTTATCAATAAATAGCGATGGGCGTTATGATTACACTAGTGTTATTACACACAGTTATTTAGGTCATGATCAAATTTTAATAAATGAGTTTAATTATTCTAATTTATTAACCCCTAGTTCTATTGTTTTAACGAATAAGCATTCTATTCTTGATGATAATGTAAGGTTAGATCCATCAACAGGTAATGAGTTATTTAATATAAGAGAAGAAGAAGATGATTCGACAAAAACTTATTCTTTAGCAATACCATTTGGTTCATTTGGTCAAATGTACTATATTGAAAATATTGATGTTGATACTAGATATGGTGATTTTCAAACTCATTTAGCACTTAAAAATTATAATCCTGCTTTATTTGGTAGTCCAGTTGTAGACATAGATGATCCTTATAGTTTTGCAACTCCCCCTAATCAAGAACAATCAGCTAATATATCAACATGGTTCAGTTTAAAAAATTGGATTATAAGCAGACCTTATCTTTCGCAATATTCATTAACAAAAGAAGATTTACTTAAATTTAAAAGATTTACAAATGACGATAATTTTGACTTTCCAAATGGAGAAGAAGAAAATTACTTACACTTTATAACACCACATTATGTTGATTTTATAGAAACTCCTGATTTTCACTCTTATGCTAGTGAGTTAACATTAAAGCCAAATTATTTGTCTATTTCACATGTTAATGAAGGAGCTATGTTTAGACATGGATTAATGGCTTTATCTGAAAACGACAGACTGGAACTCTACCCTAAAGCATTTGCACAGGTTACTAAAGATAACATTACAATAAAAAATAAGGATGAAGAAAAATTGATCTTAGAAGCTAATTTAGTCGCTGGTGAAAATTCAAGTGGCAAGTTTGTTTTAAATACAAATAATGGATTAGTTCTTTTTGATAACCTAACAGATGATAATGACGAAGTTTCTGACTTTGAAGATTTAATTTCAAAAAGTAAATCAACATTAACAACTAGTGGTGTTTCTTTTATAGATAATTTATCTTCAGACCCCAAATTTGAAGAACTTGCTGAACCTGGTGATGAATGGGGTTATGAAGTCTCTTTAGGTAGATTAAGTGGTTTACGATTAACCTCTAATATTTTATTAGAAAGCGAAAGTGAAGATCCTAATAGTGAAGATTCTAAAATTGTTGGATCTTACACTACCTCTATAAAACCAAAAGAAGCAACCTTTGGGGGTAATGTAGAAGTAAAGAATGATTTATTAATTCAAGGTGATTTTTTAGTTACAGGAGAATCCTCAATAATTGAGACAAGTATACTGTCCATCGAAGATCCATTAATTCATTTAGCAAGAGGAAATGAAGGGCTAAATATAATGGACTTAGGGATTTATGGGGATTATTTTGATGCTTCAGATCAAATAGTAAATCCAGAATATGAGAATTATCAAAATAATCTTGGAAACACTAATTGGTTGTTAAATTGGCAAACTGAAAATGAATACATTACTCAAACACAGAATGAAGTTGCTACAGATGAGGATGGTAATCCTATAATACCTTCACAATATATAGGTGGACATCCAACAAGGTTTGCTTTTGTTAAAAAGCGTAATACCATCAGTGATTTTTATCTGTTAGCTGATCTACCACAAGATGACAAAGATTTTTTTGAAGAAACAGACGATAATGAAATTATTAATTATCAAATTAAAGAAGATAATTTTGCTAAAGAGTATTTAGCAACATTATATGCCAATCTTGCACCTTTCAACCTTACTTTAAAGTCATTTAACCATATAACATCTATAGAACCAGATCTTTATAGTCAGATTGAGTATGCATGGGAGAGTGATGCTGATCTTGAACAACAAGATGGTTCAGACATTAATACTGAAACAGAGATAAATTCTATAGTATTGAAAGAAGGAAAGATTACAGTTAGTCATGAGTTGAACTCTCAAGGATCTTTAACTGTAGATGGAAGTGCAAAACTTAAAAACGACCTAGTTATTGAAAATACAAGTCTTTTTGAGGCATACACAACTTACATGGGGGATGGTGGTTCAGATGCCTTGGCGTATTTTAATCTTGATGAAGTTCCAACAGAAACTATTGAGGTTTTTAAAGTTGATAATATTGGAAATACAGATATATTTGGCACAGCATCTATAAGAAGAACCCTATCAGTAGATAAAAAGACAACTCTATCTGATGAGTTGGAAGTAACTGGTGTAACAACACTTAATGATAACCTGAATATTGGAGACGTAGGGGATGATGATTTACCACAATTTTCAGTTATTGAGAGTTCAGGAAACACTAATATAAAGGGAACTCTAGGTGTAAAAGGGATAACCACTTTAGATAGCTCTTTACAGAGTAGAAATATATATGCTGGTGGTTCTATTTATGTTCAAATCCCCCCCAATACTGATTCAGGAAATACAGCACCTATAAACACATTTGAGATAGATAGAGACACTGGTAATACGACTATAAAAGGAACATTAGATGTTAAAGAGGAAGATAAACTAACAACCCTATCTAAACTAAAGGTATTGGATTCCATTGATATTTCAGGATTTGTTACGTTTGGTGGATATGGTGATAAATCTGGTTGGCTTATAACTGGTAATGATGACACTAATGGTGATGATTTAGATAATGAAGAAACAACAGAAAATATCACAACATATATAAAAGCATCTGTAGATGCTTCAGTTAATGATGGTTTACCTCATAGCGTTATATTAATAAGTGATGGAGAAGATAGTCTAACAACTTTAAGTACAGTATCTTCAACAATAAATGGAACTTTAGCAGTTACTGGTACTTTAGATGTAGATGAATTAACTACTTTGGGTGGAACATTAGGTGTAACAGGAAATACTCAACTTAACAATGGTTTAACAGTAACAGATGATTTAACCACCTTGGGTGGAACATTAGGTGTAACAGGAAATACTCAACTAGATGGTGGATTAACAGTATCTAATGAATTAACCACTTTGGGTGGCACACTAGATGTGACAGGTGCTACTCAATTAAATAATGGTCTAACAGTAACAGATGATTTAACCACTTTGGGTGGTACACTGAGCGTAGCAGGTGCTACTCAACTTAATAATGGTTTAGAAGTTAGTAATGCCCTAACAACATTAAATCAGGGATTATCTGTTACAGGGGATGTCACTACACTAACTGGATCATTAACAGTAACAGGTGCTACCACATTTAATGATGGTAGTGCAACAGCCATAGATAACACTTTAACTGTTACTGGAGCTACTGTCTTAAATTCAACACTATCAGTTCTTAATAACTTAACAACTCTCCATTCTTTGGTAGTTAATGGGGGAATTACATTTAATGACATTACTGTTTTTGATGGATATGGTGATGAATCTGGTTGGATTATAACTGGTAATGATGACACTGATGGTGGAGAATATAATTCTGATGATAGTGATATAAATTCTACTACATATATAAAAGCATCTGTAGATGCTTCAGTTAATGATGGTTTACCTAATAGTGTTATATTAATAAGTGATGGAGATGGAACAGAAGAAAATACTGTTATAACAACATTAAGTGCAGTAGATTCAACAATATCTGGAACTATAACCACAACTGGAACCACTACATCAGGGGGGAAACTAACAGTAAGCTCTGATGGTCTTGAAGTTACTGGAGCAACAACTTTAAACAATAAGCTAACAGTAAGCTCTGGTGGTCTTGAAGTTACTGGAGCAACAACTTTAAACAATAAGCTAACAGTAAGCTCTGGTGGTCTTGAAGTTACTGGAGCTACTCTTCTCCAAGACACCAGAATGACCAGTTGGGAAATTTGGAAAAATGATGATGAAGACGAAAATACGTTATCTAGAAATTCAAATGATGGAGTTTTAACTTTAGGTAAGGGGTTGATTAAAGGGAGTCAAATTGGTGAAATTCCTTCAGACATAGTTACTGGAAACTCTACAGATATTCTTGGTGCAGGAGAAGTTACTTATGAAGCTTGGCTGCAAGGAGTAAAGGATTTCAGCTTTCTAGTAGGTCATTCTTTACCAGCAATTGGTCTTAGTGCAGAAACCCTAGAAGTCTTAGTGGGAGAAGATAAACCATATTCAAATAATAAGTTGTTGTCTCAGGATATCTTCACCAGTGGAATTAATAAAGCAGTAGAATTAGGATTTAGTGAAGCAGAGAGGGCTTTTGTTACTGGTTATTTAACTTTTTATGAAGATAATTCAGGTCAGAGTAGAAATACTTCAGGTGGTTTTGATGAGCCTGAAAACACTCACTCTAACTCAATTCCTACTGATGGGATCTATTCTCCTATAGCATCTAGAGCTTGGGTTAATAATCGAAATATTAAGCTAGGTGTTAAGCAAACAAATGAAAGCATACCTTATTTTGACTTATCTTTCAGAGAAATGGATAGTTCTCAAACTTTTAATGACAATAGTAATTCTATATTGTTGTTTGATTCTAGTGATAATAGTATCAATTTAACGTATTCAAATGATTCATCAAATAATCATATAATTGACATAACTGCAGATATACCAGAACAAGCAAAACCCCTGGAAATGTTCTTTTATCCTACATTTGATTTTAAAGAACTATTGCCTTTAATTAAGGAAAAAGGCACAGGGGGAGATCCTCAATTTATATTTGACTATAACCAATTTCAAATACCAGGAAAATGGCAAGATTTTATTGAAACAAAAGAGGTTCAAGTTGAGGTTACAAAAAAAAGAGAAATAAGTAAGGTTAACTTCACCACTATAACTGTAAATGCAATTGAATTGTGGAATACAACTTGGAAAGATTATTTTGAAGGAGCAAATTCTGCAGCAGAGGCTGCAGATCAAGAACCACCATATGATATGGATTTGATAAGCGAACATGTTGCTGATACTGATTTAGAACATATACATATACCAGATGCAATGGATGCTCAAATTGGGGGGTTTGACCCACAAACCTCTCAGCAGATTATGCCTGAGTTAGATGAACCTATTCGTTTAAGAATTCCAGAGGATGTGAGTACAGAAGAGGAAGAATATACAGTATGGGAACCAACAACTGAAGAAGATGTGGTTCAATCTCTTGTAATACAACCATCTTATGCCACTACTGCAGAACTTGTTGCTACAGTAGCAGGACAACAACAGGAGTTTAAGCATGGATGGATAATGCAACAACCAAATGGAACTCAGGTAGTTGAATATAATAATCCAATAGAATATGATAACTTAACAGTAGTATATGTAGATCAGTATGGAGAAAGAATAACGCAACCAAATGATGTTAATACACAATCTGTGAAGGGTTTTCAAAGGTTATTTGAGTTTTTCTCACATAAGTTTGGAGATATTGAATCTTCATTCAGGTCTAAAAACTTCTGGACAGGTAAAGATCCCTATATACCTAGAAAATATCAATATTATTTAGCCAATGATATTGACGAAGCTTCTACAACTAGAAGTCACTTTAGTGGTCAATTAGTAGAATTAGGCTTTCCAGATATTATGAATAAGGAAAGCTTTCAACATCTTGACAGTAAGCATAATTTAACTATTCAAAAAACAACAACAGATGACCATGCACAATATTTTGGTGATTTATTTGATAATTATGAAAGCTATACAAATATAGTTGGTGATTTAAGTGAGGGAGTGGATGGTGTTATCTTTTCAGAAGAAGTGTCTACGAAAAATGTTTTTTATGCTGTAACAGATAGCCATGTAGAGGAAGTTTTTAATGTCAGCAACAACTTCCAGGTTGATAGTGTAAGTGGTGCAGATAATGCTGCTTCTGTAGTAGGTATTACAGAAAATGATACAGAGATAGGTTTTTATTATCCTGTTGTAAAATATGCCACTCATTGGGAAAGCAATACAAGAATCCCCATAAATACAGCAATGTACATTGCCTCTGATGGTGGTGATCTTGTAGTAACTAATGATGGTCAAGAACTTAATTACTTAAATAGCATAGAGCAATTAGGTTTATATTTTGTAAATTTAATAAAAAAAGATCTAGAAGGTATTTTTAACACATGGGATGGGGGTAATAAGCCTTGGCTATATAAAGACAACAGGGGAGATTGGATAGGGTTTGATCATTATTATCAACCTAGTGGAACAGATAATTTAGTTTATTATGCACAAAGCAAATTATCTAAAGGTTATGATGGGAAAGCTTCAGCACAACACACAGATCTTAGAGAAAGAAATTTAGTTGATTTTACTGAATGGGTTGAGCTTAGGTTTACTGAATTTGATGATTATAACTATAATGCTCTAGAAGAAGTATTCCAACAGATCTATGACACTATAGATGGTCTTGATAATGATTACCATCCACTAGAAGGTAATCCAAACCTTGATTTTACAGCTAAAACTCTTACGTCTGCTGGATCTATTGCAGGATTAGATATTTCTGCAAGTGGTGGTTATAATTCAAGTGATGATTCATGGTCAGGTGGGTTTAATGGAGATCTTGACGCTAGTTATGCAGATATTACAACTGCTGTAATAACTAATCTTACTTTAAAAAATCCAGGTTCAACAATTACCAATTTACTTTTAACTGCTGAACAAAATGAAGCTTTAGCTGCAGAAGTATCAGCAGAACAAATTAGGAATGCTTTTGATCTAGTAGATGACCTTGGTGTTTCTTTATTAGATAAGTTTGCAGAAGAGTTTGACACTAATGACAGTTTAACATTCTATGAGGACTTAGCTAAAACATTTGATTCTAATGATCAATATTTTGAAGAAGCTGGAACCATAGAATTTTATGAAAGACTAGCAAAATCATTTGATATATTTGATAGACACAATGACACTGCAGGTGTGACAGTTTTTGATTTTTATGAAGAATTAGCTAAAGAATTAGATACTGTAACTAATTTTTATCTACAATTGTCAGCACAACTTACTTCAGGACAGGTATCAAATGTAGGTAGCTTTATAAATAGATATGATAATTTAGCTTCAGGATTTCAAACTATAAGTTCTGATAATGATCAAGACCACAACCATATAGAGAGATTACAGCAAGTTGGAGCTAGATTTGTTGAATATGGAAATTTAGCAGATGGTTTTGAAAATGAATCTATAATAGTTTCAGTAAGTAGTCAAAATATAGATGGGGCATGGAGATTAGAACAAGTTGGAGCTAATTTAGATGGATATGGTCATATAAAAGATGGATTTTCTCAAAATGGAGATAGGCTTAAAGAGATAGGGTATTTACTTACAGGTTCTAATGATTATAGTCAAATAAAAGCAGGGTTTATTGAAGGTAATCCTGGTATGGTTAACCTTCAAGAAATAGGGGAGAGGCTTACAATTGCCTCAGACTATAATCAAATAAAAGTGGGGTTTGCAAATAGTGATGATAGACTTAAAGAAGTTGGAGCTAGGCTAGTTGAATATGAGACATTAGCAGATGGTTTTCAAACAGAAGATATAGACGCTGCAGTACCTGGTGTATTAGAAGATCAAAATGGTGTATATAGGTTAAAACAAATAGGGGCTTGGTTAACTGATTATGAACAGATAGCAAATGGATTTTCTGTTTATGATGATGGTGCTAATTTAGCAACTATTGGTGGTTTATTAAATAGTGATTCTGAATATGAAGCAATAAAGAATGGATTTGTAGTTGGTGGTCATCTTCCTGAGATTGGTGCTTTATTAGATAGTGAGTCTGAATATGAAGCAATAAAAGATGGCTTCAACACTGATGACAATTTAAATGAAATAGGGAAGCTTCTTGGCGTAGATTATGATGGCAACACACTTTCCTCAGATTATGATTATATAAAATTTGGATTTGCCACTGTTGATAATCTTCTAACTATTGGTGGCATGTTAACTTCTGCTAACAATTATGTTAACATAAAAAATGGTTTTGCTGAAAAGGAAGTTAATAATGTTACTGGAGAAACTAGACTTCAAACTATTGGTGGTTTACTAAGCAGTAATGATGAACATGAAACCATAAAAAATGGATATGTAAATGCTGGATTTCTCACTAATGTTGGTGCTTTATTAGATCATGAGGATGAACATGAGTTAATAAAATCAGGATATGCTACAGATGCTAATCTTGAAATTGTTGGTGGTTTAATAAACAGTAATGATGAACACTTAAAAATAAAAACAGCATATGCTACAGATGCTAATCTTGAAATTATTGCTGGATATTTAACTAATGATGTAAGCACAATAAAAGGGCATTTTGTTAATCATGATGGTGGGTCAAATTTAGTTACTATAGGTGGTCAATTAACTGATGATATAGATGCAATAAAAGGACATTTTGTTAATCATGATGGTGGGTCAAATTTAGTTACTATAGGTGGTAAATTAACTGATGATATAGATGCAATAAAAGGACATTTTGCTACAGATGCTAATCTTGCAACTATTGGTGGTTTAATAAATACTGAGCCAGAACACTTAAAAATAAAAACAGCATATGCCACAGATGCTAATCTTATAATTATTGGTGGCTTAATTACTGAACATGCAGCAATAAAATCTGCATATGCTACAGATGATAATCTTGAAACTATTGGTGGTTTAATTACTGAACATGCAAAAGTAAAACTTGGATATGATACTGATGATAATTTAGGAGCTATTGGTGCTTTATTAATTACAGATAATGATTATGAAAAGATAGCACTAGGGTTTTCAACATTAGGTGGTTCTGATGCTGGTACTAGATTACAGACTGTAGGGGCTAATATAAACACCAATCATGATGAGATAGCAGCAGGTCTTACTTCAGAACAACTAGCTATTATTGGTGCAAATATAAATGATACTGATACAGTAACATTAGCTGGTGGTGCTACTGCTACTCAACTTGAGTTTGTAGCTCAAAATATAGATTTAACTTCTACTGGATTATCAGGTATTACTGGCTTTTATGACAACATAGCGTTAGAGTTACACCAGTGGGATTATAATCATGGTGTTAATACTCCATCAGGAAGTAAGTTTTATTTCTATAACAACTTAGCTGAATCTTTAAGTAATAGATCTCAATATGTGAATCCTAGTGATGATAGTGCAATACCATTTTATTCAAAACTAGCTCTTGGTTTACATAATACAGATGATTTTTACAGTAACATTTCATCAAGTATAGATATTGGAAATTTATCAATAAGCTATATAGATCTAGCTACAGCACTTTTAGCTGATGATACTTTTTGCCCTAGTTTAAGTTCAGTGCTTGATTTTTATGATGATTTAGCTAAAGGTTTTGATGACACTAAATCCACTACAGGTTTCTATAATGAATTAGCTTCTGGATTTCATGATTTAGATAGTACCATTGGTGGAAGTGTTCCTGGAGCTATAGATTTCTATGAGAATTTAGCTAATGGTGTAGCTTCTACTACAGCATTTCATGGATATATTGCTCTTGAACTAGCTGATACAGATAATTTTCATCCACTTTTAGCTGGTGGATTCTTTAATGCTTATTCTGTCAATGACGATGGTAAAATGGCAGGTGAAGTTCTTGTTGATGAATTGATAGACAATAGTGCTTTTATAGGTGTTTTAGCATCTAACATAGCAACATCTACAGATTTTTTAGATGCTTTAGTTGAGTGGGAAGACTCTCCACATACTTTCTGGTCAAAACTAGCAGCAGAAATAGATTTAGCAACTTTATCCAGTCATCTTACGCCTATTAATACATTATCACAAGAGAATATGTATGGTCAAAAAACTATTTCATTAAAATTCCCTAATGATGTACATAGTGATCCAGACAATGATCTTGTAATTGATCATACTCATGATTTTTCTGAAAACATAAGTGTATCTGGTTATGCTGATTCTACACAAGTAGATTCTTCAGGAACTGTTGCAGGAACAACAGATTATTGGCCTAGTGGGGGATACAGTAATCCTTCAGATATTAGATGGAAAGAAAACATTTCTAATTTAACAGAAAGTTCGCTGGATAAACTTTCTAAATTAGAAGTATTCAATTATGTTTGGAAGAAAGATAGACCATTTGCAGTTGTAGCACCAGAGAAAATTAAGGTAGGTATTTCAGCCCAATCATTAGAAGAACAATATCCTGAATTAATATATGAAGTTAATGGGGTCAAGAACATTGATACTTTGGGCTTAACCACTACAGTCATTAAAGCTACTCAAGAACTTAAAGAAGAAAATCAACAATTAAAGAAAGAGAATCAAGAACTAAAAGACAAGGTTGAGAGGTTGTATAAGCACTTAGGACTTAATTGAATTCTATATAAAAATGGGGTAAGATATAGTAATTTTACAAATAGGCAATGAATCATGTATAATAGTCAAGCCCTATTTTGTTTTTTGACTCCTTTTTGAATTTCAAAATAGGGCATTTTAATTATGCAGATAACAAGAAATATTAAAATAGATATTCCTGATTTAAAGATGAATCAATCTCATCTTAACTATATGGCACAACAACATGCAGTTCAATTTTTAAGCACTAAAGATTATTATAATGTTACTACACTTCAAGCTAGAAGCATTAGGGCTGAAGGTAGATTAAACAGTGCTAAAATTCATCTTGAAGGGAATCAAAATTTCATTACTAAAATATCAGATCATGTGTTAGAGGACTTTTAATGGCATTTAGTGTAACCTCAGACATATATAAGACTATATTTGAAACACTAGTAAGTGAAAGTGATGGTGGTGAGCTAGATTATGTAACTACTTTTCAATCTAGGTTTTACCCTGTAAGAAGGGAAATGGAATATAACGCTTTATATCCCTATGTGTTCTTAAGTTTTTCAGGCACATCAAATGAAGAATTACACTCCATGCCACAAATGCATCAATATACTAGCACTATTAGTGTGGTGGTGTTAACTTGGAATGAGGGTGATGTAAATGTTCAAACAGATGCAGGAGATCTAAATCAAGATGCAGGTTATGTTGATTTAGAAAGCAAGGGTGTTTTAGAGGTTATTGAGGATATTAAGAGGGTAATTTATACTACCCATAAAGTTAATAGATTTGGATATAGTGAAGGTGAAAAAAGAATTGCTATGTCTGCAGATATAGATTGGAACTTTGGCACAGTAGAAAGTCCTACTGTAACAAGCTTACAACCATTGTTGTTAAGTCCTTACATTGAGGCTAAACAATTAAACATTAATATTACCATTAGGGAAGGTAGAATATAAGGGGTTCAAAATGGCAACATTTGCAAGATTTTCATCAGGAGCTATAGGTTTAGGCTCAAGATTGTTCTTAGGGGAAGAAACTGCATGGGGAGATGCAGTTACAGAACTAAAAACATATAACATCTATAATCAACCTGGTCAAAGACCAGTAAAAACTACTACACCAATTGATGTTCCACAGCTTTATCCATCAATGTTGAGAAGAAAACCCATTAAGAGTTCAGTATCTGTAGAGGGTTCCTATACTTTCTCTTTACCTAAAACGAATATAGCTGATTTTCTTACTTTAATTTTAGGTGATGATGATGGAACAGGTGGAGTTTATGCCTTGAAGCCTTATAACACTAATAGTTGGACTATAATTCAAACAATTGGTGATACTAGGATTGCTAGATATACTGGAATGAAAGCTCAATCCATGACTTTAAATATTACAGCAGATGCTGTAGCTTCTTTTGATGTTGCTTTCTTAGGTAAAGATGAAGAGGTAGATACACCACTTAATGCAAATGGAGATGGTTCTAGTACTGGTTGGTTTACATTTGGTGGTGCTTATGCAGCACCTTTTGCATTAACAGATGGAAAAATATCTGGTTGGGCCAATAATGATTTTAGAACTGGATTAGATGAATTTGATGCTGCTGGTGCAGCAGGTACAGATAGTGTTTTTGCTACATATGACAACTTTGTAGATTATTTCCCATCTTGGAGTGCTACTTTAAGGGTACAAAAATTAGGTTCGCCTAATACAAATGTTGCTGGTAGTGCTTTATCAACTACGCCTATTGATGAAGACAACACTATTGTTCCATTTTCAGATCTAAGTCTAACTGTTAATAATGCATTAGAGTTTCCCACTTACATCAATGGAACCATTAACAGGAATGAACCTGTTCAAACTAGCTATAAAGAAGTAACTGGCACAATGACAGTTCCATTCAATGAATTCACTGAAAAATTTATTGAAGATGGGATCTTTAAACAGGAAAATTATATAGCTACTATCAGTTTTACTGATCCAGATGGTGGCTCTAGTGCTGTAGAATTTAAACTACCAAACTTCTGTGTTACAGGGGATGGTGGTTTACCAGATATTCCAGAAGGTGAGGTTACTTTACCATTGTCTTTTGGTGCTTATGCAGCTTTAGATAATAATGATACTAGTTTTGCTGATGGTAATCCTGAAGGAACAGAAGCTCCTTTAGTAGTTACAGTTACTGCTTAATGGCTATATATGATCTAAGAGAAGACCCTTCAAGTCTTCTCAGTGGAATTAATTCAAGATTGTTCGTTAGAGAAGAGGACGTATATGGAGAACCATATGTTAATGGACTCATCTTTGAGGATTATTATCTTGGATTAATTCCTGGATCAGTTATCACTAAAGAGCAATCTTTAATAGAAATAGATTCTTTTACTGGAGAAAAAAGTTATTTCCCTCATCAGTTTGGTAAAAAAACTACTGGTGGGGTTTATGGGTTTCACCTTAATTGTCAAACTCTTGATAAACTATTTCTTCATGCATTAGGTGAACAAAATAGTAAAGTTTTAGATTTCAGTGTAGATAGAAAAGAATTCTTAGACTATGGTTTGGGTTTTTTACAAGTAGTAGATAGTAGTACAGAAGATCAAGGATATGTTAGTTATTTTTCTGGAAATAGAATCTCAAGTCTCACCATAGTATGTGCTGGTAATGAAACATTAATAAATGTTTTATTTACTTTTGTAGGTAATGATGCTCAGTTTTTTAATAAGAGTGAAGTAATAATCCCTAATGATGCTACTAAGATAGTTGAAAATGTGTTTCCATCTTGGAATTCTCAATTATCTTTAACTAAGATTCCTAATGGGGATAGTTTTATTTTGGCTTTTAAAGATCTTGAAATAACAATAGAAAACAATCCCATAATTCCTGATTATTTTGATGGTGGGGATACAATAAGAGAAATACAATTAGGAAGAAGAAGAGTATCAGGAAGATTTACATTACCATTATCTTCTAAAAATTCTACTCAAAACACTATTAGGTTTATTAATGATTATTTTAATAAATCAAATTTCTTGATGCATTTTACTTGTTATCATGAGGGATATGAGAAAGGATCTACAGATCCTTTAACTGGTGATGTAGTTCATATTACACTCCCCAATGTAGTTTTTTCAGCAGATACTACACCTAAAAATATGGATTATGGAATATTAGGTTTTGATGTTGAATTTATAGCATACCCACTACAACAAGGTGAGTCAGAAATCGAATATGATTTAATTCCATATACTGGAGTATAAGTATGTATTTAACAGGCACTAATCATAGACTCTACATAGGAGAAGAAGCAACTTGGGCTGAAATGCCAACTAAAACAGGGGGTGTATATGCATCTGTGGACTTTAGTAGCGTATTTAAGCATCCCACTCTTTTTATTAACCCAGGATCAAGACCTGCAATGCAATCCTCTATTTTAGAAGCAGAATCTTTGGGTTTTACTATTAGTGCTGGAGAATCAAAAACTTCTGTAGCTGGTGGATTTTCTTTTTATCTCCCTAGTTTTAAAAATCAAACTACAGTGGGTATGATGATTTTAATTAAACACCTAATGGGAAGATTAGATTATCCAACTGGAAGTACTGGTAATTTACAATCATATGTTCCAGAAGATAATAAAAAATATGAGTGTAAATTAACCACTGGTGATGATGCTATAGATTATTTTGAAACTAGTGGAAATCAAGAGAAAAATTCTAGCCTTACTATGTTGTCATGTTTGAACCAAGACAAACAAATATACTTATACAGGGGCGTTAAAGTTACAGGAATGACCATTAGTGCTCCAGATTCTAATTCAGTCATCTCTGTAGATTTTACTTTTTTAGCTAAAGAAGTCTTAAAATGTAAAACAAATACTAATTCTACATTAACTTTTGAAGATGACACTTCTTTTACTGGTTTTAACCCTACAGATATTGCTCCATCAGGATTTATTGCAGCCACTACTGGACAGATAGCAAGTTTTTACTATGGTGCTGCTGCTGATGATCAGTCTACTTATCCCTCATTTAATGATGTAGCCAATACTTGGGGTGTTGGTAAGCCAAATGGTGCAGATAAACCCTTTACTGGATTTAGTTTGAGCATTCAAAAACCAATGGATATGATACCATTGTTTGGTGGATCTAAAGTTACTTATACAAATGGAGTCATTGATTTACCAACTAAAAAAGATCAAAATATCATTAGTGTTCCACCAGGAATGTCTGGAAGTAAGACAGTTACTGGTTCTTTCTCTGTTCCACTACAGACTTTTGATTCTTCTATTTTTATTGGTGAGGACAATAATTATTTAAGTTTATTTAGAAAAATAATTACGAAAGAAGTTGAACCAGTAGGTAATGAAAAATTGAGCTTTAAGTTTGGGGATAGTACAACATCTACTTTTGAGTTTGAATTTAAAAACATAAGGTTTGCAGGTGTAGACTTCACTGATATAGGTGAAGATGTAATTGACATACCTATTGAATTCTCAGCTTTACCTGTAGCTAATGAACATACAATTAATTCTTTAGAGAATTGTCAGATTAACATTACCATTTAGGAGATAATCATGGCTATAACAGGTGCTGGTGCAGCATATATTTATATTAGAGAAGAAGGATTTAAAAAAACTGATAGTACTTCTATAGATGGTTATGGCTATGGTATGATGAAGCCAGATGGAGTAACTTCATATTTTAAAGAAGATAAACTTACAGGGTTTTTTGAACAACAAACAGCATTAAGTGATGACAGTATTCCTGTTTTAACAGATTTAGATGACAATAAAACCCCTGTTGTTGATGCAATGATTAGTGCTGGTACAATGCCTAGTAAAACTCATCAAAGATTTCACCCCAGGTCTTTAGGCTATAGATATGATATGAATAAAAGTTATATGTCTAAACATACAGTAGAGGGTGGATATAACTTTTATGTCAGTCAAGCACCATTTTTCAAAGAATTGTTTAACTTAGTCTACCCTGATAATGTTAATGAAGAATTGAAGTCATATGCTATATTTCACCCATTAGAAAAAATTGGTGAAGATGATGCTAAGGGTTATGTTTTTACAGGCATGATGGCTAATCAATTTAATTTTAACATACCAAATCAAGATGCTTTTCCAGATGCATCTATCAGTTTTATGGGTCAAGATGCTATTGTCTATACTAATGTCACCAGCGTTAGTACAGACATTACTGACGAAGAGAGGCTATCTAAAAGAGAATTTAATCCAGGCACACCACTAGTAGCATGGAATTCTTTAATCACAATACAAGAAGTTGCAAGAGGAGTGATAGGAACTCCTGCTTCTGGAGACTATAATCCTGATACTGAAGAAGGAACTCCTGCTTCTACAGACTATAATACTGATGGTGAATTACCATTTAGTAATAACAATTTTTTACCAGAACTTCCATTTGATATATTTGATTTTACTTTAAATGTAAATAACAATTTGATAGTTCCAGATTATTTAGATAACAGTCAATTTAGACAAAGACCAATTTCTGGAGTTAGAGAAATAACTGGAAGTTTTACTTTGGGATTGGATTTAGACTCAGTTGCAAGTCTTGTAAAAAATGATGTACTAGATGGATCTCAAGAACTTAATGTTCAATATATGCTTGAGAAATATTTATTTAGTTCTGATCTTGACAATACTCAAAAAAGAATTAAAGTAAGACTATATGAAGGAAGTGGAGATAATTTACAGATGGTTGATTTAACTTTAAATAATGTTATTTTTGAACAAGGTGGAACGCCATCAGATTTAAATATAAATTATTTAAGGGTTCCTATGACCTATAGGGCTATATCTAGAAAGCTTGATGAACCAGAAATTAGTTTAAGTCTCACTCAATAATGATTTTTATAGATACAGTGTTGCCTAAGACTTTAAAACATGCAACACCCACTAACTACTTTTCTTTAGGGGAATCTAAAACTATAGGTAAGTTTTTTGTGAGAACTGAAGACTTAAATAAAGTTTTTAATTTTTCTAATGAGAATAATGTGCCATCAAGTGTGGGAAATTATATCTCAAATGATGAATTCAATAATATTGTTTATTTTATTGATGAAGTAGATGAACATCTTAACATCAATGTTGAGACATTTAGATATGGATCAGCAACTGAAAATTTAGAAATATACCCATTGTCTGATGATAGGATTACTCTTTCAGCAATGAACAATAATATGCCTATAGGCATGAGAGTTAATAAAACATTTCCTGGAAAGAAGGGCTACACCTTATATGATGGAACTTATGTTAGCTATACACCCAATCAAAAACATATCGTTGCTTTCAGTTTTGATTTCTTGCCAGAATCAACCTATGATAAGTTAATTGGATTAGTAGACAAGGAAGTAGTTATTTCTCCAGAGCCTATTTCAACCCCAAAAGTCTCACCTTTTGAAGGTCAATCGTTTGTTTGTCAATTGCAGAACAATAATTTAGAGTTTGATTACACTATTCCAGTTAAAGGAGCAGGTTATAAAGGAACTCTAACATTTTTAGAATCTTAGCCAAAAAAAAGGAGTCATTTTATGGCAAGAAGAGGAAGACCCCCCAAAAACCCTGTAGAGGGGGTTGTTAATGAAGAAGTAGTGCCAGAGGCTACTGAAGAAGAAGAAGTTACACCAGAAGAAGATTTAACCCCTTCTGAAGAGACTGAAGAAGAAACACCAGTTGAAGATAAACCAGCACCTCTAGCTAGTAGAGATGCACTTATTAAGAAAAGATATAGAGAAGGTGTAGTTACTACTAGCATGGATCGTTCTTTTGAAATAAAATCAATAGATCCTAAAACAATGTTGTTAACTAGAGGTACAGCATTCTTACCAGCATTTAACGATTTTTTGGTAGACCCTAATCCTCAAGCTATTGGAAATCCAGAAATACAAAGTTTTGTTAAAGACATAGTATGTAAGGCAGTAACGTCTATTAATTTTGTAGATAAGGAATTAGAAAATTGTACTGAAGAAGAAACACCAGTTGAAGTATTAGATATTGATGAACAAGTGGAAATATTTGGTGCTGTTATGGAACTCTGCTCTACAGAGGAGGAGAGAGAGGAATGGTCGTTTTTTCCTGGCAGGATTGAAGAAACCACAGATGATCAATTGCCTGATAGAGATTGATGTAATAGCTAGAAGATATAATCTTAATCCAGTTGATCTATTATTTACTGATTGTGAAAATGAATTTCTCAGATTGGCCTATATTAGGAAAATTGCAGAAATTGGAATAGAACAAGAAAACAAAGCTTATGAACAAGCACAAAGAAATGCCCCATCTTCCTAGTGGGGCATTTTTTGTAGGAGAATAAAATGGCTGGAGCATCTATAGACATTGGCGTAGTAATGCATGGTTTTGGATTCGCTAATGAATCCTTGGGAATATTGCGCCAAAGTTTTGAAAGAGTTGCTGCATCTACAGATAATTTAGAAGCTTCTGCTAAAAGATTTTCTGCTACACAAGGTAATATATCTAGATTATCCAGTAATTTAAATAGTACATTACAAAATTCGACTAGTACTATTCAGGATTTTAACGATAAGATAAATAAATCTGATCATTTTTTTGATAACTTAACTGAAGCTGTAGCTAGAGGAGAGCAGGAACAGGCTGATTATGAGAGAACCTTAAGGGAAGTAAATAAATCTTTACTTGACTTAGGGGTGACATTTTCAACCATTGCTGGTACTCATTTAAGGGCATTAACTCAAGCATTACTTCAATCTTCCATACAAATGGAACAGTTTCAATTAATGCTTAGAGCTACTGGTGGCAGTGCTGATATAGCTGCATCTCAGATGCAGAGGTTAATTAAAATGGCAGATGCTCCTGGGTTGGAATTCCAGGGGTTAGTTCAAGGGGTTGCTTCATTACAGGCTACAGGTGTTAGTGCAGAACTAGCTGAAAAATCTGTATCTGAAATTGGTAACGCTTTAGCAGCAATAGGTGCTCCAGCATCAGAATTATCAGGAGTAGTAAGAGCCTTTAGTCAAATACAAGCTAAAGGTAGGGTATATGCTGAAGAAGTTCAACAAATTGCTGAACGTATGCCTCAAATTAGAACTATATTACAGGATACTTTTGGTACAGGTAGAACAGAAGAAATCCAAAGAATGGGTTTATCAGCCAATGAATTTTTAGAGTTATTGGTTGATGGTATGAGTAATTTGAGTCGTGTAGGAGAAACTACACAAAACACAATAAAGAATTTTAATAATCAATTGTTCTTGCTAGGTTCAGAATTAGGAGAGGTAATTTTACCAGTATTTAGTGATTTAGTGAAGGGGTTAACTAATACTGTTAAGTGGTTTAGAGAATTACCCAAGGGAATTAAATCTACTATAGCATGGGTTACCTCTATTAGTGGAATTGTTCTTACATTTTCAGCTATTTTAGGAACTGTTGTAACGACAATTGGATTTTTAATTCAGGGATTAAAACAATATTCAATTGCAAGTGCTACTGCTGCAGCAGCAGCAAATGTTCAAGCAGCAGCAGTAGGGGTTTTAAATTCACAATTAGCTCTTCAAAATGCTTTATCAAGGGGGTCAAAAACGCCTATAATTGATTCACGTTTTGGTGATGTTTCTAAGGCTAATCAAGAACTGCAAAAGATGCAAGGTAATTTGAATAAGGTTACAGCATCTACTACAGCAGTTAGTGTAGCAAGTGGATTTTGGTCTAAAATCATACCTATTTTAACTAAAGCTGCTAAGATATTTGGACTTTTTGCAGTAGTAGCAACTGTTGCATATACAGCTATATCTAAGATGCTAAAAATAACTAGAGATTCTTATCATTCTCTTAATGACTTGAGTAGGGGAATAGATTCTGTTGGGAATAAAACTTTTGATGTTTTAAACGCTCAATATAAAAAAGATGGGTTTTTAGATGCCATTAATAATAGGAATGAAGCCTTAAGAGAAGAATTAAAACTTTTAGACGAAACTAAAAATAAATCTTTTGGATCTATGAGGTTCAAAGGTTTAACTCAGGAATCTGAAGAAACTACAGAGTTATTTGAAGAAAAGTTAAGAAAAAGAGGAATAAGGTCAGAAATAGACTTGTCTACAGGACAAAGAAGATATCAGCAAAAAATCACTCCTACTTGGCAATATTTAGGATCTAGGATTGCTTCTCCTATGGCAAGTGAGAATCCAATTATTGGTTTAAAGTGGTGGACTAATCTTTTTACTAAAAAGTTATTACAGCCTAAAGTTGATAAGCAACCAGATGGTTATTTAAAAGAGCAAGGACAGAATATTCTTAAAAACCAATATGACCAGGCAGATCAAGAATATGTGGATGCATTAAGAAATAAAGATCCAAATTTTAAAGCAATAGTTATAGAAGTTCCAGCACCTATTCTAACTTATGCAGAAGATACTGTAGGTGGGGGTAGAACTCATAAGTTTAAATTAGATACTATAAAAAAGTTTAGAGAAACCATGTCTGAAGGAATGGATATGGTAAATAGATTTGTTAAAGATGAGTTTGGAAAATCTAAATCATTTTTAAGTACAGATTTAAGTGGGGTAGATTTCAATGTTGATGTAGGTCTTTTAACTGTTGATCAAGCTAAATTGTTGGCAGAGTCTGTTCAAAAAAGCGTAAAACAAAGACAAGAAGTTTCTAAAAAATTAGGGGAAATAAAAGTTGATAGGCAAGGTGGGTTGGTTGACAACAGATCAATAGCTTTTTTAAGTACTTTAAGGGCTAATTTAGAAGAACGTGTTGTAGATGAAGAGGGTAATTTAGGTATTGTTTTTGTAGAAAGAGATAAAATAATAAAAGCTGTTGAAACTATAAAACAGCAAGCCAATAGACAGCAGGGAATTATAGCAGAGCTTTTTAGTAGTAGAAATGAATTTGGGGGTCTTGAAAAAGAGATTGAACACTCTATAAAAAACTCTGACTTCCAAAAGGCATTTAAAGAACTCTTTAAGATAGAAAAAGCTACAGAAGATGATAATTCTTTATTAGGGTTTGTTTTTACATTTATTGAGAATATTGATGGTAAGCAAGTGGTGCTTAGGAAATCTCCAGAAGAATTTTTACAATTATTAAATACAAAAATAGAACAGTTAGAGAGGTCTTCAAAACCTGAAGACCAAAGAAATAAACGTGGATTTATACAAGTTAGAAATAAAATTAATTTTTATATAGAAAAATTTCAACAAAGTTATTCTCAAAATGTTGAAGCCACCACTGCTTCACTTCTTCAAACTTTATTTATATTAGACTCATTAGGTTTAGATTGGGCAGAAAAAGCTGAAATGTTAGCTGCTGGAGCAGAAAAAAAGACTTCTCCAGATTATATCACTAAAGCTGGACTTAGATTAAAAGATTTTATAGATGCTGTTGAACTACAGGTTGATCAATTAAACAATTCTTTTAATGTTACAGGTTTAAAAATAGGTACTACAGAAGTACCTACTGTAGCAAGTTTACTTGAAAGTGGAGCTTCTTTTGATCAGATTGATTTAGCTAGAGAATTAGCGCAACAAGAGCAAGCTATTCAAACTAAGGAGTTAGAAGAGAAGGGTAAGATTGCGAAAGCTTTAGCTGAAATATTAAATGGTGCTAGACAAGATCCACTTTTAAGTCCTGTTGTTAGATATTTATCAGAAAGATTGTTCCCAAAAGATGTTCCTCAACTTAATTTAATGAATCAAGAGAATTTAAAAGCAGTTAGAGATGTATTAAAAGCATGGACAGGTGGTCAATTTGTTACTAGTGATACAACTCCAGATAATATAAATACATATCAATCTAATCTTACTAAGTTGTTTGGAGATGATGGATTTGAATATACAACAGATCAGTTTATAGATGATTTTTTTAAAAAACCTGAAGAAAAAGGTAAAGGTAGAGACATACCATTAGCTGGAACACTTATAAAAAGATTTGAAGCTGCCATAAATTTATTCCCTTATACACAGTTATTAAGATTAGATAATCAAAAGAAAAATATTTTTAAGGAAGGATTAAAAAAATCAGCGATTGAACTAGAAGAAGCTCAAGTAAGTTTTGATGAACAAAGAGCTAATGTGATGTTAATGGGTCATGCTGAAATTAGAAGAAATTTTGAAATAGATAAAGCTTTATCTGAAGAGATGAAGGATTATAGGCAACAACAGTTTTTAATATCTAAAGGTGCTGGAACAACTGTTCAGGATATAGATCCAAATAAGCTATCTAACACAGAAAGAAGAGAGTATGATTTAATAGAGAAGAAAGCAAGAATTGAGCAAAAACAGATTGCTGAGAAAAAAAGAAGATTTGAGATAGATGTTAAGAATGGCCTAGAGTTGGCAAGGATTGGTAGAGAAGAAGAAATATCTCAAGAGAAGAATAGACTCTATTATGAAGATGAAAGAAATAATTTAGAGATAATAGAGCATCAGAGAAATAAAATAATAGAAACCATTAAGTTAGAGATAGAAGAAAAAAGAGCATCATTACAATTATCCATTGCTACTATTCAAGCACAGTTGAATTCTTTGGATTTAAGCGTAGAGGATAGATTAGAAAAAGAAAGACAAATTGAAAATTTACAAAAACTATTTGTGCTCACAGGGCAAGAACTTAGGATTAGACTAAGTGGAGAAAGAATTTCTTATCAACTTAAGTTAAGGGAGTTTGAACTAGAGGAGAAAAGATTAAAGCAAGCCATTAAGTTTAGAAATGAAACTGAAAAAATAAACACTATATATGAGGGAATGGATTCAGGAGAATTTGTTCCATTTCCAACATTAACAATACCTAAAATTAATTTTGATATTGATTCGTTTGATTCAAAATTATCATTGTGGTTTCGTCAAGATTTAAATAATCTTGACGAAGGATTAGATGAAGTCATAGAAAAAGAGAGAAAAGTTAAAACAACTATAGAGGGGTTGAACACACAAGAAATACAGAAATCAGTATTAAAGATATCCCAAAGTGCACAGGATGGTATAGATAAAGTTCTTAACAGAGATAATTTAGTCAATTTCTTAGTGGATTTAATACCAGTTAGTAGCATACATCCTGAAAGATCTATGGAGAAAGTTTGGCAAAATATGGTGGATAATTTCAAAAAAACAACTTTGAAAAGTATTGGTGATGAAACTAATACTTTCGCATCTATAAGTGATTTAGTAGATTATACTTTCAGCAATAAAGATAGAAAATATATAGATAATTATGTGGCTGAATTATTATCATTTGTAGAGCAAGCAGGTGAAAGTTTTAATGTTAAACCTGATGCAACCAAATTTGTATCTAAAGGAATCAAAAGTAAATTAGACAATTTATTTAATCTTAACAACATTTACTCACAAAATGTAGATCTGAAAGATTTTATAAGTGGAAAACCAATAAAAAATAGTGTTCCTACTGATGGTTTAAGAAGTGCTTTAATCTATGCCCTATCCATTTCATTGGAAGACTTAGATTTACCAAGTGAAAGAGATTTGTCCAAATACGCTGGAGTTACTTCTACTAGTTCTGAAGATTATGTAGAAAGTTACAGAAAAAAACTTGAACCAGTTGTAGATCAACTAATCCCATATATTCAACAATCCCTTGGTGGAATAAATATTAATGACATTTTAGCTTCAACATTACAAGGAATGTCCAGCTTAGAAACAGCGATATCTAATGTTAACCAAAAATTTAAAAAAATAAAAATTGACGATAAACAAAGAGAATTTGATGATTTTCATACTACGTTGACAAAAATAACAGATAGTTCAACTGGATTAGAATTTATGAAAAACTATTCTACACCTGTTAAAAAACAACTATCTGATGCTATTGATGATCTTTCATATACTGATGTTAAGGTAGAACTTGTAGAAATAAAAAAAGAGCTAGATTCTATACACGATAGAGTTGTAAATATAGCAGATGTTAAACTTAATGAAGATTGGAAAACTACAATATCAAATTATAATAAAAATTTAGAATCACATTTAAACTCTATATTAAAAGCTCCAAGTAGAGAAACATTTTATTCTGCAGAAGATGGTGTGGAAAGAAGTTTATTAAATTTAAGAGCAGAATATAACAATACTTTTGCAAATTTACAAATGGACTATGATGATGCTATATCTGCAGGAGATGATTCAGCTAAAAAACGTGCTATCTATAATTTAGAGCAAGCTAAACAACAGTTTTCTTCTGGAATATCTTCATTAAAATCTCAAACCAATCAAGCTAATTTGCAATTTGAGCAAACTTTTAATGAACAGCAAATTAGAATAAACAATATAAATGAGATGAAAAGTCGTAGTGACTATACATCGTTGTTTGATTTTAAACAAAGAATTGACCTAGAAGACAGAGCATTAAAAGATAGTTATAGACTTCAAATTCAACTACTAGAAGAAAAAGCAAAAAAACAAAAAGGAAATGAGACTGAACTATTAGCAATATCTCAACAAAGAACATTATTAGAACAACAATTACAGGCTGATTTAATTAGGGCATATAGAAATCATTGGAAAGAAACAATAACTATTGCTAAAGATGGGTTTGTCTCTTTATGGGATAATGCTAAGTCCTATAAAGAGAGTAGAGAAGATGAACTGGACGATTATAAAGATAAAATAGAAGATATTAATAAAGATTTGAATGATTCCTTAAGTGATTTGGCTAGTGATTCTAATAAAACATTTAGGGAAAAAGAAGAAGAAAGACTTAAAATTGCTAAAGATTATAGTAAGAGAAGAGAAGATATAGAAAAAGAACATAATGACACAATGAAAGATCTGAGGAATGAGTTTTGGAAAGATCTTTTATCGTCTGCTAGAAGAAATATTTCAGAACGTTTAGCAAATAAAACTATAGATTGGACTATAGAGAAATTTACTTTCAATGATAAAGAAAGTATTGATAAATTATTTGAAGGTATAGAAAGACAAAAACTTCCAGGTGAATTACAACAACAATATGACGAATTAGTAGAAAGTAGAAAGTCAATTGCTGATACATTTGAAAATTCAGGTGGAATTTTTGAATCACTTAAGAGAAATTTTTTCTCTAGCGAAGATTCTACAGTTGAAAATGGAAATGAAACAACAGCAAATGAAAAAACAGTTGAAAAACAAACTAAGAACTTTGTAGAGGCTGTAAGTAATCTTAAGACATCTAGTGTTAACACTATGCATGTTGCCACTATGTCTGTGAAAAATATAGAAGGATTGGTTGGTAATAACCAAAGAACTCAAAAGATAGAAGACGAATCAAAATTAATAAATAGTCTACCACCTACTGCAGAACCAATATTGCCAACAACTGATGTTCCAACTATAAATAATGGTTCTAATAATGATTCCTCTAGTGAAGAAACAAAGACAGAAAGCACTTCAGGTCGTTTAGCTGATGCTTTTAAGCATATGAACCCTGCAGAGGCTAATCCATATGCTTTAATGGCAATGCATCTTGGAACCACTTATGCTAGTGATAGGATGTTAGAGAAACAAGAAACTACTAAAGAAAGAGAAAAATATGCCAAATTACAGTTTGCAGCAGGTGCAACACTTGCCACTATAGGATCAGCATTAGCATTTTTTGATCCCACTAAAAAAATTGCACCATATTTAGTAGGTCAGGGTCTTAGTATGTCAACTAACAGCATGAAAGAAACAGGATGGTTTGATACCAGGGATAATGATATTATCTTACAGAGTATGGCAAGAAGGGCAGGACATACTCAACGTTCAGCAGAAGATATGTCTAGGTTAGTTGTAGATGGATTTAAAGAAGGTTATGAACAGCAACAAGATGGTTCTGGTAATGTTGAAGTTAATGTTTCAGGTCACTTTGAATTAGGTCAAAGGGAACTTCAATATATAGCAGATGAAACTCACATAATGAGAAAAAGAGGGGTCATAGGATAATGAATTTAGGGAAACTAGCAGACAGATTGTCAGATGTGGTCATAGATAAAGTCTCTGAAGAGGGAGAAGACCTGGTAGATAAGATCATCAATAAATTAATGGATGAGAGTGATGAGTTTTTAGATTTGATTGTTGATAGAATAATAGATAAAATAATAGAGTCTTTAGGTAAATCTAGTAGTGGAGACTCAGTATGATGAATGATCTAGACGACTTAAAGCTATCAATGGTCGAAGTTAAGACAGAAATGAAGGTAGCTTTTAAGATCTTAAATGAACTTAAGAATACTGCAGAAGAAATTAAAGACAATCATTTATTTCACATGAATACAGCAATTCAAGAACTTCAAACCAAAATGAGAATTATTGGAGCACTTTCTATTGGATCAGTTGGAATTATAGCTACACTTCTTGGTGTCATTTTAACAAAGATTTGGAAATAGCAATTATATTATTTTGAATTGCACAAGCCCTTAAGATTTATTTTAAGGGCTTTTTTATTATGAATCATATAATTTTCTCTAAAAAGAACTTAGTTCCCTATACATATGCTTTCCTTAAGCCTGGTATAAGGTTTTCCCCATCCTATAAGTCTTCTACTTTTGTTAATTATATTAAGTTTAGTAGATCTGATAATCCTACAAAGAAAAATTATAGAGTTACTGTCAATAGTATAGTTGAAGAAGACAATAAATGTTTTGTGAAGATAGAGTCTAAAAACTATCATGAAGAAGATAATACATATAGTGATCTACAGGGAAATTATGAATTAACATTAGACACAATTACAAAAGTATCTCCAGATGATGCAGAAAATATTTATCCTCAAATTGAATTTAAAAATTTGGATTTAACCATTGGTGATGAATGGATATTCTGCGATATAGAAGATTATGATCTCACAGATTATTTGGTTAGTTGTAGTTCAATTAATTTTCAAGGTAGTGGGAACATAGATCAATATACATATTTAGGGAATTCTTTATCTTTAGAGGTTTTAAAAAGTAGAAATAAAGATCGTTTGTTTGAACCAGGATATGAAAAAAATATTTTTAAATTATGGAATTATGAGTATCTAGGATATTTATCTGTTTTTGAGATACAAACAGGATTTAAAGAAGAAGATAAAGAAGTCTTAACATCCAGTTTTTCAGGTTATTTGGAAGAAATAAGTGAGAGATCTAATACAGTTAGTATTACACTTGGTGATGGGATTTATCTCACTAAGGAATTATATGCACATAATGTGGGAATTGTTATTAAGAGAAGAGATTTAAGACAATTAGGTAGAACTTCTCAATTACTTAAAGAGAACGATATGGACGAAGTGGGTGAAATTTTTAATAACATATATAACCCACCAAATGAAATTAATTTTGAAACTTTTTATAAACCTATAGTTAAAGACTACAATAATCAAAAATTAGAGATAGAGTATAAAACAGAAAATAACAAAATAAAAGATTATAAGATTGTAGAAATTAAGGATTATATAAATAGAGTTGGAGATTTAGAGTCTACTAATGCATTGTTAGATCATGATAATGGAATTATAGAGTTTGAAGAAGCACCTTTAGATTCTGAATATGATGATATTTATTTCACATTTAAACATGCACATATGTGGAAACATCCTTCTTTTTTAGCACAGGAGTTATTTAAATCTATTGGATATGATACTAATGATGAAGATTTCAATCAAGAGCCTATTTTATCCAATAAAGGTTTAGTCTTTAACAATCAGGGTAGAGTCTTAACAAGCAGTGAAGATAGAAGTTCTGAAATAAACTATTCAATAGGATATAGGGAAGGTTTATTTTATTTTGCTGTGGGTAATAGAATAGTTATAAAAGATGAAAATCAAGGTAGTGAAACTATACTTAATGACATTTATACAGATGTTGGAACTGCAATAGGTGAATGGTGTGTTTATAAGATTCTTGTAAAAGATAATGATTTAGTTTTCTTCATTTCTAAACAACACCTAATCAAAAGAGATAATCAAGCAGTTTTATATCCAGACCAAAGATATGGGAGTAAAGTAAAAGTATATAGATTAAAACTAGATAATGATGGTTATCCATTAGTTACGAATGGTTCTATAAGTTTAATTAAGATTTTTGAAACTCCATCTGATTCTTCACAAACCATGTCTTTAGATTTTGGAAACAACTATAAATCAAAGATTACCATTGAGTATGGATACACTCTAATGGGAACCCCTGAGAATAAAGATTATTCTAATAAAGCATTTAT